TTGAAGTAAATCCAGCAACTGAAGCTACTTCAACTTCCATTTTGTCTGCTTTAGGTAATTTTAATTTTAGTGGTGGTTCTCTTGTAGTTACAACCAGCGGAGTTGTTGGCATCCCTATAAATAAATATGCAGAGAATACAGCAGTTCCTGCAGGTATTTTAACAACTATTTTAAGTTATACAGTTCCTGCTGGAAAAACTTTAAGTATTACTGGAGCTTATGGTTGGGGTTGTTATAACGGTGAGTATTTGATCCAAGTTGATGGGGTAACTGTAGGTGGTGGATGGACTTCAGCAGCAGATATAAATTTTCATGTTAATTATGAAGATGCTCCTGTTCCAGCTACAGCAGGACAAGTTGTTACAATTTGTGTTACGATGTATAGTAATCACACAGAAGATTTTAAAGCCAATTTACTTGGCACTTTAAATTAATGAAAGAAAAGGAGAATTACCATGTCAGATTTAGGACCTAGCCAAGATTTGAATCGAAAGAGATTGCAGGTGCATGTCACAGAGATGAAACTTCAGTTAGAGAGATTTGATCTTCGCAAAATGGAAGTAGCAGATGAATTGCGAAAAATTGAAGAAAATATTGCAGCTGCTATGCTAGATATTAGTAAGACTCAGGAATCTATTGATAAACTTGGGAAATAAGAGTTTATGAAGACATATATAATTTATTTGGCTACAAGTCCCTCAAATAAAGTATATGTTGGAACTACTTCTAAAAGTCTTATTGAACGTAGTAAAGAACATATTTGGTTAGCTAAGGGTAAAAAACAGCGTATTTTTCAATCAGCTTTGCGAAAATATAACTATAATTTTAAATGGGAAGTGCTGGAAGAAAATTTAAATTTAAAGGAAGCAGAGCTTGCTGAAAAATATTACATAGCATTTTTTAATTCTACAGATAGAAATTTTGGTTATAATCTTTCTCCTGGTGGGTTTTCTGGCAATATTAGATCTAAGGAAGGAGAAGAAATCTGGAAACAGAAAATGCAAGAACATTGGGATGATCTTAAATTTCAAAAGAAATTATCAGAAGGACAGAAAAAGAGATTTGAAAATGAAAATCCTTGGAACAAGGGTAAGCAAGCATCTAAGAAAACCAAAGAAAAATTAAGGATTTCACATGTGGGAAAACAATCACGTTTAGGACATAAAATACAATTTTGTCCCAAAGGCCATGATACTTTTATTTGTGGTAGAGAAAAAAGTGGTGGGGGATGCAAACAATGTCGTAGAAAAGCTCCCATGATATAAAAAGATTTTCTAAGATATAAGAAAAATATTTTGTAAAGGAGAAAAATTATGTGTGCCGACTTCGATGCTCAGCTCCCAGTACGCAGTACAGCTTTAGAATTTACAACCGAGGTAGCTAACGCTGCTGGAACAACAATCAATCCAGCAGAGGATTATGCTCAGGGATCTACTACATCAGGAGAAAATGGTGTTCTAGATCAAGGCGCAGTAACTACAGCTGCTCCAACATATATTTCAGGAACTACAAATCCTCTATCATTGGATACAAGTGGAAATCTTCGTGTAACATTTGCTGGAAGTTCCGAGCAAAATGTTAACTTGAACCAAGTTGGTGGAGCAGCTATTGCTCTTGGGCAAACAACAATGTCTGCCTCAATTCCAGTTACCATTGCTTCTAACCAATCCACTCTAAATATAAATGAAGCACAGATAAATGGTGTTGCATTAGGATCTCCCTCTACATATGGCACTTCACCAGGAGCAGTATCCGTTCAAGGTGTAAATGCATATATTACCAATACAGTACCTGTTACTCTTACAAGTACAACCATTACAGGAACAGTAGCTGTCACACAATCTACTTCACCCTGGGTAGTTTCTTTAGCTTCTACAACCATTACTGGTACAGTAACAGCAGTAGGCAACCTTACCAATAATAACGCAGCTCCTGCTGCTAATAATATTGGTGTATTACCAGCCGTAGCTGCAGCTGCAGCTCCTACTTGGACAACTGGTGATCAGGTTCTGTTATCTGAGGATCTATCAGGTAACTTACGTGTAATCACTGGTTCAGGATCAACCACAGCCGTAACAGGAACAGTAGCCGTTACAGAATCAGGTACTTGGAATATTACTAATATTACAGGTACAATTAGTTTACCAACTGGTGCAGCAACAAGTGCATTACAAACAACAGGCAATACAAGTCTTGCAACTATTGCCACTAATATAACAGGACTAACTGTTGCTCAAGGTTCAACGACAGCGGGTGAAAATGGTCAGTTGACTTTAGGTGCAGTAACTACTGCTGCTCCCACTTATGTAACGGGAACTTCGAATGCATTATCATTGACAACTGCAGGAAGTTTGAGAACTCAAGATGCATCTGATGGTCCAGTTGCTGCTGGAACTGCAGCTCTATTTTCTCAATTAGTAGGTGCCCAGTATAATACAGTACTTCCTACATTAACAAATGGTCAACAGTCAGCATTACAGATGGATTCTAATGGTAGACTACTGGTTGATATTAGTTCATCTCCTGAGCAAAATGTTAACTTGAACCAAGTTGGTGGTGCAGCTATTGCACTTGGGCAAACAACAATGTCTGCCTCAATTCCAGTTACCATTGCTTCTAACCAGAGCGCAATTCCAGTTACTCTTACAAGCACAACCATTACAGGAACTGTAGCAGTAACACAAAGTACTAGCCCTTGGGTTGTTAGTGGGACTGTCACTACAACTCCTCCAGCAAATGCTTCGACAAACATTACACAATGGGATAGTGTAGCACTTGGTGCACCCTCAGCTTATGGTACTGCCCCAGGAGCTGTTACTGTTCCAGGTGTTAACGCATTTATTACAAATACAGTACCTGTTACAGGTACATTCTGGCAAGCCACTCAGCCAGTTAGTGGAACAGTAACTAGTAATCAGGGCACACCTAATACAGTAGCTAACTCTTGGCCTGTAGAAATAACAGATGGGACAAATGTACTTGGTACACCTGCCCATCCTGTTAATGTTACCTTCGCTAATGGTACTCCAGTTGTTACTTATGCTACAACAGCAGCAGTTGCTTCAAATGCTTCCGCTACACAATCAGTTGCAGGTCCAATTAACTTAGACCAAGTGCATGTTTCAGCATCAGGTGAAGTTAAGGTCGTAATTGCTATCGGAGTAACTGGTAGTGAGGCTACAAAATGGGTTGGTTTTACAAGTGCAGCAGACAAGAACTTTGACTGGGTATTGCCAGAGACATATGTTATCCCTTCAGGTTCAGATGTTAAGATTACCATTACAAATAAAGATACTGCAGCTATGGATATCTATAGCTCGGTTATTAATCACTAAAGTTGAATCTCTAATAAGCAGTGGGTATCTAAAAAATATCCACTGCATGTTTAGGGATTTATAAGATAATTTAAAGGAAAGAAAATGGCTGATTTACCTATTGCAGAAGATAATGGTCAGATGCCTGTTACTATTAACGATCCTACAACGGTTCTTAATAGTGCTAATGTTAAAGCTGCATCAACTGCCTCAGTTGCAGCAGATAATTCATTAGTAGTCGCTCTTTCCCCAAATTCTCCAGTTCCCACTGGAACTAATAATATTGGTGTAACTGGTGTAGCACAAGCTTCTGCTACAGCAGGAGAGCATGGTGATTTAGTACAAGGAGCTGTAACTACAGCAGCACCAGCGTATACAACAGGTCAAACAAGTCCTTTGTCGTTAGATACAAGTGGTAATTTACGTGTAACATTTGCAGCGTCTGGTGAGCAGAATGTAAATATCAATCAAATAGATGGTGTTGCTGCAGTAGTTGCATCAGCTGGTGTTCTAAAGGTTGGTATCGTAGGTAATACAGGTGCAGCTATTGATGCAGCATCTACACAGAATGTAGCTACTCCAGCTAACGGCATTTTAACACTTGCAGAATTTAATACAACACCAACTACAATCACATCAGGTAATTCGTCCCCATTACAATTAACTTCAGCTGCTCGTTTAATTGTTGATGGAAGTCAAGTCACACAACCTGTATCAGGAACTTTTTGGCAAACTACACAGCCAGTCTCTCTTTCTTCGACTACAATTACTGGTACAGTAGCAGTTACTCAAAGTACCAGCCCATGGGTTGTTAGCCTTACAAGTACCACACTTACAGGTACATCAACGGTTGCAGGAAATCTTACAAATAATAATGCAGCTCCTATCGCTGATAACTTAGGTGTGCTCTCCGCATTGGCTAATGCAGCTCATCCAACATGGACAGAAGGTGATCAAGTCCTGTTATCTGAGAATTTAACTGGAGATTTAAGGGTAATTTCTAAAACTGAGGATGGTATTGGTAATGCTATTACATCAACATCTATTAATAGTAAAATAGCTCTTGATGTTACACAAGCAGCACCTGGATTGGATCGTATTGGTACAGGAACTCTAACCGCTTTAAATAGTGCAGTTACTGCTAATACGCAAGGCTGCTCAATGGTTACATTCTATGTTTCTGGTACATTTGCTTTAACTTATCTTTGGGAAGGAACTGCTGACGGGACTAATTGGGTATCTGTATTTGCCTATGACGTTTCATTTGGTACTGTTCAGGGATCTAATAATGCCCCCAATGTAATGTATTCAGTGGCTTGTGGTAGTTTCGAACAAGTACGAATGAGGGCATCTGCCTATACTTCTGGCACTGCTACTGTTACTTGGGATTCAAGTCAAGGTACAAATGTAGACCATCTGATAACAAATGATACAAATCCCATCAGTCAATCCATAACTGTACAAGATACAGCAACTACATCATACGTTGGGGCGAATGGACAAGTAATTTACAATGGTACTCCAGCCCCTACTGCAGGTTCAGTAAACTCCTACAGTCTAATATCAATTCAAACGATTACTCTTGAAGTGACTGGAGTATGGACTGGAACTTTGCAGACCGAAATAAGCATGGACAATGGTGGAAGTTGGTATGTTCGTCCAGTACATCAAGCTGGATTACAAATTTCGTCTGCAACCTGGACAGCCAATTTTGAAGGTACAGTAAATGTTACTGGTTGTACTAACTTTAGAATAAGAGCAATTGCTGCAATGACTGGAACAGCAACTCCTGTTCTAGTTGAAAGTAAAAATCTTAGTAGTGTTTATATTTCTAATTCAATTCTCCCAGGAACTAATAATATTGGAGTTACTGGAGTAGCTCAAGGATCAACAACAGCTGGAGAAATTGGTGAGTTAGTTCAAGGTGCCGTTACAACAGCAGCTCCTACTTATACTACAGGGCAGACAAGTCCTTTATCATTAACAACTGTTGGAGCTTTAAGAACTGATAATACATCATGGCTTGGGTCAGTAGCACCAACTGTTGGTCAAAAGACAATGGCAAATTCAGTTCCCGTTGTTATTGCTTCTGATCAATCAGCTATTCCAGTTAATCAAGGAACAGCTAATACGATAGCAAATGCTTGGCCTGTTAAAATTACCAATGGCACAGATACAGTAGCAATTAATACAGATGGTTCTTTAAACGTTCAGCAAAATCCTGCAAATCTATCGGTAACAGCTACAGCTGCAACAGGGGTTGCTGTAACAGCCACTCTTCCTGCAGTAGCTGCTGACTTTCATTATATAACTATGATTGAGATTATAAAATATGCCACTGCTGCAATTGCTGGATCTGCTACTCCTGTTCTTGTCACAACAACTAATTTTCCAACTGCTAATGTATTTACCTTTGGAACAGCTCAGGCAGTTGGTGCAACACTTAGCTATGTTTATGCTCCAGCTTTACCAATACGTTCAGCTGTTGTGAATACTGCAACAACAATTGTTTGCCCAGCAACACCAAGCGTAATATGGCGTGTAAACGTATATTATTACGCAGGAGTATAAAATGAAAATAGCTCCATTGGATTACTCCACATTTTGGCCATTAATTTCTACTAAGAATCTTCTTCCTCAGTTTCTGGATACTGGTGATACTTATCAAGTATTTGCTTTAGAATCTAATATTTCTTGGGAGACTTTTATAGCAAAAGATGGTGGACACAATCAACTAGATTTTGAAACAAATTATAAAGCGACATGTAATCAACCTTTAGAATATCGTAGTGTAGATGGGTTGCCCAAATATGCCTCTGCAATGTTTACAGATAATTTGTCTTATTGGGTAGATGGAAGTAATGGAATTCTCTCAATTCCTGCAGGTCAAACAGGTTATATTAAGACAAATTTTTCTTTTCCTTTTAAACTCCAAGGAATCGACTTTCATTGGGATGGTTCTAATTTCGGAGACTACATCAATTTTGAAGCAGGTGTCTACAATAATAATGATGCCTCTTCTGAGGCTAATTTTATTCAGTTGTCACAATATGCAAATCAATATAGAGTCATTGGTTCAGATACGAAGTCTTTTATAGTAGATACTGTTAAAACCGTTCCACCAACATATAATGGGTTAAATATTTATCTTCGTACAACTTATGTTAATGCAGGTAGCGCATCGGTTAGCTTATGTGTTAATTTGATAGGTTATAAATAATGGCTTCTAAAAGACGGCATATTCTACATCCAGGAGATATTTTACTCTTTAAGCCTAGAGGGGATTCTACTTCTATTATTGATAAATTAATTGTATTAGGTCAACATTTATTTAGACAAATCCCTAGAAATGATAATTTTTGTCATGTAGCTCTTGTTGATGATGATACCCGATTTATTTTAGAAGCAAGATGGCCTAAGACTCGAAGATCTCATTTAGCAGACGTAAGGACTAGTTGTACAGATAAAATTGAAGTATATCGAGTCCGTGGAATTACTCCAGAGCAAATTAAACTTACTTTAGATTTTGCCCATGAACATCTAAATGAGTGGTATGATGTGCCTCTTTTTTTAACAGGGTTTTTATCTATCAAGCATACCTGGATTTGCAGTACCTTTGTATCGAAAGCTTTTAAGGCAGCTAAATTATCTATTCCATATGGGTGCTCTGATAAAGTATTTATTGTTCCAGATGATTTTGCCATTGATAAAAAAGGCGAAGAACGAATTATGTAAGGGGATTTATGGCTTGTCCAAAATGTTCTAGAAAACGTTATGAGGAAAAAATTATTAAAAAGGGCAAGCATAATTTTTTAATTAGACAATGCCTAGGTTGTGATACACAGTATTCACTTATAAGAGTTAGAAAAAGTACTTTAACAAATGAATGGGTTGAAGTTGAGAACGAAAAATAGATTTAAGGAGAAATATCATGGCATACATCCAAGACATTGAAGTTAGCTGGAGTGACTTTAAAAATTTAAAGGCTGGAAGTTTGACAGGTAATCCAGTTTATTATCTGAAGAATGATTTGCAATATGTTCCTTTTTTGGTTTATAGCCAAGGAACGCCTGGAGATCCTGTATCTATTTACTTTTCAAATATAAACCGAGATCCTTCTTCTGTTTCTGGTCCATATGCTGCTTTATCCGCAGGTGTTAAGGCTTCTGCTCATATCCAGGATATTGTTTATACTGCAACTTCTTATGGAGTAAGCAGTATTACAGTGTCTTATGTGAGTGATGCTTCTGCTGTGGGGCAGGAATATGTTACAGTCTCTGGTAATAACATTACTGTTCATATTGTTAGTGGATCTTCAACAGCACAGCAAGTTCAAGCTGCAGTCAATGGGTGGAATGCTTATACAGGTTTATCACAATACAATTCCGCTGCTTCTTCTTATTTGGTATCTGCCGTAATTGATGCTGGACAAGAAGGAATCCCACAAACAACTCAGGGACCTACAAGTTTAACAGGTGGAGTAGCAACAGTAACTGTACTAGCAGATTGGACAACTAATTATTTAGGTACTGCAACATTAGCTACCAGTTTTGCAAATGCTACTGCAACAGAGTTGGCTGCATAAGGATAAATTATGAGTCTTGTAATAGAAAAGATAAGTAAAATTTGCTCAAAGTGTGGAGAAGAGAAATCTTTAGATTCTTTTGGGCCTCATAAACGAACTAAAGACAAAAAGAATAGTTGGTGCAGAAATTGCAATAGAATTAATATGCAAGAACGCCGTAATGGACATCAGGAAGAAGAAAATGCTAGAGCGAGAGAGCTTTATAAAACTAATGGAAGTTTAGAACGTACCAAAAAATGGAATAAAGAACATAAAACAGAAAAGGATGCCTATGCTGCATCTCCAAGAGGACGTTTTTTCTCGGCTAAAGGTAGTGCTGCGTTTAGGAAATTACCATGGCTTCTTTCGTTAGCAGAATACGAAAGTATAGTTTCTAATCTTTGCTATTATTGTAATGGTGAATTGCCTTGGAAAGGCAGTGGCTTAGATCGTATTGATAATAATCCCTTAATTGGATATAGAGTAGATAATGTAGTTCCTTGTTGTGCTACGTGTAATTATATGAGACAGGAATCAACAGTTCAAGAATTTAAAGACCAAATTATAAAAATTGCTAAAAATTTGAGGTTACTATAATGTCATTGACGATCCCACAGCCACCTGTCATAACTAATATTGGCACAAATTTTATGACGATCAACGTCCTGCCTAATAACCCTGTAGGCACCTATTATGCTATTCAGGTAATTTTTAATGGTACTGGTGGATTCGTTACAGCCCAGGGTACTCTTCAGCCTGTTCAAATGTGGCTTAATACTACTTTGATTATGGTAACTGGACTTACACCTGGGAATAACTATTCCATTCGTTTAAGTGCAGCTGAGGATTCTATTGGGACAAATTCTACTCCCTTTGGGACGACAACCAATATTACTACGCTGACAGGGCAGACAAGTCAAAATATTACTCAGTTTACAAGCGCGGAGCAGCAAGTAATTGCCCAGGCTAGAAAATTGATGCCTGAGATCTTTTCACGTAATACAAGGGATGAGAAGATCTTAGCTTATGCTAACTTAATCTTAGCAGAGATCAACAGTTTTCCTCCTTTGACAGGATTTACGATTGGTGATATTGCAGGAAATCCTATTCTGTCAGAACTTTTGTATTTCGGCATCTCTTTGATGACGGAATTATTTTTACAAGCAAGGGCTACTTTGGAAGATTTTCAGTATAATGATAATGGGTTATCCCTAAATGTAGACCAAGTAGGTAAAATTTCCCAATCCTATGCAAATATGCTTGCTTTCTATCAGCAGATGATTCTAAACTGGAAGAAGACGCTAATATTTAGTATGGTAGGAGCAACGGGATTAGGAACGCCTCGCTACCAAAGTCAGATCGGGCAGTTCCTCAAGGTCGCGTTGGGTTCAGCATTCAGTTGGAATGTGCCTTAATAATTGATTATCAATACTTTTAGTAAGTTTCTTTAATATAAATATTTGTTAACTTTTAGATAATATTTTTGAAAAATAATAGTTGCAAATTTATGAAATATATGCTATACTATAAGTAGGAGAAATTAGAATGCCTAATTATAGATGGAAACAAATTTTAGAAATGTACCCAAATCAACAAGAAGTAATTGATTTGTATAATTCTAAACAAATAAAAGAATTAAAAGAGCTTTGGAATTGTTCTGTGGATTGTGTTCGAACTGTTAGAGATAAACTTGGATTACAAAAGAAGAATATCTCTCAGATTGAATTAATACAAAGATACACAAAAGAACAATTAGAAGATTTATATTTTAATAAGTATGATCGACATTTGAAAGATATGTCTGCAGGTCTTAATGTTTATCAAGATACGTTGTCTCAAGTTTTTGAAACCTTGAATATTGTTCAACAACCACATCATGTAAGTGAGTATGTTGAAGTGAGACAAATTTTAAGTGAAAAAGCTAAAGAAAGAGCAAAAATTGAAAATCCAATTAATCACATTTTAGATCATCCTGATTGGATTGATAATATGGTAAAGGCACGACAAGATAATGATAGTTATCAAAAGCCTCATCATAAGAATGAACATGCTTTGGCAATTCCTCTTGAACAATTAAAGCAGGAGGTACAATTTTTAGGCATTCAAGAAATGGCAAAGAAGTATGAATGTAGTCCGTCTACTTTATATCAAATTTGTAAAGATAATAATATTGAATTATCTACAGGGGCTCCTCTTGCGATAAGGCAGACCGAGAAGTATAAACAACAAGCTTATAGACGTGGTGTATTGGGAGTTTTAAAAGTAAAGAGAGCAGATACTGACATAGAGAAGTTGTTAAAACACGAATTGAGATTTAGGAAAATCAAATTTAGAAGTCGAAAGCGTTTAATAAAAAGAACTATCCCAGATGTCATTATTCAACCCAATATAGCAGTTTTTACTGATGGGTGTTTTTGGCATGGTTGTCCTGAACATTGCCCAACAAGTAAAATTGGATTGGGACGTTCTGTGGTAGATTTAGAAATTAATATTGAGTTAGCTAAGAAAGGTTATAAAGTATTTAGAATTTGGGGTCATGATGTGAAAGATCCTATTAAATTAAAAGAATTTGTTAACACTGTAGAAGCCTATATCAATGAGCAGAAAAATAGAAGATAATCCACTTTGTATTTGTGGGCATCATCAAGGAATTCATCTTATGGATGGTAAGACTAGATGCCTTTGGGAAGAAAATGAATTATCACCTAAATATGATTGGTGTAGATGTAATAAGTTTAAACAAGATAACCTTAAGTTTTTAGAGATGCACTATGAAAAGAAAACCAAAATTTGACCAAATATTATTTGAATGCCAATATGTGGCTGCTTTAAAAGCAGTTGACGCTTATTTTAAAAATGAAGTTAAAGCTGAAATTTGGCTGCAGACTAAAAACCCCTTATTGGGAGATGTTTCTCCAGTTCATATGATAAAAGTAGGTCGTTTTGACAAGTTGATTCAGTTCATTTACGATAGGATATCCGAGGATAGAGTATAATATTTCTGCGTATTATAGGGGATCTACATGTACCAGCAACTTTTAACAAAGATTCTGGGTATTTTTGATATTCCAAGTGGCCCAATTGTTGGGCTTTGGAGTATTGTTATGCTCATTGGTTGTGCTTACAGCATTTATTACACCAAACAAATTTCTCAACCTGTAGCTATTATTTTTTCAACTATTATTGGTGCTTTTGCTGGTCATAAGATTGTGAATGTTTGGAAAGGATCGAATAATCAAGATAAGAATATCGATGTTAATGGAGACGATAATGATGATACTGACAAGTCTAGTAAATAAGATTAAATCGAATTTAAAGCTGTATGCGGTTATAGGGCTATCAATCCTTCTAGGGCTATTTGGGTTCAGATGTTGTAGAAAAGTGCAGCAGAAGCAGGATAAACAGGCTACAAACACAGTTCTACAGCCTAATCAGGCTGAGAAGATAGTTGTAAACCCTGAAAATCACACAATTGAGATTATAACGCCTAAAAAGACGACTACAACGTATTTGCCAGATAGACCTACCCAGATAATTGAGAATAAAGACGGTACAATTACTGTAATAGTGCATAAATTCGGATCTGAAGTGAAGCCCTACATTGGCCTTGGTGGTTCTTTTGATGGGACTCCAAGAGTTCATGCTGGTGTTGACGTATTCTACTTTCATAGACTAGATTTAGGTGTAGGTGTCAATACAAATCCAGTGGAATTAAAAGATGTTCGTGCAAACTTGAGTTTGAGCTATAATTTTTACTCAAATACGAGTGTAGCAGTTAGCATTGATAATCAGCGTGTCCCAGGTCTGTTCCTTAAACTTCGTTTCTAATTAGATCTAAATCCAAAACCCTGTACAATTGAGGCTCCTTATGGCTTACAATAATTATTTGCCCGATGATGAGTTATATGGTGAATCCAAACTAAAAGGGATTTACCGTGTATCATTTGATATTCAAGTGAGATCAGACGATGAGCTTTCATTGTCCGATGTCGCTCAGGCTCTTACAGAGGGATTTGGAAGAGGATTTGGAGAGGATTTCGTAAGTAGCAAGGTTGCCGATCTATCAATAGAGAAAGTTACAAAGAAAGCAGCTAAGGTATTAAAAGTTGGAGATAAGGTCCAGTTAAAAAGTGACTTGGATTTAAAGGCAGAAATTTATTCTGATGATGGCTATGTATTTATAGGCAATAAAAATGAGATCTCTGAATCAGTTACTACAGAGCCAGTTAGCATAACTGTATTCGCAGGAAGTATTGGCTATATCAATCGAATTAATAAAGATGGAAGTTTGGAAGTGGCTGATTTGGATAAACCATATGTTAATTCCCTTTGGCAGGAAATTGGTCTTGATTCTGTGAATATAGATCTTATCACTGTAAAGGCAGAGCAACTTGAACGAATTGATTCTGAAGAGGTAAAGTAACCATGCCATTAAATCTCCCTACAACACCTAGTATCTCAGGCGTTACTCCTACCCAGGCTCTAATTACTAAGGGTGCTGACAGTAATCCCTCTTCAACGTATTATTGTTTTCAGCTCACTTACAATATTAACCTATCAACTGAAGTAAAATATCTTCAGTTCGATGGAACATTTAGCGATATTCCCACATGGTTGAATGTCACTAGCCTTCTCGCAGTATCTCTTGTTCCAAATACTTTATTTAGTGTACGCCTATCAGCTGCAACAGATGCTATCGGGACTGGTGCTACAGGTTTTGGTCCACCAGCTACTTTTCCAACTGCTGCTTCTCAACCTTTATACCAACCTTATAGTGCTGTGTACGCAACGATGGCTACTATAAATTGGCTCCCCAATTATAATAATGATGGGACACAGTACTCAGTACAGTATTCTACTGATCCTTCATTTACTTTTAATGTTATTACGACACCCTGGGCAACTGGTAATTCTTTTATAGCCCCAAATCTTCTTCCCAATACCGTTTACTATAGTCGTGTTCAGGCTCGTAATAGTGTTCTCGCTGTGACTCCTTTCACAACTTTAGGTTCTGTAACGACTCCTGCAGGTCCTGCAGTAGTTCAAGGTATTCGTTCAACCAATCTTTTAGCCAATAGAGGCTTTATTATTCAGTGGGCAGCAAATGTAGAGCCTAATATTTTTGTTTATAGAGTATATCGCAGCAGCTCCCCTACAGACAATAGTAGCTTTTACATGATTGGAACTACTCCAGCTAACGTCACATCTTTTGTTGATAATGTCCCTTATACCTTTGGCATTACATGGTATTATAAAGTTACTGCTCTAGATACTGGAAATAATGAGAGTGCTCTAAATTTGACAAGTCCTGTTCAGGATATGTCTTTCTCTCAGTTCGTTGAACAGCCCTTTCCAACTACTGTTGAAGTAAATGACTTAGTTAATGATGAGATTCCTAGTGGTGTACTTGATGGGTCTAACACACTTTTTACCACATCATATCCATTTAAAGGCAGCACTCTTTCCGTATACCTTAATGGAGTAAAGTTGATGAATGGTGTAGATTTTACTCTTAATATCCCTCAGCAATTTACGTTGGTAGAAGGTCCGTTGTCAACGGATTTCTTGCGAGTTAGCTACTTAAAATTTTAAAATAAGGAAATTTATGGTGCCCTTGAATTTTAAACATATTAATGCCGAAGAGCAGATATTTGATGGCTCTATTACTTCACCTCTTTTTGCACAAGGAGCTGTTACTGTTCAAGCAATGGACATTAATGGGGATCTTACTTTTCACGATTATCAAGCTTTAGATTTTAGAGTAGAGAATGTAACTTCTAGTACAATTCCTGCCCCAGGTAATATAGGACGAGTTGTTTATAATACAACAACAGGTCAATTTCTTATTGATAATGGTACGGCCTTTGTTCCTATTACGGCAACGGCTGGAGTTTCTACCCTAAATACTTTAGTGGGCGCAGTTACCTTAGCTGCAGGAAGTAACATCACAATTACTCCTTCAGGAAATACCCTTACAATTGCTTCTACTGGCAGCGGATCTGGAATTACAGCCTTAACAGGAGATGCAACAGCTACAGGCCCAGGAAGTGCAGCATTAACGTTAGCCACAGTTAATAGCAATGTTGGCTCTTATACAAATGCCAATATCACTGTAAATGCAAAGGGCTTAATTACTGCAGCTTCAAATGGCTCCAATAATCCAAGTTATCAACAAGATTTATTTCCATGGATTGGTAGTAACGTATTTACTTTAACATTTGCACCAATTTCTAATAGCCAGATTGTTTTGTTCAACGGGCTAGGGTTAGTATCTGGCTCAAGCTATGATTACACATTAATTGGAACAACATTAACATTGAATGCAGGAATAATTTTAAAAGCTGGAGATCAGATTTTAGTAGTTTACGCACATTAATAGACTAGAGTATTAGGATTAGGACTTTAGTAAAAGATTTGAAAAATTTAATATTACAAGGAGAAATCATATGTCACTTACACAGATTGATAGAGATTCACAAATAAAACCAGGAACAGCTTATGATTGGGTAACTAATGATAGCACAGGTAAAATGTCACAAACAGCGGTTTCACCTAACAGTGCTGTTGCTACAGATGCTAATGGTTTGCCAATTGCTAGTACGACAACTGCTACAGAACTTAGTTATGTTCATGGTGTAACCTCGGCTATTCAAACACAATTAGGTTTACTTGCCCCTCTTGCAAATCCTACATTTACTGGGACAGTATCTGTTACCACATTAAATCTTACTAATCCTTTAGCAGTAATTTATGGTGGAACAGGTACGACTACAAGCACAGGCACTGGATCAGTTGTTCTGTCTAATAGTCCTACATTAGTTACCCCTGCTCTTGGTACACCTGCTTCTGGTGTTCTGACCAATGTAACGGGATTACCACTTACGACTGGCGTTACAGGAATATTGCCTGTAGTAAATGGTGGGACTGGACTTGCTGCTCTTACAGCGCATGATATTTTGGTCGGTGCTGGAACTTCAAATGTAACATTAGTTAGTCCAAGTACAGCAGGATATGTTCTTACTTCTAATGGTACTTCTGCTGATCCTACTTTTCAAGCTCCTACCTTCAGTGGTACTGTAACTAGTGTAGCTTTGGCAGATGGAAGCACAACTCCCATCTATGCAATTACTAATAGCCCAGTAACAAGTACTGGAACATTGACTTTTACTCTTAATACTGAATTAGCAAATAAAGTGTTTGCTGGTCCTACTACAGGAAGTGCTGCTCAACCTACATTTAGATCTCTAGTTATAGCCGATCTGTCATTTGCGGGTTCTGCCCTTGGGGTAGCAACACTTGATGCAGGTGGGAAAGTTCCATTGAGTGAGTTGCCTTCTACAATTATGTTGTATCAAGGTACTTGGGACCCAACTACTAATACACCTACTTTAGTTGATGGCACTGGTGTGACAGGGGATGTTTATTGGGTTTCAGCTGCTTTCGCTGGACCTATTGCAGGTTTATCTAATGCTTCAATGCATAATTTCCAGATTGGTGACATTGTAATATACAATGGTGCTCAATGGGAACTTACTACTCCTGCAGCTGGTGTTCAATCCGTTAATGGTTCTCAAGGTGTTGTTACGGTTAATGCCATTAATCAATTAACTGGTGATGTTACAACTTCTGCTGCTTCTGGTTCACAGTCTGAAGCTGCAACTCTTGCTACAGTAAATAGCAATGTTGGTTCTTATACGTATGCTTCTATAACTGTAAATGGTAAAGGATTAATCACAGCAGCATCAAGTGGAACTGCTCCAGTAGTTTATACAGCTGGAACAGGTCTTACATTAACAGGTTCTGCATTCAGTTTAACAAATCCAGTAACAGTAGCTTTAGGTGGGACTGGACTTGCTGCTCTTACAGCGCATAATGTAATGCTCGGTGAAGGTACATCCAATGTCGCTTTTGCTGCTCCAGGCACAGCTGGTAATTTGTTTTTATCGCAAGGTGCTTCTGCAGATCCTGCATTTGAAACAATGTCGGGTGATGCTACAATCACTAGTGCTGGTGTAGTGTCTATTAGTGGTGGTTTGACATCACACTTCGTTACTCGTGAAGTTCCTAGTGGAACAATTAATGGCAGCAATGTAACATTTACTCTTGCACATACCCCAATAGCTGGAACAGAATGTATATACTTGAATGGTCTGCTTCAAAATGTTGGCGGTGGGAATGATTATACTATTTCTGGAGCTACAATTACGTTTGTTGCTGCCCCTGAAACAGGTAGCGTTATTCTTGTGAATTATCAGAGGTAAGTAAAAGTTTGTTATCACATAGAGAGGGTCAGCAATGGCCCTCTTTAGTGTGCTAATAAAAATAGTGGTTGTAGATCTATAAAAGATAGGATATACTTAAAATGAGAGCAGTTTATACTAACTAATAGGAGAGATAAGATCATGAGTATTGAGAATGAAGTGAAAGCTGTTGAGGCTGAAGTTGTTAAGGCTGCTGATGAGGTTAAGGAAGTAGTTGTTAGTGAGGCTGAGAAGATTACGGCTTCTATCCTGGCTCAGAAAGCAAATTTTCAAACACAGCTTGACAATGTTAAAAAAGAAATGACAAAACTTCAGCAGGATTTTGAACTGAAGAAAAACTTAGGAGTTAAGCTTGAAGGTGCTTTGGAATCCTTGGAACTGCTTCTAAAAAGTCTCGTATCAAAGTAAATCCTTGTAGTTTAATTTTGTACTAATTAAAAATAATACTTCCCCCTACGGGGGAGGTTTGTGTTGTATTTTAGGAGTCCCTATGTCCGAAACCGAAATCCAAGCTGATCAAATAAAACCAGGAACAGCTTATGAATTACTAGGTACTAATTCTGCTGCCACTAAGACCATTTATTTGTCTCTTGTTGGTACTAGTAATGAGGTTACTGTTACTAAGTCAGTGGCTACTATAACTTTGAGTACACCATTAACATCTGCTATAGCCTACACATTACCCTCTACACGAGGTACAAGCGGGTATTTCTTACAGACAGATGGTAGTACTGCTGCCTTAGTTTGGGCTCCTAGTACAGGGGCTCCAGGTGGTTCTACTAGTGATGTTCAGTTTAATAATGGCGGGGTTTTTGGTGGGGATAGTAATTTAACATATTCTAGTGGTATTTTAACATTAGGAAAAGCTCCCGTTTTACCTACTTCTTCATTTTCAGCCAGTGGAGGCACTATTACGCCAGATGCTAGATTGGAGACTGTTGTAATAGTGACGGTTGATGCCACTTGTACAATAAATGGACCCACTAATCCTTATAGTGGACAGAAGATTACTTTTGCTTTGGAACAGGATAGTACTGGGCATTCCGTTACCTTTTCTACAGGTTCTGGAAATTTTCGATTTGGTACAGACATACCTTCATTTACAGCTTCAGGAGCCAATGGCACCGACTATGTTAATGCCATTTGGGATAGTAATGCTTCTGTTTGGGATATTGTAAGTGTTTCTAAAGGATTCTCCAATGCTGCACCCTCCGTTATAGTACTTGTTAACACAACACATGCTTATTCAACTGGCTTTACTTGTCCTATTCCTGTTTCTACAACATCTGCAGGAAATTTACTCATAATTGGAATTTCTGACGAAGGTGTAGGTTCACTAGTTTCGAGCGTGACTGATGATGCCAGTAATACCTATGTTCAAGTTCCTGGTGCTTATACTGCTGGTGGAATGATGTCAGATATTTGGTATTGTGAGAATTGTAACGCTGGGGCAACAGTAATTACTGTTAACTTTGCAACTTCGGCTGCAGTACCAATTTGTTCTGCTTCTGAGTATTCAGGAGTCAAATTATCAGGAAGTTTTGATACTGCAAATCATATTCAAGGTGGAAGTGTAAGTCCTTCAATTACCCCTTCTACTCCAGGAGAACTTTTGTTTGTTACAGCAGGGTCATCTGATGCTTTTCTATCAGCCATGACTGGTGCATGGGTCGTTGATGGGTATGAACCAACTGTTGATGGGTATATTTGGGGGCATTATATTAATCCCCCATTAAGTGTCCAATCCACAACCTTTACTCCTTCTGTTTCTAATATGGCTTCATCTGTTGCATCATTCTTACCTGCATGAGTCGAAGGCTTCATTTGACTTGATGATCCGTCAGTAAAATTTTAACTCAGAATAGTTTTACAAGGAAATAATTATGGGAAATCTCTTTAGTGTAAATGGAACGACAGGTAGTATAGTAACAGCTGGATCAATCACTTCTGCTGGTGTTCCAATTTTGCCAGCTCATCCATTTTTAGCTAGTGGGGGAACTATTACACCAGATGCTACTATTACTAATACAGTATTTGTTACAGTTGATGCTGCTGCAACAATTAATGGCCCAACAGGTGGATATGATGGACAAAAGATAACATTTAGATTAGCCCAGGATAGTACGGGCCATGCAGTTACTTTTTCAACAGGATCTGGTAATTTTCGATTTGGTGCTGATATACCTTCATTTACGGCTTCAAGAGCTTATGGCACAGACTATGTAGGAGTTATCTGGAATAATAATGATTCTGTTTGGGATATTGTAAGTGTTATTCAAGGATTTTCTGCAGCCCCACCACCCGCAATCATAGCACTTGTAAATACTACACATGCTTATGCGACTGCTAGTACTACTTGTCCTATTCCAGTTTCGACAACATCTGCAGGTAATTTACTTGTTATTGGAATTTCTCAATCAAGTAGTGGAGCCTTCGTATCCAGCGTAACAGATAATGCTACTATTACTAACACCTATGTTCAAGCTCCTGGTGCTTATACTTCTGGTGCACTGATGTCAGATATTTGGTATTGTGAAAATTGTCACTCTGGGGCAACAGTAATTACTGTTAACTTTGCAAGTCCATCCTCAACACCTGTTTGTTCCGCTTCCGAATATTCTGGTGTTCTTACATCAGGAAGTTTTGATACTGCAAATCATATTCAAGGTGGAAGTGTAAGTCCTTCAATTACCCCTTCTACTGCAGGAGAACTTTTGTTTGTTACAGCAGGGTCATCCGATGCCTTTCTATCAGCCATGACTGGTGCATGGGTCGTTGATGGATATGAACCAACTGATGATGGGTATATTTGGGGGCATTATATTAATCCCCCATTAAGTGTCCAATCCACAACCTTTACTCCTTCTGTTTCTAATATGGCTTCATCTGTTGCATCATTCTTACCTGCATGAGTCCCGCACCTTTAACATGGTTTCTTACTGGGAATCTCACTTATGCTAGAGATGGCTATGCAGGTGCTGTATTGCCAGATGGGAAAGTATTAGTCACTGGAGGAGATGTTCATCTAGGTCCTGATACTCCAACAACTTCTTGTGAACTTTATGATCCTGTACCTGGAACATGGAGTGCTGCAGGTCCATTGGGTACAGCACGATCTTTTCACAATGCTATTCTTCTTAATAATGGTCAAGTTTTAATTGTTGGTGGAGCTTCTGGAGGATCAGGTAGTTCCTGCTTAACTTCCTGTGAATTATATGATCCTTCCACAAATACATGTAGTCCTACAGGTTCAATGGCTGAAGGAAGGGCTCTTATAGGGATCTGGTTATTATCGAATGGTAAAGTTTTAGTAGCTGGGGGCATTCCTACTTTTGTTATTGGAACTTCTTTAGGAACATCAGAGCTTTATGATCCATCTACAGGTTTGTGGACTCCAACGGGTGATTTAAATACAGCCGTTGGAGGACCTTCAGCTGTTACCTTATCAGATGGTACTCCTCTTTGTATTGCAGGTAATCAGTCAGGTCCATGGGGAAATTCTTCACAAATTTACTCTGTTTCAGATGGAACATGGAGTGCAACAACAGGAGTGTCAGCTTATTCTTTTGAGTGTGGTGGTGGTAATAATTCTATTCTTCTTAATAATGGGAAAGTATTGACTGCAGCGGGGAATCCCCCTCCCATGCACTCAGGAGTGTGTGAACTTTATGATCCTGGAACACAGACATACACTTTAACAGGGTCTCTAAATATTCCAAGAGCTGAAGCATGTCTCTTTAAATTAAGTGATGGTAGAATTCTAATAGCAGGTGGTGATCTATCAGATGGTGAGAGTTGTACTAATACCTGCGAAATATATGATCCAAGTTTAGGAACATGGACCATGGCTTCCCCCCTCACCACCAATAGAGCTACTGGGCCTTCAGACTTGGGATTTCAACTCCACAATGGAGATTTATTGTGGCCTTCTGGAGCCTATAATTTTACTTCATTAAATGGTACATCTGTAGATCGACTTAGCCAAACAGGAATAACTCCAGTAGTAGTTTCAGCAAAACAAAAAGCTTCGACAAATTTAGTTTTTTAACAAAAGGTAGATAACAATGGGTGATTCTTTTCAAATTTTGCCTGATCAGTCACAGTTCGGCCCAGATTCCATGGAGTGGTATTTCCTTTCAATTCGTGAGAAGGATAAGTGGATCTTGAACCTTAGTGGAGAACGTGTTCTACTCTATAAGAAACGCTATGAAGGTCAGCGTTGTCCTCTTTTTGATGTGGACCGACATACGAATGCTCAGCATGAAGATGAAATCTGCTATGGGACGGGATGGATTGCTGCTGATGCTAATTTGACAGGACCAAATGCTGGTGGTCCTTACTATGGATATTTTCAGCCTATTGAAATTGTTGTAAGTTTGATGTCAAGTGGTCCTGACGATTTGGCCTTGACTGATTATGGTCAGCAACGAATCTATAAACCCCATTCTTGGACAGCCCATGAGCCTCTATTGACTCCAGGGGATATGATTGTTCGTCGAAATAATGGACGCTTTTTTATTACTGAAGTGTTCGTCCGTCGCTGGAAACATTTCGTAACACATCAGGATTTTGAAATGACTGAAATCGAACGTGGATCTATTGTCTATAAATTACCTAGTGGACTTTAATTATGGCAAACTCTAATCCTTATCTCATTCTTACTAGATGTCGCACATCTGTAATCCGTGAGCTTAAAGAAATTTTTGCTCCAAGGCATAATACATCTGTTGTTCCTCCTTTCGAATACAATTATATTGAAACTTCGTCATCGGCTACCCTTCAATTCTATGGAAATCCTGTTAGTGGGGATACCGTAACACTTGGGGCTGACCCTGTACTGCTTACGCCAAATGTAGTGATGTTTGTTTCTGCAGCTCCATCAGGTCTTCAGGTTTTGATTGGGGCAACACAGCAAATTACATTAGCCAATCTGGTTGCCTTCATAAATGCTCATAGTGCTACTCTTACCATGAGTGCTACTACAAATACAATTCCAAATCAATTGAAATTGACATCGATTACAACGGGTGTATCAGGTAATGGCACTGTTTTGGCAACTACTTCAAAGATTTTACGATTCTCTTCTCCTACACTTACCCAAGGGGGCTTATGGGATTTTGATAATTCAGAGATCTTTATTGGAGATGCCATTCCACAGGACTATCAAGATTGGCCCATGATCATTGTGGATACGGCTAGTGCCAGTGAAACCCGCTACCTAGGCCCAGAAGATAGCTATCAGGCTAAGAACGTGTTCAACGTGGTTACGGTTGATGAGATTTTCTCAAGCCTAGTAGTTAACATTAATATCAAGGTATACACAATTGACGATACTCTAGCCAGGGATAAGATTATTGACTTGATTTATAATAACATCTCAGAGATTAGACACCAGTTGGCTATAAACGGTATAGAAATGATTGATCGTTCCCTGCCTACTGAAACCAGGATAGCCCAAAATCAGCGTGTTTATATTGAAAACCATTTTATTTTAAGAGTATATTGCGAGTGGTCAGATTCAACTTCGATTGTTAATGTTTCTTCTGTTGGTGTGTCTGTACCTTTTTATACATCTGTTATTCCTGTTATTAATAGTCCTCTGTCATATTCTTACAACATAGCTTCTAATGGGATATCTTTTGTAATTGAGAATGTTTTAGATAGTACACATTTAGAAATTAATAGTGCAATTGGATTAGTATCAGGATACCAGATTAAACAGGGACTTATTCTAACAACTGTTGTCTCAATAACAGATTTAACGCATATAGTCGTTACAAGTACAACTGGATTTACAACTGGTGCAGCAGTTATGGGAATTCCTTTTAGTTATCAGATTACAGCTTCAAATAGTCCAATAAGTTATGGAGAAGTTTCAGCTTCTGTTCCTCCTATTACTTTACCATTACCAGGATTAATGTTTGATTCAGCTAATGGTCTTTTATCTGGTATTCCAACTGTTACAGGTACATTTTACATTACAATCTCTGCTACAAATCTGGCTGGTACTGGAACAGGTTCTCTTACGGTGGTTATTTCTTAATATGGCTTATAAACGAATACAAGGTATTTATAGAATTTTAAATTTAGTTACTGGCCTTTTTTACATAGGTTCAGCTGCTACAATATTATCTCGTTGGGCTAATCATAAATCTAGACTTAAGAAAAATACACATGATAATATCTATCTTCAACGAGCTTGGAATAAGTATGGAGAAGAGGCATTTAAATTTGAAGTAATTGAAGAAATTCAAGATGAAAATCAATTAATTCAAAGGGAACAATTTTATTTAGATACTTTTCAATGCTTTGCTGATTTGGGGAAAGGTTATAATATTTTAAAAGAAGCAGGGCATACAGTAGGATTTAAATTTTCTGAAGAAACTAAAGCTCTTTGGAGTAAACAGCGTACTGGTAGAAAGCATACAGAAGAAGCTAAAGAATTAATTAGAAAACATGCTTTACAATATAGGCATTCTGAAGAGTCTAAAAAGAGGATTTCAGAATCAAATATGGGTAAACATAATATATCTGAGGACCGTAGGCAGAAAATTAAGGAATTTCAATTGTCTAAGAATCATTTATGGAAACAAATTCTGGCAATGTATCCGAATAAGCAGGATTTAATAACATTGTTATCTAGTAAGACAGGAAAAGAATTGAGAGAATTATGGAATTGTAGTTATGGTGTGATTAAGCGAGTTACTATGGAACTTGGTCTTAATTCGAAGCCTAGAATATCTACTAAAGGGCATAAATGGTCTGCAGGAACACAGAGTTTAACTCTTACAGTTTCTTAATGGCAGTAGATAAGAATAAAAACATCTAAAAAGTATAATATTTCTGCGTTATTATAGGAGTACTACGTGCAGACGTAGGATGTTGCTATTTATAAAACAAATTTTTGTAAGAAAAAATAGATTTAAAACTTAGTAGTTATAAGGAGCCAACCCATGCCTTCCATTAATTCACAACCTGTTTTGCCTGGAGTCTATGACCAAGTGCAACAGCAATTGCTTGCTTCAGTAACTGGTGGCATTCGTGTCGCAGCTTATATTGGAACAGGACGACTTACAAATTTAGTAGCTGGCGAAGTAGTTACTCGTGGAGCAACCAGCACTGATGCTCTTGCTCATACTGCTACTGTTCTTGATGGCAGTACCATCACTGACGCTAACTATGCAACTTATGAAGCAGGTGTTGATTATTCTGCTACTCCAGTTTCAGGTGGAGTTGAATGGCTTAGTGGTCCTATTTCTTTAACAGGCAAACTCTCCGATCCTTATGCAGGTCTTAGCGGAAAAACTTTCCAAGTATCCGTTGCTGGTGGACCAATTCAAACATTTACTTTTTCTACAGAAACTACAGCTGTTGAAGTTGCTGCCCTTATAAATGCTACATCAGTCCAGTTCAATGCAACCACTCCAGAAGTTCCAGTACCTACTCTTGCCACAGCTTCTACATATGCTGTTCTCGGTGATACAACTGTAACAGCTGCTTCAACTGGTACAGGTACAGCACTAACTGGAGATTTAGGTAACGTTGCAGCCACAAGCATCACAGGATTCCCCAATGGTACATACACGGGTACTCTTCACAGTGGAGATACTGCTGCTGGAACAGCAAACACTGATGCTCACACTGCTTACACTGCTTTTGCTGCTCTTCCAGTTACAACTAATCTTACAGGTCAAGATTTAGGTACTTTAACTCTTGCTCCTGGGGTTTATAAATTTAATTCTTCAGCCCAATTAACAGGGACTCTTACTCTAGATGCAGGTGGTAATCCAAATGCTCAATGGGTATTCCAAATTGGTTCTACATTAACAACTGCAAGTGCATCTTCAGTTGTATTAATTCATGGTGCCTCTGCTGGTAACGTTTATTGGCAAGTTGGTAGTTCTGCTACATTAGGAACCACAACAGCTCTACAAGGAACAATCATTGCCCTAGCAAGCATCACTGCTGATACAGGTGCAACTGTTCAAGGACGACTTATTGCTCTTACAGGTGCTGTAACATTAGATCATAACACGGTAACAGTTGTTCCTGGAACTTCTCCTTCTGGGGCTCTCACCATTACTACAGTTGCTGGATTTAATTCCTCGCTTACAATTGAGAACGGAACAGCAAATTCAATTCTTGGATTTGTTGCTGGTTCACTCGTTTCTACTCCTTCACAGCCAGCTCTTGGTGTTAAGTATTATGTGAATTATGAGTGGGCAAAAGCAATTGGGGATGGACAGAATTCATTCCAGCCTCAGTTCTTCTTTGTGCAGAATTTCAGCACAATTATAAATGCAATGGGAACTGTTGGTGGTGGGGATTCTCAGACGGCAAATATGCTAGGTGCTTGGACTCTTCCAGTTGCTGCTCGATTAGCACAACAGAATGGAGCCAGTATTGTTTGCTTGATGCAGATGAATCCAGCTGATGGATCGAATGCTTCTCAGGTTCGTGCAGCTCTTCAAAAGCTGTTCATTCCAAATATTAATATCGTTGTTTCTCTGGATGCTGCAGATAATGCAATGCTTATCCCAGATATTACAGCACATGTTGAAACAGCCTCAAGCACAATTAACCGATTAGAAAGAACAGCTTTCATTGGTTTCTTGGCAGGATCAAATCCAACAATGCTTGGATATGCAACTGCTGCTTCCAGCAATCGTGTGGTTGTTGTCAATCAGACCAATACAGTATATTCAATGTTCATTGGCACAAATACTCTTCCTTCAGTTGTTGATGGAACGATGATGGCTGCAGCTTTAGCAGCTCTTCGTACAGATCCAGCATACGATGTTGCACAGCCATTGACTCGTGAAATCGTTTCTGGAATTTCTACTACGAATACTTTGGCCCAAGCAGAGAAAGTAATTCTATCCAATGGTGGAGTACTCATCGTTGACAATATCAGTGGATCTCCTAAAGTTGTGTTCGGGACAACCACTTCATTTGCAACAATCTTGAATCAGCTCTATCAGGTTACAGAAATTACCGACTATTGCGCTCAGACTCTTCGTGGACTTCTTGATCCAATTTTCATTGGACAGAAGTTGCTGACTAATACTCCTTCACAGGTTGAAACTGTTTCAGGAGCAATTATGCAGACGATTGAAGATGCAAATATTATTGAATCATTCGTACAGCCTACAGCAACAGTAAATCCAGTACAGCCTACCCAGATTCTACTCCAGGTAGGTATTCAACCAGTGCTGGAACTTGACACAATTCTAATCACACTTGGTCTTAACCTAGCATAAGTTAGATAAGAAAAATTTAAAAGATATTTTTGTAAAGGAGAATATTTATGGCAGAATTGGGCAACACCATTGCGAGGCTTTCAACCTCAGTTTCATTATTTGTACTTCCAAAGTCTTTAAATTCAACGACCCTCAATAACCCAACAGCTCTCTTAGCACTTGCTCAACAGAGTGCAAAGATTGGTGCTGTACAATCATTTACTCAAACTCAGCGTCGAAATACAGATTTTCGATTTGAATTGGATAGTGATCAGCAGGGTAAACCCGTTGAACGTCTTCCTCGTACAGTGGATGAATATTCTCTTCATGCAGATCGAGTTATGCTATACGTTTCTGATGTCCTGGAAACTCTTGGTATTTCTGGTGATGATATTGTCAATAACAATGCTCCAATAGGTATCTTGAAGCAGGAGATTGCCCCACCTGGATCTGGTATTCCTACGAAGAGCACAATTTTCACAGGAGTTTGGGTACACTCTGTATCAGCTAGTTATAATATTAATGGTGGGGATCTCAGAATTTTAGAAGGGGTGGACCTGGGATATACATCATCCACTGTAATAGGGGAACCTGCATAAATAGTAGTTGCAAAGAATGTAAAGATATGATATAATAGTAGTGAAAGATAAGTAAAAGGAGTTTCACAATGGATTTGACAAATTTTAAAAGTTTGAATCGTGTTTCCAAAGAATTTGAAATTGTAAAAGTAGGTTATCCTGGACTTGAACAAGGTCTAAAAATTTCAATTCATACATTGGCTGTTCTGGAACAGCAATCAGCCCTAGCAGAGCTTCCTACTTCTCCATTGGGTCAAGATCCTGCCCTTCGTGCTGTTGTTCTTCAACAGGCACTATTAGTATATGCTCTAGACTCTATTAATGGAGAGAAGATTGACTTGAAGACGGCAAAAGACTTCATTCAAAATCTGCAAGCTCCTATTTTCAATGAGATTTATAATTGTTATGATTCAATTGCACAAGAGCAAGATGCAACTATGGTTGCATTAGCTGAAAGTAAAAAAAAAGTGATTTAATCCCGTTTCGAGACCTTTGGGTCGTCGCAAAATCCCTCCATGTATCTCCCTTCTCTCAAGAAATTTCTAACCTATCACCTGCACAGTATACATGGATTTTAACTAATCACTTTAAGGATCAAGAGGAAGATTTTGAAAGTACAAAATTGCTTTGTCGATTCTTAAATCCTGCTGCTGCTGAGACAATATTTGATGGTAAGAAAGTTGAAAAGACTGAGAGTACAAAAGATACGATGTTTGAAAATATGGCTCGTGATCTAAAGGGAAAATATACTCCCGAAGAGCTTCAGGCTATGATGGATGATCCAAAAAGATGGGCCAACATGGATCGGATCGAGAAAGCCTAACATTTCTTAACATCCAAAATTAGCCCTTGACATTGTTATCTTCTCCTGCTATACTGTAGTATGGAAATCTTAATTGCACTCTTCTTCGTAGCGGCCATAGGCTTCCAAGTGCTTAACCTGATTGATTGGGTTATTTCTTCTATTTTTCATTTGTTTGGGCTTGGTATTTTTCCTACAAGAGAGTTTGTATTAAAACAATTAGGTTACGATCCAGAGCAATGTTCCTATGCTGATGCATATTTAAATTGGGAATGCAACCAAGAAATCAGAAAATGGTCAGCACATAGCTATACATATAAATATCAAAGATAAATAAGGTTTAGCAGTATATTTCTGTAGTTCCAACCTAACGTAATTCAATTCTGAGGTAATTCCATTGCCAGATCTATTAGGCCCTTCTGGGCAACCTTTGCCACCTAACCCTTTTACACAGTCACAGTCGCAGAATGTGAGTGCTAATGTTTCTGTTAATACCCAACCTGCTGAGAGAGCTTTTGCTGACTTGCAGAAGGTTCTAGATGGGTTGATGAAGAACTTTGGGGTGAATTGGGAGAAAGCTTCTCATGATGGAATGGCTGCACAAGAACGATTTTATAGTTATATTGGGGATAAACAGAAAGAACGGGAATTGGCTCTAAAACGATATAGTTCCGAAGCTATTAGTGGTATAGAAAAGGAAAGAGATGCAGCTATTGCAGCATTAGACGCAAAGAAGATGGCTCATGAAGATTTTGAAAAAGAAAAGACACGAATTACAGATGATGCAGAAAAAGCTAGAAAGAAGATTGGGGAAGAGACTGATAGAAAAAGAAAGCAATCTAGTGGAGTTATGCAGTCTATTGCAAAATTTGCTGGTGATGTAGGAGGTCCTTTTGGAGGAGCAATAAGTTCACAGATAACAAGTATGGCAGAGCATCCAATAGCATATCTTGTTTCTGGTGCAATAATGGCAGGTATAGAGAAAAGTATAGTTCATGCTCAGTTTACAAGAGCTGGGGCAGGACTTGCAGGAGCAGGATTTAGGCTTGGTGCAGGTGCTTCAACTGCAGAAGCTTTTGATAGAGCTTTATTTGGTCCTGGTGTAGCAGGAGGCCGTTTTGGGGCAGCTTTATCAAGGGATCAGCAAGTACAGATTATGGCGCAAATGGCTGGATCTAGAACAATGATAGATCAAGCTAGAGGTGGGGGTTTTGGAGCTATTTCAGGGAATCTTGGTTTATTTGCAAATATCCTTCCTGATGCTTCAAAAGAGATGGAAATTTTTACAGATGCTACTAAAGATTTAGGGATGTCTCAGAAAGATATTACTAACACTTTTGTTTCTTCTCGTGTTAATGCGGATCGTCTTAAAATAACTCAATTAGATGCTATTGCAACCCAGATGGATATGGCAAGAGCCCTTCGTAATGTTACAAATGATGGAGTAGTTGCAGCAAATGTTCTTTATAATATTACTGGTTATTTGAATGCAATTGGAGCAAGTGAGAGTGAAAAGATTAGAATAGCGGGAGCTGTTGGGCAAGCAGGAGCCAATCTTTCTTTTCAAACACTTTATGGAATGTCCACTTTTCTTAATGATGGGAAAAGACCAACCTTTGAAGGTATGTTTGGCACAGGTGCCTATGGAGTTGCAGGAAGCAAGGTAGGAATAATGCATGACCCTTTTAAGACATTAGGAGGGTTTTTAACTAAAATTGGAGGACAGTTTCACGATCCTAATGTCAGAATGCTTGTAGCTTCCCAATTGATGGATAAATATGTTCCTGGCCTTCGTATGCAAGATATTCCTCAATTTTTTAATCTTGCAGCTGCTGCTATGCGGGGAGATAAGGGCATAGATTATGGAAAAGAATTTGAAAAATTAGAGAAAAAGACTCCCCAAATAGCTATGGCTGAAGGTATTAATACGTTAGTTCAGATTGTTGCTCCTATCGTAAGATTGGAGAATGTATTTACTAACTTCTGGCCAATGATTGATGAGCGTATAAATAAGTTATTCAATCATTTTGGAATAGGTACAATTAAGGGATTGCCAAAAAAGATGATGGATTGGGTTGACATGAATATTAAACACAAAGGACCAGCAGGTGGTGCTTCTGGTACTTATTAAAAGGTAATTAACAATGGCTAATATCTATCCTGTTCGTCTAAATAACTTAAATTTCTATGTTAATCCTAGAAATATGAAAGTGACTAAAGGTGTGAATTATGGAACACTCCCTACACAAGGAGGCGTTCAGTATCAGATTTGGTATAATGCTCCTGAAATGTTAATTATGACAGGAGCTTCAGCAGGACAGACAGCCTATCAGGAACTTTTATTTTTAAAACAGCAGTTTGAGAGTAATAATAAGTTAAGTACACTTTTTTATAAAACTCAATTATATCAAGGTTTTCTTACTCTGTTGGATGTTGAAGCTTCTACAAGTCATTTGAATGAGTTTACATATACAATAAATTTTCAGTTGCTATTTGGGCAGCAATTTGCTATTGAAGATTTCTCCATTTCTACTACGAATAATGGAGTGGTTGAAGGGGCAATTGGTCGATTACAAAATATTTTAAATATTCCATTAAATAAGGCTAGTGCGAATATAACGAATCTATTACAGAAGTTCTAATTATGGCAAACAACGATCAGGTCAGTCAAGAATATCTATTAGTTAAATGCTTCCTTTACAAGTATACTCCTCCTTTTGCTCAAGTGTTAACACCAACGGCAGGGGGGGATGTGACTTCTACAACATTTTCTGGATTATCTACTTTTAAACCTTATGAGATTCCTTTAGATGATACTCATTATTTTACAAAGTATGATATTTCTCAATTTGTTACATCTTATGCATTTGAGCAGAATATTGATGAAACAACTTATTCATGGTCTGTAGAATTGCAAGATTTAGCTCTTAGTTATGGACTAATTAATAGTAAGTTGAAAGTAAAACCCCCTTCAGGAAGTTCTTTAAAAGGAGGTCTTTCTTTTACTAATTCCTCTATTTCAGGAAATTATTTAGCTGAATATGAGACAGATGCTAATACTTTTAAAAATAATACTAAAGCTATTTTTGGGTCTAATCCAGCAAATTTAGTTGACCCTATTTTGACTGCTAAGATAAGTCGTGGTTTCACTCCTGGACCTTTAACTGTGCAGAATCCAAATCTGAATGCAGCTTTATCAACCGTTCCTGGACTCAGACTTAGTGATTTGATTCAAGAATATGATTTTATTTCATTATTTCTTTATAAAAATACTACCCCATTGACAGATATTTATGGTTGTGTTATTACCTTAACTGGGTCTGTGTCAGCACTTCCAAATAATCCTTTGTACCTTTTTGAATACGCTTTTACAAATTCAGATCAGGTATCTTTTGGTAATGCTTTTAATGCTGCAAATTATCAGCCTCTAACAGATGCAAATCTTCAATATGAATCTATTTTAATGACCAAAATTAAAATGCCCAATGGTCAGAGTCAGACCTTATTTTCTAATGAATTTAATGGTTTTGTAATGAAAAAGAATACAGCTAGTGCTATTGGCCAAGTTGATAGGGTTACAATAGCAGGGAATGGTTGGAGTCGTTTATTTGGTGCTACTCGTCGTGCAATGAAGACTTCTTTATTTGCAAATGCCTTGTATCAAATTGGGCAGGTTACAGGCTTAAAGGATGTTACTCCATACGAAAATATCTTTGCAGGTCAGCCTATAGCAAATATTATACAAGATTTGTTTGATAGTCTTTATAGAATTGATTTTAATACTACTACAGCAGAACTTGTTAAAGCTGCTGCACAACCCATAAATCCTTTGAATTCAACAAACTTAGCGACTTCTACTCAGGTACAGACAGATTTTTTTGCAAGTCCTTTAGGAATTACAGGAACTGTGCCAGCGGCTACTTCTAGTCCTACATTGCAACCTTTAGGAACTAGCTTCTATAATATTACCTCGTTAATAGTAGGAAATTCATACCCCGCAAATTTATTTACTTTGCCTCCTTATTTGTTATCTACAGTAATGAAGCTTAGACCTTTCGCCTATATTGAACCACTAAATTTTCCAGTATCAGATGATTTTATAAGCGGAGCAACTTCTGCAGCAGCATCGAAATTTACTACTGCAAATGCTTCTGGAGTACAAACGTCACCTGCAACATTTCAGCAAGTAATTCAGAATTATAATACTAGTCAACAAGTTATAAATTATACGAGCACAAGTCCCGTATTTATTGATCCAAGTGTTCAGAATTTGGTAGCCTATTTTAATTATTTAGATGTAGTATTTCTTCCTTATAGTCCACAATTACAAACTCCATATGAAATTTTAGATCAAATTCGAAGTATTACATTTACAGAAATTTTTGAACAGCCTAGTGGTCAGTTTCTAGTACGTTCACCCCAATATAACAATATGGCTGCTTCTGTTCCAGGAAGATCTGATATTTCTATGATTCGGAGTAGGAATTTAAATATTCTTTCTACAAATTATACAGAAACTGTAGAACATCTAGTGACTAGACTAATATCAGGTTATTCTACTAGTGTATTACCTACAGATCTGCTAAAACAATTTGGCTATTGTGATGGAAAACTTTTAATTCAAAATGGATTAACAGAAATGGAGACAATAGCAAATCCAAATACTTCAACAATTTCTTTATCTAATCCTACAACTAATAACAGTTCTATTCCAGGTATTTTTGGATGGGCCGAATATTTGATGGAATTATCTAATGCTAAACTTAAAACAGGCACTATTATGTGTGATTTAGATAATACAATTCAAGTAGGACAGACATTTATTGATGAGACAAAATTTAAATTTGGATATATTATAGGTGTTAGCAAGCATGTTGCTGTGGCGGGAACAGCTACGATGTCTCTTAATTTATCATATGTACGTGATGCTGTCCCTTCATATTCTGATCCATCTAACCCATATGCAATTACAGGCATAAATGTAGATTTGTTACCTATTTTAACAGATATTGAGAATTCATTTGCATCAGGTACTTTAAAACCAACGTCACAGACAACCAATATATGAACAATTATCGTATTTTTCAAGCTCAAATTTTAGCTAAAGATCCAGTAACCCCTAGGCAGTATTCGGTGGTAGAGATTCCTAATGGTCAAAAATTGGTTGGGGTTCAGCTTCCGAATGCTTTAAAAGATCAAAGTGCTCCCTTACTCGGTAGTATTGTTTTAGTGCTTCAGTTGGATGCCTATAGATCTTATATTTTAATGGTATTGAGAGAGCCCTATACATTCTTATCTACCAATGATCAGTATAGAGGTTTTATTCCATCTGTAGGAAATGCTGCTCAAGATATTCATAATCATGCCAATCCTATTCAAGATGGCGAAATCTATATGGAAGCAACAGGCCCTTCTTCACCTACAGGACAGGGGATTCCAGGTTTTGGGGCTCACCTATACCTTGGCAACAATGGGACTGCTCAAATTGAATCTGGGTCCACTGGTGAGCGTTTGGTAGTAGGTGGCACAGGTTCCGATGATGATCATGAGGTAGTATTGTCAGCAGATAATGGTTATTTTGAGAGTAATACAGGTACAAATAATATTCAAAGTACTTTCAATTTTACAACAAATTCTGTTACTGGATTAACTGAAGGTCTTCAAATAGCTACACAGTTATCTGTTCCTACAGGTCTTACTACAGTTGAAACTCCTATTTGTGAATTGACAATGGATACAATAGGGAATATATCTCTTAATAATACTACTTTTGGGACTGGAATAAGTTTGGCTTCTTTAAAGATGGACCCCCTTGGAGATATTTCTTTAACTGGGACTACAATTTCTTTAAATGGTGGAGTTGGCCAAGGTGTAGCTCGATTGAATGACTTAACAATTTCAAATACATCTACGGACCCAATTTATTGGTTGTTTATACAGGCAATTCAAAGCTTTTTTACGGCATTGGCAGGATTTCAAGGTGGAAGTCCTGTGTTGCATTCTGAACTTGGAGCATTAGGAGCAGCTTTCTTAGCACAATCACCAATTGTTCCTCCATCAATAACAAGCAAGATAAGTACATCATCACTTTCAGTCACGGCGGGTAATTAAGATGCCTAATCCTCCTACATCTGCTTTAACAACATTAGGTACATGCTTTTACAATTTCGTGAAGGCTATACTTTGCGGTAACGTTATTTTAAAAAGTACATTCAAAACCTTTTTGAATAGTCAGATATTGGCAGCAAATGCAGAGATTGCAATACTTGGAGCACAGGTTGTACGATTGGATATTTTGAATTCATTTGCACAATTAGAAATTAATACTCTTGCAGCAGTGCAGAATAAGATACAAGCAGATCTCAACGTGGTTCTTGGTCCTATGGTAGGAGCTTCTACTTGTCCAGTGATTAGCAATTTTATAGCTCAGGCTGAAAGTGGGGCAACTCTTAAGGCATTGGCAGGATTGCAGAATCTCATATACACGTACAATAGGAGAGCCTACGTTGCAACTGCTATTTCAAATAAAGTTAAATCGTTACAAAATTTTGTGAATAAAGCGCAAACAGCTTTAAATTTAATTGATCAGATTTGTGGATCTTAAGGAAAAAATATGTCAGATCTTTTGTTAACAACTATCCCAGTTTCAGGTCAGCCCCAGTATCCACCTCAACAGGGGAATCCTTCCCAATATTTTGGAGAGGGTACGAATGATTTGCAGATTGGGTCAAATAATGATTTTACTTTGGTAAGTGGATTAGAGGAAACAGTTCAGGATGTTCAGAAGATTCTCTTAACAGAGCAGGGCACACCCATTACATTGTTCCCATTGTATGGCACTACACTCCAATCCTTAATCGGCAACAGGATGAATCCAGCGACTATCAGTGGCACAGTGCAGCAGCAAATTACTCAAGCTCTACAGGTACTTTATCTGCTTACACAGAATAGAAGTAATCCAGCAGAAATTGTACAAACACTTTATTCGTTAAATGTATCGCTTCAGAGCGAAACAAATATAGCAGCATTATTAACCGTGATCGCCATGAATAATGAGGAGATCACAACTGGCATAAACGTAGGATCAATATAAGATGGCAAAAATTAAATTATCTGGAATATATAAAATTCAACATATAGATGGAAAGATGTATGTTGGATCTGCTATTAATATTGATAAACGTTGGAAACTTCATTTGGCACAATTACATAGTAATAGACACCATTCAATCCTTCTTCAAAGAGCATGGAATAAATATGGTGAAGTTGCATTTAAATTTGAAGTATTAGAAATCGTTGACAATCCTACCAAAGAGTTATTGGAAGAAAGAGAACAATTTTGGATGGATTATTATCAATGCTATGATCCTGAAAAAGGATACAATGTAGCCATTAAGGCTGGAACAAATTTAGGTATTAAAAAGTCTAAAGAAGCACGTTTAAAATTAAGTCTTGCACGAAAAGGTTGTGTAGCATGGAATAAAGATTCTTGGAAAGATAAAGTATCTGAAGAAGAACTTGTTGCCTATTACCAAGCAGGAAATTCTATGGGTGATTGTAAAATGAAATTTCATATTTCATTGGATTCCATTAGGTTGATTTTAAGACGAAATAATGTTATGCGTTCTCCATTAGAAGGACGAAGGCAAGAAAAATTTAGAAATAAGATAAGAATGACAGTTATTGGAAAACCTTCACCACGGAAAGGAATAAAAACAGAAAAAATAAGTTGGAATAATGGCATTTGGAAGAGTAAAGCTTCTGAAGAAGAGATAGTTGAATTTTATAAATTAGGTAATTCAATACAAGATTGTCATGAACATTTTAACATATCTGTAGATACTATTCGAATGGTTTTGAATAAACATAATGTTGTTCGTACACCACATGAAGGAATGATTTTAGAAAAAGCTCAGGGTAAAAGAATAAAAGCTTACAAAAAATGGCGTAATACAAATAAAATTTTAGTTGAGGCATAATTATGGCATTTCCCACATTCAGTCAAATCATTCAGCAAATGGTATCATTTTTACAGATATCGCGGCCAGATATCGCGTCTACACCTGGAACAGTAGTTTCGGACGTAATTATTTCAACTGTTGCAAATCAATTATCTGCTCAAAATGGTACTGATCCTTCTGTTTTTTCAAACTTGCAATATACACAGAATCTCCAAGCTTTTGTAGTGAATGCAGCTACAATTCTCCCTGCGGATATGGACAATATTGCACAGAATTATGGTATGGTTAGAAATCCTGCAGTTCAGGCTACAGGATTTATCACGCTAAGGATTAGAAATTACACTACTTCTTCACCTATTATTACAGTTCCTTCTGGAATGACAGTTACTACTCTATCTACCTCTAATACTCCCGCTGTTTCTTTTTCTACAACAGCCACAAAAACTTTTACGCCCTCTAATGCCCCCAGCTATTACAATCCTCAAAGTGGATTTTATGAACAAACGGTTGGAATCATAGCACAAACAGCGGGAAGCTTAGGAAATGTAAATTCAAATACCATCGTCTCCCTTGTTGGTCCTGGTCTTGGTATTGATAGTGTGACAAATATTGCAGCAACTAGTGGTGGAACGAATATTGAATCTAACGTTCAATTTGCTGCTCGTATTCAGATTAAGCTTGAAGGTAATAACGTAGGCACTCCTAATGGAATAATTTCCCTTATGGAGACAAATCCAAATGTTATTCAAGCTCTTATCGTTGGGCCTAATGATCCTAATCCTCCCTTGCGTAATCAATATGGGGGAAGTGTCAATGTCTATATTAGGGGGCAGATCCCAGTAACTGTATTGGCAGAACCTTTTACCTATTCTTCAACTGGAAGTCAGCAGTATGTTTTATTGAATCAGCCAGCACTATCAGTAGGTTCTGTCACTGGTATTGTTGGGGGTGTACCCTATACTTTTGTAGCTGGTACAGATTATAAATTTGTATTAAATCCAAATCTTTTACTGGCAGGAAGTACTGAAGCAGCCAGCTATATCGTTTTTGGAAGATCCACTTATTTTAATATTGTAACAGTAGGTCTTCCTTTTACGGTTGCTACTGTAACAGATAGTGTACATTTAGTTGTTTCTTCTACTATAGGCATGACTGCTGGAGATACAATTGTACAAGGATCTAATACTACTACAATTACTATCATAACTGATGGGACCCATTTAGTCGTCGGATCTACAATTGGGTGGATAGGATCTGGAACTGCAGCTGCAGATACCTCTGTATCACAGTTAGTTGTTAATACAACAAGTGGAATGAATCCTGGAGATACAATTGTACAAGGAGCTTTTTTCACTACTGTTACTTCCGTTACTAATTCAACTGTAGTTGTAGTGGCAAGTCTAACAGGTGCTGTAGCGGGATCAGCCTTCTTTGAGGGCTTCTTCCCTGATAATAATACAGTGGTCACAATTAATTATACATATGATAGTTTGATTGCTACTCTCCAAGCTTTAATTAACAATAATTCTAATCATATTGTCGGCTCAGATATTCTTGTGGTGGAAGCTATTGAAGCAGTAATTTCAGGTAATATGGGAATTTTTATTGTTCCAGGTTATGTTCCCGCCACAGTTCAAACTAATGTATCTACAGCACTTTCTACATACATAGATGCCCTTGGATTAGGAGCAAACATTGTATTGAGTGAATTAGTTGCAATCGCGCAAGATGTACCAGGAGTAGCAGAGGTTGATCTTACGAGTCTCGTTTTGCAAAGTACAGAAGGTGTTGTGACGACTACTATACCTCCTGGGCAACAAATTTCAGTCGGTTCGGAGGCTTACCCAGTTACACCAATTGGAATCACTATAACAGTAGAAGGATAAAATTTATGAGCATAGCATATAAGTCAAAAGTAAATGAAAGAGTAACAGGATCTCCAATTAGTTTAGAGCCACATACTGTTGGTATTGTGGGAGTGTTTACAGTTGTTCCGAATGTAATTCGTTTAGTTGAAGTTCCTCAAGGCCCAGGTCCAGCTGTTTCCATTTATGGATATACTGAAACTCTAACACCTTCTCCCTCTGGCACTCAATTTTATGTTGACTACCCAACTGGAGTTATTACATTTAACGCCTCTCAAAATGGTCATTCAGTTTTAGTTTCCTATACGGGATTAGGGTCAGAAATTGCAGCAGAAGATATTAATGAACTTCAAATTCCAGTTGGCATTGCCTTAAATGCAGATGGATCATTGTCTGCTGGTATTGTTACTACTACTAGTCTTTCTGGTTCGCTGGTTCTTCCTTTCACTACTCTTCAGACATTAAATAATTCTATTGTTCCTGTAACAAATGGATCTGGGTATTTAATTTCTTCAGCTACTACCGCAACTGAATTAGGTTATCTATCTGGTGCCGCTTCTAATATTCAAGCACAATTAAATGCTCTTTCTTCTGGTACAATCACTTCTGTAGTTGGAACAACGCATGAAATTATTGCTTCTACTTCTTTTGGAGTTGTCACATTATCTACTCCACAAGCTATTGATACAACAAGTAGCCCAACTTTTTATTCACTTACACTTACAAATCCATTGACAGTTGGGAATGGTGGAACTGGAGATAGTTCTCATACTGCTTACGCAGTACTTACTGGAGGTACTACTTCTACTGGAGCACTTCAATCTGTTTCAGGGGTAGGAACCTCTGGTCAAGTTCTCACAAGTAATGGAGCTAGTACCCTCCCAACTTGGCAAACTTTGATTACTCCTTCTGGGATTACAGCTTTGACAGGTGATGTTACTACTAGTGTTAGTCCTTCGAATCCTTATCTTAATACAGCATCTACTTATGCTGTTCTAGGTGAAACAGCAGTTACTAATACGGGAAGCACTGTTCTTATTGGAGATTTAGGTATTTCTCCTAATAATGCAACATCAATTACTGGCTTCCCTCCAGGGACTTATTCAGGTACAGAAAATGCAGGTAACTCAGCTGCAGCGACTGCCCTTGCTGATGCAACATCAGCTGCTGCCACTTTAACAGCAATGGGTCCTGGTACAGACCTATCTTCTACTGATCTAGGTGGTCATACTTGTGTTCCAGGCGTTTATCACACATCTTCAACAGCAACATGGTCTGCAGGTAACTTAACCTTAAATGGTGCAGGTACATATATATTCCTAATTGGTTCAAGCTTAACAATGCCAGCCAATGCAACCGTAGTATTGGAAGGTGGAGCAATCGCTGATAACGTTTACTTCGTAACGGTGTCAACCTTTACCTTTGGTGCAAATTGTACTGTTAATGGAACTATTTTAGCTGGTACTTCTATTACTTTTGCTTCTAATAGTGTGTTGAATGGTCGTGCTCTTTGTTATGGTCCTTCTGGAACAACTGTTGCATTCCCAAGTGCAGCTACTGTAACTGTTCCTCCAGGTTCTGGTGGAGTAGAAGTTGCCACATTAGCTACAGTAAATAGTGATGTTGGATCATTTACTTGGACTAATTTTACTGTAAATGCAAAAGGTTTAATTACTGCTGCTTCTACTAATCCAACTCCTGTTACTTCTATCTATGCTGATAGTAATCCTCTTTTGACAGGTTCAGTTCAACTAGTTTCTGGCACAAATGTCACTCTTTCCCAGGTGGGTCAGGTGATCACCATTAATGCTACTTCTGGTGGGTCAGGCACAGTTAATAGTGGGACGGTACATCAACTTGCTTATTACTCAGCTACTGGAACGGCTGTTAGTGGCAGTTCCATATTATCTCAAGATGTTAATGGTCTAATAATTACAAGTCCAGCACCTTATGTTCGAAGTGCTGCAGGTCTTGACATACTTGCTGCTGCAAATTTATATCTTACTGCTGGTGGAACTATCTTTTTATATGGGAACGTAATAGATGCTGCAACTCATAAAATTATTAATCTAGGTAATGGATCAGCTGCCCAGGATGCTGCTGCATTTGGTCAAATTACTGCAGCTAATGCAGGTGCTTTGGCCTTATCTGGTGGTACATTGATTGGATCTTTAGGAATTGGGGAATCTCCAGTAGCATCTGCTGTTTTAGATGTTGCTTCTACAACTCAAGGTTTCTTACCACCAAGAATGACTACAACCCAAATGAATGCAATTAGTAGTCCTGCTGAGGGTTTAGAGATTTATGCAACTGATACACATCAATGGATGGGATATAATGGTTCTGCTTGGGTCATATTAGGCTAATAAAGGTAAATAACAATGGCATTTTACGGCGCGGGAATTTTCTATGGATCGGGAAGTTTTTACATCGGGGCAACCACAACGGCTGCTCAGGGTATTCCTATTGATTTACGTTTTTATAGAACGTCACAGGATGGTGTTTATGTTTTTTGGTGGGGTTTTGATCCCACATTCATTACTCCTGCTTTAGCTTCCGCTGGATTTGATTTACAATTGGATACTGTTCCAACATTTAATTCTCCAAATTTAGTTACGTATACTCAACTCACAGCTATTACTTTTCAAAATGGTAATGTTAGAAAAGGATTTGCTGTTCCAGTCGCTGCCCGTATTAATGATACAGTTCAAACTTGGTATGCACGAGTTAGGACTCATACTCCTTCTTTTATTTCAGATTGGTCAGCTACCTTAACTTGGATTATTCCTCAGAGTGTTCAGCAATCTTCTGCAGAAGCTTTGATGGAATCTTTGCCTGATTATCATGTATATGGTAAAGGAGATCTTTTAAAACCTGTTTCGCAGCGTAATACTAACTTATGGCAAGTTGAGAATATGTATGGAAATCAATTAGACCAAGTATTTTATGCCAATTTTCTTACTCAGACAGATAATTATGTTGATATGTGTGTAGATGAAAATTTAGCTGAAAATTTTGGTGTGATGTTCAATTTCCCTAAACCAAATAGTATGCAGTACGTAGATTATCGTTGGATTTTGATGAATTTATATTTGGCTTCTTTAGTTGGTGGGACGAATGAAGCTGTTATTTTAACAGTTCAATCGTTTACGGGTGTTCCACCTGTTATTACTAATATACGAGACTTGAATAATTTCGTTTTAACTACAACTCAAGATGCTCCAGAAACTCAGACACTTAATACAACTTCAATTATAAATATTATAGATGCTACTCATCTAGAAGTCGGAAGTACAATTGGTTGGGTTACTGGTTCTGCTTTAGATACAACAGTTTCCATTCCTTTTACTGTCACAGATGTGGAAGATAGCACCCATTTTATTGTTTCCTCAACAGTAGGTATGACAAATGGTGATACAATTAAGGAATCTGTATTTTATACTTCTTCTCCTTTTATTGATAGTACTTTAGTTGTCGAGAATATAACTCCAACTGCTTCACCTTCTCTTCTTGGTACAGCATCTACCTTTGCTGTTTTGGGAGATACTGCAGTCACTAATATAGGCAGTACTATTTTAACAGGAGATTTAGGTAATGTGGCTGTATCTTCCATTACAGGATTTCCTCCAGGTACATTTACAGGCATATTGCATAGTGGAGATTCTGCAGCAATACAAGCACATACAGATGCAACCTCAGCAGCAATTGCCTTGAAAGCACTTGTTCCTTTTACAAATATTTCATCAACGGATTTGGGGGGTGCTACACTTACTCCAGGTAATTATCATGCTTCCTCAACAGGAACATGGTCTGCTGGGCCTCTTACACTCAATGGTGCAGGACAATATGTATTTGTATTTGGAACTGCTCTTACTATGCCAGCTAATGCTACTGTAGTTTTAACAGGAGGTGCAACAGCTGACAATGTTTACTTTGTAACTGGTACAACATTTACATTTGGAGCAGACTGTATTGTTAATGGCACTATCTTAGCTGGAACATCCATTACTTTTGCTTCTAACAGTGTTTTGAATGGTAGAGCATTAACGTATGGACCCTCTGGAACAACTGTGACATTCCCAAGTGCAGGTACAATAGTTGTTCCATCAGGTGGTATTACTCCAGGTCTTATCGTTCCTCCCAGCACGTATACAACAAATGGGGCATTGGGATATTGGACTATGCTTGTCCCAACAACAAATACATTACAAGCTATATTTGATGTAGGCAATCCTATTAAAATATTCAATGCCTTACAAGGGGCTACTGCATTAACAGGTAATGTAACGTTTACAAATGGAAGTGCTACAGTTACAGGTGGTGGAACTTCCTTTTTATCTCAGTTATCTATTGGAGATCAGATTACAGATCCTACTGGGATTTATTTAGGTACTATAAAATTAATTACAGATAATACACATGCCATACTGCTTGAACCTTGGGCTGGTCCAACGGAAGTCATTACAGCTTATAAATTGCAATATACGGAAGCTCAGTTGCCTGTTCCTGTTCTTTGGGATTCGGCTACATTAGCTTCTGGAGTACTTATTACAATTCTAAATCCTGGAGACTTTCCACTTTACTAAAAATTAGGAGATTACGATGACAGATACAAATGATAGTTTCAAATTATGTGGTAGTGTAAGAAAGCAATTGTTTAATTCAGATGGAAATCTTATTTATGATCATACTGATTCAAATGTTGTAGTTACAGTTGGAATACAATATCTTACATCTTGGCTTACTGCTGCTACTCATGCAACCTCATTTATGCCTTATATGGGACTTGGGACTGGATCTACTACACCTGTTGTCGGGCTTACAGATCTTCAAACGCCACTTCCAACTCGTGTTCTTGGGACTTTAACAAGTTCTGCAAGTATATGGCAGAATGTCTCTACATTTGGACCTGGTATTAATACAGGTACAATTACTGAAGCTGGATTATTTTCAGTAAATTGGACTTATCCCACTCCAGCAGGAACTATGTTTGCCTATCAAACTTTTGGTGCCGTATCTAAAGGTGCTGGTGATACATTTATTTTAACTTGGACTGTGACTTTTAACTAAGGATAAAATATGTCTACTGTATTTGTACAGCAAGCAGGTAACGGAATTAGTGGGGCAGGTACATTAAGTATAATGGTGCCCATTAGTGCTTCTACTTTAGGAAATCTTATAGTAGTCGCTACTGGGTTTGATAACTCTATAGGGGTTTTCGTATCTAGTATAACAGATAATGCTACTGGTGGTAGTAATACCTATGTTCAAGCTCCTGGTGCTTTTGCTGCAAATCCAAATGGTACTGGAGGGGCTGTTGGGGAGAATACAGATATTTGGTATTGCATGAATTGTAAGGCAGGGGCTACCCACGTAACAGTCTCCTATTCACCATCAGTTAGACACTGTATTGCAAATGTTTTTGAATTTTCAGGTGCTAGTGTTTCTGTAATCGCAAATAATTTAATAGGTAATACAACACCAGTAAGCCCAGCACTTATTCCATCTAATACAGGGTCATTATTAGTAGCCGTAAGTCAAAATTATACTATTAATCCTACAGGTCAGACTGGAAGTTGGACACCTTTTATATATGGTGGTGGTGGTGGAGGTGGAAATATTGCAGCATATATAATTAATCCTCCTATAAGTTCACAACAATTAGTAGAAACTCCTAATGTTGCTGCCCAATTTGCTTCTTCCATAGTAGAATTCTATACTCCTCTACCTCCTCTTACTCTAACTTTATCTGATTCTGTATCTTCAAGTGATACAACAGTAAAAGAGGATGAGAAAATATTAACAGATTCGGTTAATATGGTGGACTCAGTAAATCAAGCAAAAGCAGTTCCATTAGCAGATAGCATGACAGTAACAGATTCCACCCCAGGATCATTCACTATTCAAAGTGATCATCTCGTACCAGTTACAATTCCTATTATTGAGAAATTAGTTAATCAACTCGTGCCAGCCGACGTTAAGACATATTTTAAAATAGTTGAGTAAAGGAGATTCATATGAGTTCAGTGATTTTTAGTAACGCCCAGCGTATCATAGCCGCAATTTTTGATTGGCTACAAACCAGTAGTCAGGGCAGAATTGCAGATTTTATTACAGACACATTTTCAGCAGGTATTGATAATGCTACTACAGCAGGAGAAGGATTCCTTGTTGTTCCTGGTACAAATAATACCTCGCTCACTCCCTCCGTGAATGTTACTCTTGGGGGCATAGCTTATGATCTATTGGCGAATAGAATTTATATTTCTCCAACGGATACTACTCTTTATAATCCAGCAAATATAACGACTACAACAAATGATGGTCTTGGGAATTTATTAGCTACCCCCCAGTCTACAGGTGTTGTTAATATCCCAGTAACCCAAGGTTCCCAAAATTATCTTTGGATTGATTATCTTCCTACCATTAATACAGCTGCTTTTACAACTAATGAAATTACAAATGCTAAGATTTTCTATGAACAGACAGATGGGTACAACATTCAAGTAACTACTGTAAATGTTCCTCCAGATGCTAATTCTATTTTCTTAGCTTCCGTAAATATGACTGGTGGAGGTGCAGTAGCAAGTTCTAATATTTCACAAATTGGACGTACTTACATGAGTATAGATCCTAAAATGGTTCCGATAACCACACCGTTTAATAATGGATCAAATCGTACTCCTGCTTATACTCAAAATACTACCTATACACTTGATGCTCATATTAAATCGATTGGTACAGGAACGGGAATAAGTCCCACGAATCCGCATAATATGTCCCTAGGGGATTTAGGAATATCTGCTATTGATACTGTAGTTGGGCGTAGCCAGATTGAAGGTAATAATAATGTTATTATCACTACAAATCCTAATCCTGTTGCTTCTGCTATGGCTTCTTATATTAATGGTGTAACTTACGGTAGTGATACCCTTAATGTTTATGCTCTTTCAACTTACGGAGGTATTCCTGAATATGCCATTGTAAATGGTGCAGCTTATTCAGGGACCCAAATATTTGGTGTGGCTCTTACAAATGCAACTGTGCCATTCCCCGCTGTTTCTGGTTTTTATTATGTCTATTGGGATTCTGTTGCTCAAGCTTTTGGGGTATCAACATCTATTGCCGTTACAACGGATGTTACGAAGCTTTTACTTGCCTCTGTTACTTATACGTATGTGGGATCTACATTTCCACCAGATCACAATATTCTTTCTGGTTTAACAGATCTTAGACTTATTGGAGGTACAAATAGTTTATTGCAACGTTGGACTACAGTAGCAAGACCTGTAAATCCAGTAGTAGGGGAATTCGGTTTTAATACTACTCTTGGAATATTAGAATATTGGGATGGAACTGCTTGGCAACAGGTTGTTGAAGCTTCTGCAAATGGAAATGTTCCATCTGGAGCTATGTTAGATTTTGCGGGAACTTCTGCAAGTATACCAACTGGTTATCTTCCTTGTGATGGTTCAGTTGTATCTCAAGCAACTTATGCTAATTTATTCGCCGTCATTAATACAATATGGAATACAGGTGGAGAAGGGGTCGGAAATTTTAGACTTCCTAATTTTCAAAGAAGTGTTGCTGTCGGATCTGGTGGAACGGAAACTACTGAATTGGGGAGTACCGTTGGTAGCGTTGGGGGAGTGGAATCTGAAACACATACTCATACAGAAAACCCCCATATCCACAATCAGGCAAATAATGGGATACTTAATGTAAATATAGGTACTAATATAGGTATTTATGATATTTCAGGAAATCCACCATCTCCATCCTCAGACATGGGGGCTACAAATACTGCGGGGGGTAATCCATGTTATCGTTTAACAGCTGGAACTACAACTCAAAGTAATTCTGGTATGAGTAGTTTCACCAGTAATAATTTTCAACCTTCAGCTGTAGTTACCAAGATTATAAAATACTAAAAGGAAATTAAATTATGAATGACTCTATAATTAGTTGTATTAAATGTACTGATGCAACAGGAAATGTAGACCACTATGATGTTTCTTTTTCTTTTTCTAATCTAGGATCTCTTCCTTTTACACCAATAGTAACTTTAAAATCATCAGATCTACAAAATTCTAATGATTTAAATGAAGTAAAAGCAAAAGCATGTACTCAAGCAACTCAATTAAAAGCTTTATATGTTTACCAAAATAGTCTTGTTTATTCAAAGCTTACAGATCTTAATGGCCCTGTAACTCTGTAAAAGGAGAACTACTATGCATAAATTTACCTGGAAACCAGATCTACCTGATTTTCGTGATCTTACGTATAAGGCTATCCATAAGTACAGCCTTTATGAACTTCCAGTAGCAGCAGATTTACGTTCTAGTTGTTCTCCTGTTGAAAATCAGGATCAGCTAGGCTCTTGCACAAGTTTCGCTTTGGCTGGAGCCCTTGAATTCTTGGAAGAGAAAGCTCTTTCAACAAAAACTGCTTCTGCTGAGATTCTTGCTTCTACCTATACTCCTTTTTCTCACCTTTTCATTTATTATAATGAACGTGATATGGAAGGTGACGTAAATGAGGATGGAGGTGGGCAGCTTCGAGATGGAATTAAGACATTGGCTACCCTTGGAGGCTGTTCAGAGCTTACTTGGCCCTATGATGAGTCTAAAGTGTTTGATAAGCCCTCCGATGCATCTTATCAGGAAGCTCTTCAGCATAAAATTACTTCTTACCTTAGTTTGAATTCTATATCTGATATGAAGCATTGTCTTTCAGATGGATTTCCCTTTGCTTTTGGATTTACGGTCTACGACTCCTTTGAGTCTGAAGAAACAGCTCGAACGGGTATTCTGAAGATGCCTACTTATACAGATAGTTGTGTGGGTGGACATGCAGTGCTGGCAGTTGGCTACAGTGATGCTGAGCAAATGTTCATCGTTCGTAATTCCTGGGGTTCAGGCTGGGGCTTACAGGGATACTTCAAGATGCCCTACCAATATATCATGAATGCAAATCTAGCCTCGGATTTCTGGACGATTCGTAAGTAAAGGAGATAATATGGACTGGGGAAATTTAATAAATCAAATTATCAGTGTTGTCTCACCTACCAATGTTCCAGTAGCGCAGCCTGACGATAATTTCGACGGGACTGAGCTGGAACTTGTAAGGGATACGTATTCTGAATTTTCTACACAGGGAAACCTTTCTATTGATGAGTCTTGGGAATGTTTTACTATAGAATGTCCTAAAGAATCCTACGAAGGTTCCCATGTGTGTATTCCTTGTGGCACATATGAGATTGAATTGGTTGATAGCCCTAAGCATGGACCAAATACCCCTCAGTTAGAAGAGGTTCCTGGTAGATCTCTTATTCAGATGCATAGTTCAAATTATGCAATTAATCCAGAAACTAAGCAAGTATTTTTATTAGGATGTATTGCCCCAGGCACTCAAAAAGATCCTAATGTAGTTTACAATTCTAAAGTAGCTATGGCTGCTGTTATGCAAAAGATAGATTGGGATAAACCAGTCAGAATAACAATTTCCGAGTCATAAATAAACCCTCCTGTAGTTCCCCCTTGACATTTTTCCTATCTAGATGTATACTGTACTTGTGCAAGCATTTAATTTCATCTGTGTGTCTTGTGGCTCCCAACTCTTAGAGACTGGTGTGCTACTTGCAACAGCAGAGGGACCTTTTGTGTTTTGTGAAACCTGCAGAACGCTCTATTATATTGATGCTCTAGAAAATGCTGAGGGTCATCCAGTGGTAGTTGTGGAACCTACTCGTCTTGAGCCTGAACAAGAGTTCGATATTATTAGGGGGGCATTGAAACAGACTCCTTTAAAAGAACACTTAGATAAAGTGGAAGAGCGAAATGTTAATCCCCATTTCCAACAAGATTTGAAATCAATGATTACTGCTTCTGTAACTCCTAGCGATTTGATAAGGAAACTACACAACTATCATGACTAATTTTAAATGTTATGCCTGTTTGGTTAAACCCCCAGAACACAAGTTTAGTGAGTGCCTATCAGTTGAGTGTTCTTGTCAATGTGTGAGAGAGGTTTATTCGAAAGGTCCAAATCAGGTGCTTGAAGATGTAGCAGCGGATAGTCCAAATTTTTTAAAGATAAATAATGCAGAGATTAAGACTCTCCCAGATGCTACAAAAGAAGTGAAGGAGTTCAATAAAATAGATCGTTCCGAATGGCTACCTAAAAAGAAAAAAGATAAGAGATTCAAGCGCAGAGTGAGATAAGACAATCATAACCCTGAAGAGTAGTGAACATGTAGAACTTATTAAGAAAGCTGGCACAATCCTTTCGGATTGCCTCAGCTTTTTGTCGTTACAAGTACAACCTGGGGTGACAGGTTTACAGATTGATAAATTAGCAGATGATTTCATTCAGTCTCATGGTGGAACTGCTGCCTGTAAAGGATTTGAGGGATATACAGCAGCAACCTGCATTTCAGTTAATGCCAATGCAGTTCATTGTATCCCAGATAATAAACCATTTTTAGAAGGGGATATAGTAAAACTAGATATAGTAGTAGATTACCATGGCTGGAAAGCTGATTCTGCTATAAGTGTTCTCATTCCTCCAGTTAAACCAGAAGTCAGAAAGCTTGCAGAAACCACGTATACAGCAATGCTACAGGGGATTTCAGCGTGTATTAATGGAAATACAGTCCAGAGTGTCAGTCAGGCAATTTATGACGCTAGAAACGAATATGGTATAGAATGTGGTGTAGTGAAAGAATTCACAGGGCATGGAATTGGACAAAATATCCATGAAGGGCCTTCTATTCCTAATGTGGTTATAAAAGAGAAGAATTCTCTCCTTGTTGAGGGGATGGTGCTTTGTATTGAACCTATTTTCTGCCTTGGAAAACCTGATATCTATTATAAAAAGGGGGAATGGAATACTTGGATGATGGACGGAGGTTTTGTTTCTCACTGGGAACACACAGTATTAGTAACTAACAATGTTCCTGAAATTTTAACATTACGAAAGGAAGAACGAGATCTTTTATGAAATGTAAAGATGTTATTTGTGTTACATGTCACAATAAATTTTTTGGTGGTAGTACGGCTATGTATTGTTCTATATACTGTAGACCAAGGTATCAAAAAATAAAGAGAAATACCTTACCAATTGCAAAGCGTTTTATAGGCTATTTAAGTGAGATTAAGATTGCAGCGGATTTGACTAGTAAGGAATATGAGCTTTTTTGGCCTGTTAGTATTGCTAATTCGTGTGATTTAATTGCTTTAAAAGACAATAAGTTATTTCGTATACAAGTTAAAACTGTCCATCGGGATACAAATGGTAAAATAACAATACCACAGGTTGATGTTTTGAAATATGATATTTTAGCATTATTTGTTGATAACTCAGAACTGCTATATTTTGATACTACTAATAAACCTTTTTATTTTTAACCCTAGAAATTATCCCTTGACATTCTTATCTACTCCTGCTATACTTAAAATATGAGAACTGTCTTATTCATCTGCAGTGGTAACACTTGCCGAAGTCCAATGGCAATGAGTGTTGCCAGGACCTACCCTAAAATCTATGCATTTTCTAGGGGTCTTTCTGCTATGGATGGGGCTACAATGTCAGAGTGTGCTAAAAAGGCTTTAGAATTAGCTAAGATCCCAGTGTCTCCTCATAAATCCAGGATGCTGCGTCCTGCTGATGTTGCACGAGCTGATTTGATTCTGGTGATGACTACCGTTCATCTCAAGGATATGAAGGTTGTATATCCAGAGGCTGCTGGTAAGACTTTCATGCTTAATCCCTTGGCTGATGTCGCTGATCCATTTGGTGATGAGTTGGAGCCATACGTTAAGTGTCTTGAGAAGATTCAGGACTGGATAGCTCCGTGGTTGGACCAGCAAAAATAAGACTTGACAAGATAACAATGTCATGTTATACTTTAGTAGATCAAAAAACCTGGGAGGGTACTAAAATGGAAAGACACTTTTTGAAATGCTCGTACTGTGAAAGGCCGATGTCAGTTAATGTTGAGAATACTACTGAGATCGCTTTTATTCTAAAACAGAATTGTCCTTTGTGCGGAGAGCTTGCTCTTCGATATATGGGTCAAGTACGAAAGACAAATATTGTTCGTGGTGGAGTAAAGAGTGCTTGTGACTTGCGTTGCACCTCAGCAGTTGGCCCAAAGTGTGATTGCGTTTGCGCTAATGAAAATCACGGCACCCATCGTTTGGTGGTGTTTGATAAAGTTGTTGGTAAGCTGGAAGTTGTTGAAAAGGATTTGCTGAATAACAACGAGAATTACTTAGCCAGGATCAAGAGAATGGCGGCTGCAAAGAATAAGATCAAGGTTAATGTCATTACGTTCTTGAATTATCAAAATCGGGCTATCCTGGAATACCTTAAGCAGAATAAAGGGTATGCTTATAAGATGCCTTACGAAGATTATCGCAAGTACAATATTTATCGTGAGATGCTGAAGAAAATTGACAAGATTGAAGACCTGAAGAGCATTCAGAAAAAGATCAACTCCTTGACGAAGCTGATTAAGCAGATCGGGACAGGTCTTGACTACTTGGAAGCTTTGAGTGCAGCGAAAGAGGCTGCTGAAGCAAAGGTGGTCGCATGAACATCTACGGGACTGAGAAGGGACCTTTTTTCTGGAATAAGAATGCAATCATAGTCAAACTGTGGAATAGCTTGACTAAAGCTGACTATGATGCTGTGAGACTGCGACTGAACTAATTACATGGGGTTAACACTTTTAACAGCAGCAGAACGTAAGATTCTCATTGATAAGCTTGTGGCAAATGATGTCACGGAGTATTTTCATATAGCTATTGGTGAAGGATCTTTGGAAGCAGGGAGAATTAGAAAGAATATTAGAAAACTCTATAATAAATTAGACGATGCAGAATTACTGAGTATCAAATTATGAATAGGATTATCAAGGAGATCATATGATAGTTTGGGATGGATTTACTTTAGTTGGTTTAGTTATTGTTGGAATTGGATTTATATTGTATATTCTATCTATGGTCTTAGATGGAATTGAGAAAGTATATGAACCAGTTGTCAAAGTAGAAAATAGTCTTGGATTGCCTTTCGGTGTAAAAGCAATTGTAAATTATGTTATTGCTTTATTTGTAATTGCTTTGTTGTGTAGATTTTTTAAAGTATAAGAAGAGGATAACATGCGTGTAAGGTATAATTTAGTCAGGAAAAAATTTGGTAGGCTTTTAGTGACGAGTTTCCACCATAAGGATGAAAAATACAGAAGTAATTTCTGGAATTGTCAATGTGAATGTGGTAATATATTAGTACTTTCTGCATCAACTCTTCAAAGAAAGAAAAGACCTACAATATCATGTGGATGCTATAGATATGATAGGGTGTCGGGTCAGCCAGCTCCAAATAGATTACTTAAGGGTCGAGCAAATTTTAATTCCTTATTTCAGTCCTATATAAAAGCTGCTAAACAGCGAGAAATAATTTTTCTTCTAACACAAGAGGAATTTCGACAATTGACTAGTCAGAATTGTCATTATTGTAATAGTGAGCCACTGCAGAACCATAGTAAAAGGGAAACCTACGGTTCTTATTTATATAATGGTATAGATCGTTTAGATTCTGATAAATCTTATATCTTAGATAATTGCGTTTCTTGCTGCAAGGTATGTAATTATGCCAAACGAATTATGACAGTTGAAGAGTTTAAATTTTGGATTACACGAGTATATAATAATTTTGTAAACCGAAGATTGGAGGATCATCCCCTCTCCTCAGCTCCAATTTCTTATGAGCAATGAATGTCCTTTACCGTGTAAGATTTGCTTTCACCCAGGAGAGCAGCATTTTGTATTTGAAGATACTGTTACCGAGTGGTTATTTAATGAGGATGTCGGTCATGAGGTCGAAGTAAATTCACCTTATCCTCGTCCTGTCTGTAATGAATGTTCAAGGGATTGTGTTTTTGAAGAGATGACTAATTTGGAATTTGTGGAATGGAAATATGATAATCATCAATGTAAGTAATGTGAAGAGCCAGCTTGTGGGTGAACTTGATCCCAGAGTGATCTCAGCCCTACGTGCTAAACTATCTGCAGAGATGGTTGGAGCCTTTTTTGCTCGTCGAGCCAATCCCTATGCAGGAGTCAGATACTTTTTCACTCCAAAGACTCAGATGTTTCCTACAGGCATGATCCATTACGTGCGTGATATTCTTGATAAATATGGAGTTGCTTGGGAGATCGTTGATTTACGTCCTATTGCACAGCCTGGGACTGAAATGCCTTTGCATGGTGTAATCCTACGTGATTATCAGCAGGAAGCGGTAGATCTAGCTGTCCAGAAGCAACGAGGTATCATAAGAGCTGGTACGGGGGCAGGTAAGAGTGCTGTTCTATCAGGTATCATTGGTCGGCTGAATATGAAGACTCTCATCCTGATCCATAAGCAAGACATCTTCTATCAGTTGATCAGAACCTTTGAGAAAAATCTTCAGATACCTATTGGAAAGATCGGTGACGGTGAATGCGAATTTCAGAATGTGACGGTAGCTATGGTTCAGACAGTTGCTCATGTCTTCAATCCAAAGGTTAAGGTCCTGGCAAAGGATAATAAGATTCTGAAGGAGAAGGCAGACGTTATTAGGCAGTTTCTTTCAGGTGTCGAGTGTGTTCTGGTAGATGAAGCCCATCATATTGCTGCAGATACCTTTTGGGATGTAATGCAGAATATTCCTAAAGCTACCTATCGTATCGGGGTGACAGCGACTGCATTTAGGGAAGATAATATGGATCTGATGCTTGAGGGAGCCTTGGCGAAGAAATTTGTGGACATCTCTTCCTCTGATTTGATTGATCGTAAATTTTTAGTCCCTCCGTCTATCTATCTGTATCCCATAGATCATCCAAGGCGTAAAAAAGATGATCCCTATGCTGTTGTCTATGGTGAAGAGATCGTTAACAACATAGAACGTAATATGCTGATCTGCAATCTCGCTCTGAAGGCTAAACATGCAGGGAAAGCTGTGCTGATAGCGGTGACACAGATTGAGCATGGAGAAACTTTAGAAAAGCTGTTGCAATCTGTAGATAAATCTGCTATATTTGTTAATGGTCAGTCAAAATCTGAAACCCGTAAGCAGATTCTGCAAGAGCTTGGTCAGGGTACAGTGAGAATTGTTGTGGCTACAAATATCTACTCAGAAGGAGTGGATATGCCAGCTCTGTCAGTCTTAATAAACGCTGCAGGAGCTGCCTCTGGCATTCATTCCTTGCAGTTGCTTGGTCGAGTGCTTAGAACAGCTCCAGGTAAGACGAAAGCCTGGGTTGTGGATTTGCAAGATGATGGGAAGTTTTTAAACAATCATTCAAAGGAACGGGTCAACATTTATACGACGGAACCTCGTTATAAACTGATTCCTGTGAAGGATATTTCGGAGGTGAATTTTAATGACTAAGATTGATTGCATCAGTGACTTGCATATGTACTTTGGGCCTAAGCTCGAAGGTGGGGATATTCTCATTATGTCGGGGGATATTTCATTTGTCGGCAATGCTATAGACTTTGCTGAGTTCGATTTTTGGCTTGGCAAGATCAAGCACCAGTATAAAGCTATTATTGTGACTCCAGGAAATCATGATCTGGGCAGTCAGCGTAATCCTTCCTTGTTTAAATCATTGATTACGAATGCTACCTATTTGGTGAATGAACCTGCTACCATCTTGGGTCTGAAGTTCTGGGTAAGTCCGATGACACCTACCTTTATGAATTGGGCATGGATGGCAGACCGTGGTGCATCGATTAAGAGATATTGGGACATGATCCCTGAAGGAACGGATGTAATTGTGACACATGGACCACCATTTGGTATTTTGGATGCTTGCCCTGACATGGATGATTCTACAAAGCTGGTAAACGTCGGATGTGAGGAACTTTTGAAAGCGGTGCAGCGAATTAAGCCTCGCTTGCACATTTTTGGACATATTCATGAGGGTCATGGTCAAGTCACGATTGATGGAACTACTTTTATCAATGCTTCCATTATGAATGGTCAGTATCAGCCAGTGAATAGTCCGATTACAATAAATATTTAAAATTAGCTATTGACAGAAAGTTATTTACCTGATATAATTATAGTGAGTGGTGTACAGCGTAATGGGGAACGGTGCCCCATCCCTTTATAAGGGGTTGCTCATAGATACGAGTTCGACTCTCCTCACCCTCAAAATTTTGTATGTGTTAAATGAAATAATAGAGGTGATCCAAGTGAAAAAGTTACTAGCCGTACTAGCCGTGGTTTTAGTGTCGAGGTTTAGTTTTGCAGATCCGTCTACAATTGGTACACAACCACCTTCAGCTGGGTGGAATTTCGGTAACGTAACTTATGGACAAGAGGGGGGATCTCTTATCCTTAATTCATTGAGTGATCGTTATGGGATTGCACAGTTTCAAACTGCAAATACCAACGGTCAAACTACTCAAATGCTTGGGAACGCAGATTACATCCCAGAAGCAGCCGTTAAGAATCAATTGGCGATTGATGGCTACACTCAGGCATGGGATTATAATCCTCAGTATGCGGGGATTGATGCTTCCTATTACAATCAGTCCCTCCCTACGAATATTCCTTTAACTGAATTAAGCTTTACTGGACTGGCAGGAGATCCAACTGCTCTGCAAAACGTCTATGTTCCTACTTCTGAATACAATGCTCTGTCAGCTCAGGGGCAAGCAGCCAGTATCAGCACTTTGAATACTGGTCTTGCCACCACGAATACCCAGGTGGCAGCAAATACAGCAGGTATCACTTCCATAAATAATATGAGTGATCCTACAACAGTGTTGAACCAGGCTGTGAATGGTAACACTGTAGCGATTGCAAATGAAACAGTTAGAGCTACAACCACAGAGAATTCTTTGTACACAGGGCTTAATAATGAAACAGCACGAGCCCAAGGTGCCGAAGCTGGGCTGCAGAATCAGGTTAATGCTACCAATAGTAAGGTAGCTAACCTAGATAACCGTGTTGACAAGTTGGAACAGGTTAAGGCTATGGTTGATATGAATGTACGTATTCTTGATGCAAAGAAGTATTCAGTAGGTTTCTTTGATACTTGGGATGTGTCCAATAGTAGGAACTTTGCCTTTGGTGCTCGTTTGACATACAAGCTTGGTTCGTCGTATGAGGAACGTCAACTTGAGAAGCAGCAGAAGCAGATTGAAGCCTTACAGCGAGTATTGACCAAGATTGCTAATCAGTAAATTAGCCCTTGACAAAAGTAGATAAGTATGATAGACTGTAGTATGAAGAAATTACCTTATCAGACAAAAGCGAAATGTCCAGTGTGCAATGAATTCAAATGGACGGATTTAAAATCTAAACAAAGGGCAGCTAGAGGTTGGTCTTGTACTGATTGTGTAGCTAAGAAATTTGGTATAACCTTTGAGGAAAGACAATGAGTGAGACAGACGATATTTTTGATATTGATGATTTCCTAAAAAAGAAGAAAGCTCCTGCTTATATTCAGAAAGTATGGGATAAGCATCTAAGATATCTCAATGAGTGTGAGCAAGCTGCAGAAAAAGGTTTAGAAATAACCCAAGCTCTTAGAACTATTAAAACTGCTCTTGAGAAAATTAAATGAGCTTTATAACTAACGACAATACATGTGAGTGTGGGCATCCGAAATCGAACCATGTTTATAACAACAAGTTCGAATCAGTCTGGTGTGAGCTGAATCAGAAGGTGTGTGATTGTTGGCAATACAAAGCGAGATATGTTGAGAGTAGAGAATATGTGGATCTTCAAATAGTTAGGGATTACAAATAACTCAAGGGAGGGTTATCCAATGGCTCATAAACCTTATACAGCAGCAGAGAAGGCTAGGATTGTGGCGAAGGGAGAAGCAAGACTTGGGAATCAGCATTTCATTGGGATGACTGAGGTTGTTCCTGAAGTGCAAGTTCTTGAAACCTCAGAGCAGAAGGCTGAAAAGGCGCAAGCAAAGTTTCATGCTATGTACACTGATTTATTCGCTAAAGCGATTACTAATCTGCAGGATGGTCGGGATCTGAGGTGAAGATCCTAATTTCTATTCTGTGTTTAGGTCTATTGACTCCTGTGTATGCTGCAGAGTCATATCAGGACCTATCCAGGGAATATAATCAGGTCTATAGAGAGTTTCTTAGAAATAAGATTGAGAAGTTTCCTAAGAAAGCGACTATAGCGATTTTCTTGAAGGATGGAACGAGTGTAAAGGGAACCTTTGAAGGCTTTTCCAAATATGATGATGGTGTTTGGATTATGCCTCTGGGTAAGCATGGATTATTTGCAGATGAGGCATATGATATTCGGCAGATCCAGGATGTAAGTCTAATTATACTAAGGAGAATCTAATGAAAGAGAAATTATTGCTTGCATTATTCTTTGTATTGGTGGGGGGGAGTTTTGTTGCTATTACCCTCTCTGTCACAAAATTATTCGTTGCTAACGTGAATAGTGTAACAACAAGTTATTTTCCAGAAGGAAACTCTGGCATAGGTGAATAGTCATGAATTATGGGGAGTTCTTAGCAGAAGCTCTTGGTGGTATTTTAATCTCCTATAAAGAGCATGGTAGCTCTCAGGGAGATTATGTTGCGATCATTGAAAAAGATCATGACTGGCATATTTATAAAGGGAGTTATGGATCTTGTACTGGTTGTGATTGGTTAAAGGGTACTCGAATTTATAGTGAAGAAGACTACAAGAAGTATGATCAAGATACGTATGATAGGGAAGCTCTTGAGAAGTGCGAAATCCTTCAATCGGTTAAGGACGAATATTTAAAAGAGAATGAGCCTTTCCTTATCATTCCAAAGTCTCAGATGCCTGAAACCTTAGAAGATTTGAAAGCTCTTTTGCCAGCGAACACAAGAACGATTGCTGACGAGAATTATAATGACTTGGATTTGGATGCAGTGATTTTTGAGCAGATGAAAAATTTTCGATTGAATAACTTAGAGTATTTAGAAAAGAAAATTGAAGGCAAGGAGAGTTATGGCGAATAAAGGTGATAAGTTCTTAGCTAAGAGCATTGTTCCTCATGTCCAGGATCAGATTGTGGAATTTGTTGGCATTCAGGAGATCGGGATCGAGGATTATCCTTCATTCGCTATTTATAATTTGACACAGGATATAGCAGGGCACCCAAAGAATAGTACCGTTAGTAAGTCTACTCTTATCGATTACGGTTTTGTTCTGCCTGAAGAGGCACCATAAAGGAGAGATGAGTATGAAAAAACTACTGAAGAAAGTCCTAATTAGCAAGAGGGAGAAGATTCCAGTTCAAGATCCTGTACAGGTACTTATTGCTCGTTTATGTGATCCTTTAGATCCCATATATGATGCAGAATTTGTAAAAGGTATGAATGAAACAAATCCCTTTAACACAAAATAAAGTAGCTCTAGTAGATGATGACACCTATGAGGCTATTGGTTCCTTGAAATGGTATGCCCTTAAGGATAAGCAAAGATGGTATGCAGGTCGGGCTGTAGGCTCTGGTATTAGAGCAATAATGCGTATGCATCATTGCATTGTTGGTCAACCCTTAAATAATGATGAGGTAGATCACATTGATGGTGATGGTCTGAATAATCAAAGATCGAATTTAAGGATTGTTTCTAAAAGATTAAATCAAGGTAATCAGATAAATAGAATCAACCCTAAATCTTCAAAATATGTTGGAGTTTCTTTTAGAAAAGCAACTGGAAGATGGGAAGCAGGTCTTAAGATTAATAATAAAAGAAAACATCTAGGATATTTTTTCTCCGAACAAGAAGCACATGAAGCTTACTTAAACGCTTTAAGTAATTTAAATGAAAATAAGTAATAATGGTAGTTTCTTAGACGTATCAGTATCTCACGGTTTGTTTAATATGAATGCCCAGGTCAAATTGGTAAACCTTTTGATTGGGTACGCTATATTAGGTTTGATTATTGCTGTCCGTTGGTATCGTAAACATAAAAATAAATGAACTTTCTATTTGTCCTTGCAGCACTAGTTCACTTCAGTCAGGGTATTGCGTCCCTGGCTGGTCAACCTTTATACTATTACCTGAGAGAACACCTGGGTATCAGCGTTTCCACTATTATGCTGATTGGTTCACTCACGAATCTACCATGGATGCTGAAACCTTTGTATGGATTCCTTAGTGACTCATACCCCATTTTTTCCCTCCGTCGTAAACCCTACATTTTTATCAGTGGAGCTATCTGTAGCATTATGGCCCTTGTGATCGGGCTTTCCCCTATTGTTTCCCTTAGCGTGTTGATCGGATTCCTTTTCATTTATGCCATTGGGCAAGCAGGAGATAATGTTGCCGTGAATGGTCTTGTGGTGGAGCAGGGGGTGAAGGATGGGACTGTGGGCAAGTATCAAAGTGTCCAATGGGCAAGCCTTGGTGTAGCGACTATCATTACAGGTATCCTGGGCGGCTATATCTCTGAAAAGGCTGATTATCACTTTGCCTATTTGGTGATTGCTTTATTTCCTGCATCTATTATGGTGCTATCCTTCTGGCTCAAAGAAGAGAAGTGTAAGAAGATTATCAGAACGATTGGTTCTATGCATCCTACTAAAGAGTTTTTTGTTAAGCTGAATAATCGGCAGCTCATCCTTTCAACTGCTTTCCTATTCCTGTTTTGGTTTGATCCATCCTTTGGGACTCCATTAATGGACAAGATGCGTAACACCCTTCATTTTTCGAAGATTTGGATTGGATGGCTGGATACCATTGGCTCAGCATTTGGTATCGTTGGAGCGTTGATTTATTTTAAGTACAATAAGGGTCTAAATGTTAAAAAATGGCTGTATTATAGCGTTATTTTGAATGGTATCTTTACATTCGCCTATCTGTGGCTTACTCCCACAACTATACTGATTTATAGTGTTGTTTTTAATGTCACTGGTCAGTTTACTCATCTTTTGATGCTTGGGATGATGGCCTATATGTGTCCAGAGGGCACTGAAGCCACTACATTTGCCCTTCTAACGGCTATTGTTAACTTTGGGTCATTCTGTTCAGGCATCGTTGGGGCAAAGTTATTTGGGCTATTTGGATACAATGGATTGGTCATTATTTCGGCAGCAGCAGGGTTTCTCTGTTTGCCATTTATACCATTTCTACAGGTGCGAAATAAATAAAGCTTGCAAATAACGAGCAAGTGTGAAGAGAGCTAAAAATAAGCCTTGACAAGATAACAATCTTGTGTTATACTGAAGTATGGATAAATGTTTTGCATGTGGTAAGAAAATAGATAAAGAACCTCGTTTAGCTTTTACATTTGAAGGTGAGCAGGTTTTTGTTGGCTCAAATTGCTATAAGCATATTTCGAATATGACAATCCATGGATGGCAATATTCAGAAGATAAACCACGATTGTATACAACTATGTTGCCTCTGTGTAATTGTCATTGGCCTTGGAAAGGGAGGACACAATGAAAAAACTAAAAATGAATAATGATTTATGTCAATTGTGCCAAGAGCGTGAGCATAATACTATTGTGACCTTCGATATAAATACTTGTGCTGATTTGAACACTCCAGAATTCGTTTGCGATATTTGCCATGAGCTTAGATTAATTCAAAAGGGATGGATTCAGGATAAAAGAACTAGTAATTGGGTAAATCCTAAGTTTGCAGAGAAAAATACAGGAGATGCTTGCATTATGTGTAGGGCTGCTATGCATAAACAATGTGAAGCAGAAGGTTGTGAGTGTCAGGATTGCTAAAATAATCCCTTGACAAGATAACAATGTTCTGTTATACTGAAATATATGAAAAAACTAATTTCTATTATAATTATTCTGTTTAGTTTGAATTCTATTGTGAATGCAACTGAGCTTCGTTATGTCCCACCTCAACCAGTTCAGAATAGCAGCAATGGAAATTCTCACACAGCGGATTATGTAGCTATTTCAGTGGGCATTGCGGCATTGATTATTTGGATATACCAGATGCATCATAAGCATAAACAAGAGACAGAAATATTGAAAGGGAGGATTTAAAAATGAGAGGTCATAAATGTACTCAGAATCCAAGTCAACCATTTCGTGTCTCTCTTAATACTGACGGAATACCTGTGGTTAATTGCACTCAGGTTAAAAATCGTATCCGAGGAATTAGTAAGCAGGATTTTACAAGTTTTGATGCGGCTATAATGTTTAATCGCTTGCATGAATTGGGGGCAAGAGTAGGCAAGATCAATGACTTGCTCATCACCTTTGATGGCATTGCAAAGCATTGGGCTTGGAAACTAGAAAAGCTTGAATGGAATGTTAATCGTAGGCAGATTCGAGATGCTATTGAATTAGTCTCTAGGAGAAAAGGATCTCTTGGTAATGGACCTTCAGAACAACTGGAAGGAGAATAATATGCTAAAAGGAACTCATCATTTAAAAGAGACACGTCTTGCCATTAGTTATTCAAAGCAAGGAGTTCTTTTTACTAAAGAGCATAGTGGTAAAATAAGTAAAGCTCTTAAGAATAAACACAAAACTCTTGCTCATCGTAAAGCTATTAGCTTGGGTCGAAGAAATGGTCTTAAAAGGAATAGGGTAGTTTGTAAGATAGAGAAAGGAATTAGTAGAATGAATGTTCCTTTGCGTTATTTTTTGTCTAAATTGAAGATGAAGTTGACCAATAGAAATGAGTCTAGATTTTTGAGGATAAAAAAGACCATTTTAAATTTTGTCCAGACACATAAACGTTTACCTCATAAGCATTCTTCCTATAATTATGCAGAGCTGCCAGATTGGTCTAAAAAAGAACGGGTATTAAATTATCGGTTGTCTTATTTCACTAGTAAAGGCTCTGGATTTGATCCTAGATTTAAACAGCAGCTTGAAGATTTGCGTAGTGAACTTGGTATTGGAAGAGGGATTTAAAAGAGATGATTAGGTATTTTGTCAAAAGTCAACGGTTTCAATTTAGCGTTAAGGATGAATTTTTATGTGGTGGGAAACCACTATGGGATCAGACACTGATGGATTTAGCAGGGATTGGTATAAATTATATTCCAGCGGATAATTTAAAATATTTAGAAAAGTGTTGGGAAGAATCTATAAATGAATAGTATTCCTTGTAAATGTAGTCATGGATTAGAGGAGCATTTTCTAAATTCATCAAATAGGATTACATGCAGAGTGTGTGCTGCTCCAATATTTAGCATGAGCAAGGAAGAATGGAATTTAAAAAAGAAAGAATTAAGGTTTTATTGGGTACATCCATACAAGAGAGATAACCTCAAATATTTGGAGCAGTTGGTGAGTAACAATGACTGAGCAAGAGCGTCAAGAACAGCGCATTAACTTTTATAAAATAAGGGCTATGTCTCCTTGCCTCTGCAGCCATGAATCTATCGATCATACCTGTTGGGTAGATGCTGATGGAAGTGGAAAAGGACTTGTGTATCCTGATTTTAGATACTGTGACACAAGGTATTGTGAATGTGAGAAGTATAAACAAGACAATCTAAGATACCTGGAGAGTTTAAGTGAGTAAAGATTTTCCTTGTGAGTGTGGACACATAAGGCAGTCAGAGGAAACCCTCAACAGTATTTGTGTATCATGGCATGATGATAGAGATAATGATCATCAATTAGCTGCATGTCGCTACTGTGATTGTAAGAGATACAGACCAAGTAATTTAAAGTATTTAGAAAGGTTGGCTGAAAAGTATGAATATTGAAATGAAAGATGATGAAGTATTTGATTTTTTAAGTAAGAAATTGACCGTTCTTCAAGTTGATATAAAATATAATGAGAATGGGCCTACTTGGTTAGCACAGATGGAGAAGATAAAATCCTTAACTAGAGCTGTGGAAGTTATAGTTAATAGGAAATTTAATGAACCTGAGTAATAAAGCCCTTGACAGCACTGGATAATTATAATGTCAAACAGTAATAGATATATAAGTGTTTTGAAATGCAAATGTAATCATAAATATTATGAGCATGAGTTTTTCGATAGCAAGGATATAGGGTTTGATATTGATCCTCGTCCAGAAGCATGTATTTATTGCGAATGTCTTGATTTTGTAGATTGGAGAATAAATAGGTGGTGTATTTGTGGTCATGCTGAAAGTGAACACCATCTTGGCATTGTATCAGGTTCTACTATTTGTCGTGAGTGTCTTAGGTTTAATATAAATCGTAATACTCATCCATTTAGGCCAGATAATCTAAGATATTTGGAATGGAAATGGGAAGAAAAATTAGCTCTTGACAAGTAGATAAAGATCTGCTAGACTTAGGAAACAAGAGAAAGGTGGATAACAAATATGGACATTTTAATGACCCAAGAAGAAATGGACAACCTTATAATACAGCATCGTCAGTTGATTTATGATTATCAGCATTGCCATGCTATCAATACAGTTAAAGGTATGTTTGGATGGACTGAGGACCCCACTACACCTTATTTTTGGCCTAGTAAAGAGCTTGTAAAGTAGTTGAATTTATGTTATACTTGCTACAGGAGATATAATATGAGTAAGAAGAAATCTTTTATTAAGTCAACAGATAAAGAGAGAATAGAATTTCTTAGAACAGCTATCAGGCAAGCTACAGAACGAGATGGTGTGCCTTGCATGTGCATTCTCTGTGAGGCTCTTCAGTTCGACTACATGGCTATGAAAGGTGAGATAAATCTGAAGACTGGCAAAAGAAATGAAGCCTAATGCTATAACAAGTTGTCAATCTAAGAAACGCTATGATGGGGAAGCTGAGGCAGAACAGACAGCTATGTATTTGTATACTTATAAAGCAGTGGTAGTTAAATCTTATCATTGTACAGTATGTCTTGGATGGCATCTCACTAGACGAGGAACAGTATAATGGATTCTACACTAGAAGGTAAATTTTTAGCACATGTTTTAAAAAGTCCCAGTGGCTTAGCCATAGCCCAGCAAAAAGGTATAACCTCAGATTTTTTCCAGGAAGATGTATCCAAAAAATTGTTTGATATTAACCGTTGGTACGTTAATACCTATGGAGTTCTTCTTTCTGCCAGCGAATTAGAGGGTTCCTTAAAGCAAGCTACTACCCTGGACGATGAATTTAAGAAATCTATTCTTAAATCATTCTTCGAGTTGCAGCTTCTTCCGTTAGATACAGATATCAATTTTCTTTGTGATCAATTCAGCACTTATTATAAAAAGAATCTGTTAGAGACTGCCTTAAGACGTGCAGGGGCAAAATATTCTAATAATGAAATTGAAGATTCTATTGCAGCCTTGAAATATGATTTGGTTAAGATTGACAGTAAATTTCGAGTTGAAGAGAGTCGATCAGGTCAACTTGATGAGTTTGGGGATCGAATTTTTGCTGAATATGAGGATCGTAAGGTAAATCCAAGTAAATATGAAGGCTTAAAATTAGGCTTTGGAGAACTTGACAAGATAATTGGTGGACTTGTGAAATCTAGTGTGTCTATTTTGCTTGCCCCTCCTAAAGATTTTAAGACAGCTTTAGCAATGACTATTTGTTATAATGTTGCAAAACGAGGGGTATATTCAGTTTATTTTGCAAATGAAGGTACAATCGAACTTTTTTACATGCGGTTTGCAGCAATGGAGCTTAGTATACCTCTATCTAACATAAAAGATGGAAATATGACAGGCATGGAAGAATCAAGATGGATTCAATTTATAACCTCAGTTAGAGAAGGTAAACATCAGATCCTAAATAAGATATATTTTGCAGAAGTACCACTGTCATTAAGTACACCCACCTATCTTGCTGAATTGCTTAAGAAACTTAGAGAAGAAGGTAAGAATGTTGGCTTAGTTGTTATTGATCACTTTGGTCGTATGACTACTACAGATAAGACTATTTCACAAGATTGGCAAAAAAAAGGGGTAGTTGCTGAGGAATTGTGTAATTTGGCACGATCTGAACGTGTTCCTTTCTTTTTATTGACACATGTAAAATCTCAAAGTGCAAAAGATGCTTTAGAAGACAATGCAGATTTCTCAGCATACGATATCGAAAGGTCGGGACAGCCCCTTAAAGATGTTGATTATGTCTTTAGTTGGCGTATAGAAAATCGTGAAGAATTTGATAGGAATGGCAAAAAAGGATTTGCTCGCCTTGCCTTAGTACTTTCCAGACATTCAGAAACATGTGGTTCAGTATTACAAATCAATGGAAAATATATGCAGATCCAAGAAATGAAGATAGGTGGCACCAATCAGGTAAATAACAATGAGTAGAAAGAAAGGAAGTAAAAATAAAGTCCACAAACAATTTTGTCTTAATGGGCATGATGTACTTATTTGTGGCAGATCTAACACTGGTAATTGTAGAGATTGTGAACGGGCTAGAGGACTACAATATTATCAAGATCATACAGAAGAAGTAAATGCTACAAATAATAGATGTTATGCTAGAGATCGATTAAAAATATTGAAAAATCAAAAAGTATATGAAAAAGAAAATAGATCAAAAATTCTTGCTACGAAATTAGCACGTAGAAAGGTAAGACGTGCAACTGATCCAGTTTTTAAGTTAAAAGAGAAATTAAGGGGCAGACTTCATACGGCTCTTGTAGGAAAAAAGAAACAAGGATCTGCAGTTAAGGATTTAGGATGTGGAGGGGAATTTCTAAAAGATTATATTGCTGCTAAATTCTCTGCTAGTATGACTTGGGATAATTGGGGTAAAATATGGGAGTTAGATCATATAGTTCCATTGTGGAAGTTTAATTTAGAAGATAGAGAACAGTTCTTAAAGGCAGTTCACTATACTAATCTTCAACCATTAACTGTAGAAGATCATGCTAGAAAATCAGCGAATGAAGTTAGAGAATGGATAAAGTATCAACAGGAATTGAAAAAGACTAGAGGAATAGATAAATGCCAAGACTCACCATTAAAGAGCTAGTTGAATCCTACGGTGTAAGGCTGTGGCCTATTGGGGAAGGCATCCTTCGAGGAAGCTGTCCGATGCATACTAATGTGAATACCCCTTCCTTCACTGTTTATGTCAACACAGATTCTTACTTTTGTTTCGGGGAAGGCGTTGGTGGAGATGCAGCAAATTTTCTTTCCAGGATGGAACATATCTCATATGCTGAAGCAAAGAAGCGCATGGATGGTGATACAAGTTTTCAAGAGGAGTTCGATCAGATGATGGATGCGGGATCTGTTAAAGAAGAGATCAGTTACCTTCACCAGCTCAATTCTTCTGCCAGCAAGATTTGCCGAGATACCATGTATGCTCATCCAGAGCAAGTAGGTAACATTCTAACGTTTTTACAGAGACTTGATAAAGATGTATTGACAAAACCAGTAACTAGAGATATACTTAAGCAGGGAATAGAGGAATCGTGGAATCTGAGAGGTGGTTTATGAAATACAATATTTCAAAAAGGTTCAGTGATAGTGTGAAAGCAACTGATGGGACGCTGAAAAGTTTCACGACAGAATTGAATGTAGATATTGAAGCTGATTCTGCTGAAGCTCTTATTGCTGAGAGTGATAAACTCTTTGCTCAGGTCAAGTGGCTCGTCGAACATGACGAAGAAAAGATTTTCGGGACAGGAGCTTAATATGGCACTAACAGATGAACAGATGGCAGAGAAACTAGAAGAGGTAAAGAAGATCCAGGTATTTCTTGATCCAGATCCTACGGTCAAAGGATTGGTTTCTTTGAACTATAAATTGGCTGAATTGCAGTTGGCTAAAGATCATGTTTCAGCTCTTCTTCTTGAGGCTATGAAAAGTATGGCAGAGCATGAGATCTTAGAAAAAGAGGCCCTAAATGCTCATGATCGTCAACAGGATCTTCTCATTGCGACTGATGCTTCTATCCAGGCTCAGAAATCAGCAGAGGCACGAAGTATTCATGCTCGTATAAAGATGCCTGACTTAGTATATGCACTTCATCTTGAAGAAGTTGCTCAATTAAAGGCTTCTTGGTACATGAAATGTTTAGCACTTGTGGCTTCCAATTTAGAAAGTGCTAATAGTAATCTCAGCAGACAAATTACCGTCATTCAGATGGATCAGAATCTGCAGGGCAATGGTAATGGCAATCGGGGTTCGATCAAGAACATTAATATATAAAAGGAGAATTGAAATGGCAAAATTAGGACGTTACGTACCAGTTGAAAGACCTGACATTGATGATGGTGTTTATTTGGCGAAGATTCTATCAGCTGAGGTTAAAACATGGCCTGATGGCAATTCATCTGTAAATTGGAAGTTTGAATTGTCTCAACCTCCATTTATTGGGAAGAAAGTATGGACATGGGGATCAACGGGTGCTGTGCCTACTCCAAGAGCTAAACTTACTACTTGGGGTTTTGTTTTAGGTCAAACACTAGAACAGCTCAAAGATGAAAACTTTGATACTAAGGTACTCGAAGGTTTTTATGTTAAGATCACAATCAAAACCTGGGAAAAAGAGAGTGGAGGTACAAAACAAGCAGTTACAGATATCAACTACCTAAATGAAGCTGATGTCTCAATGCTGCAGCTATGGCTTGGTCAGGCTGGTGTAACGGGAGCTATTAAGGTTGCAGTAAAGGCTAATCCTTCCCTTACATTTACTCCTGCACCAGTTCAAGCACCAGCTCCAGTAGTGGCAGCTCCTGTACCAGTCGTAGCTCAACCAGTGTTTGTTCAGGCGGGACTCCCAGTTACAACAGCTTCACAAGTACAGGTAGCAGCTCCAGTTGTTCAGGTTCAACCAGTACAAGCACCAGTTGTAGTAGCTCCTGTGACAGCTCCAGGCTTTGCTCCAGGCTTTGCTCCAGTAGTTGCTCCAATGCAGCCAGTGCCAGTAACAGCAGCTCCAGCAGTTAAGAAATCATCTGGATTCCCTTTCTAAGGGATAGTAATTTAATATAGGAGAAACAACATGTCTGATGAAAAAGGACTCAAAGCCTTTCTAGCAAAGATCAGTGAGAATCGTAAAACGGTGGTATCTCAAATTAAGCATATGGATGATCGTCCTGCTTTTGAGGTAATTCCATCAGGAAGTTTAGCTATTGATGATGTGCTTGGTGCAGGTGGATTTCCTCGTGGTAGGGTCATTGAAGTTTTTGGACCTGAATCAGGTGGAAAGACTACCTTGTGCCTCTTAGCTATCGCTTCTTGTCAACGGGCGGGAGGGATTGCTGCTTTCATTGATGCAGAAAACTCCATCTCACTTGATTGGGCTGCTAAACTTGGGGTTGATGTTGAGAATCTTGTTTTCAATCAACCTGATAGTGGAGAACAGGCTTTATCGGTTGTTCGAGATATGATTGAATCTAATCTATTCGACATGATCGTTGTTGATAGCGTTGCAGCTCTTACACCTCAGTCGCAGCTTGCAGGAGAGATCGGTGATCAGACAATGGCATTACAGGCTCGTATGCTTGGGGCTGCAGTTCCATTGCTGGTACATGCAGCAGCTAGTTCAAAGACTGTACTTCTGTTCATTAATCAGTTGCGTGATACGATGGCTATGTATGGTCCTAAAGAGACAACTCCAGGAGGGAAGTCACTGAAATTCTACAGCAGCATTCGTCTTGGCGTTAGCAAGGTCAGTGGTTCTGAGATTAAAGTAACGAAGGATAATGGTGAAGTGGGCGAAACAGGAGAAGTCTTGGGTCATCGAGTGAAAGTCAAAGTAGTTAAGAATAAGGTTGGTCGTCCTATGCGTGAGGCTGAATTCAATCTGCGATTCACTCAGGGTATTGATCGATTCGATGAGCTTATTACCCTTGGTATCTCCAGAGACATCATTAAGAAAAGTGGTCCTATGGTTGCCTTTGGACCTATCAATGCTAAAGGTTTGGAGAAGTTTACCGAAGCTCTTAAGGCTGATGAAGCTTTGCAGAAGACATTAGAAGAGGCCATTCGAGGCGTTACAAAGTAAACATGGCTATCCTAAAACTAAAAGGCAGTTTGTTTGACGCTCCAAAGGGGTCTCTCTTAATTCATGCTTGCAATGCCAGAGGAGTTTGGGGTACTGGCATTGCAGTAGAATTCAAGAAGAGATTTCCTGAGAGCTATGCCTTTTATCATGGGTTCTGTGAGCAAGAAAAAGATAAACTTGTAGGAGTTTCAATTCTGTGTCCAGAAGAGAATGGCTATGCAGTTGGTTGCATAATCTCATCGAATGGATATGGCAAATTTAAAGATTCTCCCGCTGATATTTTAAAGAGTACCCGTTTAGCATTACCCAGCATATTGCAGGAGAATAGACCCATTCATAGTAATATGTTTAATTCAGGGCTCTTCAATGTACCCTGGAATGACACTGAGAAGATTTTATCTGAAGTTCTAGATGAAGTAGGCTACAAATCAGATTGGACAGTTTGGCAGATATAAAGGAGATTAATCATGGCTGATTCAAAGTTGGTCCGAGATATAGTTAGAGAGATTGAACGAATTTCTGGAAAGTTAGGGCTGCAGCCTTCCCAGTTGGGTAAAGCACAGTTCAAAGAGTTGTCTAAGATTTCCGAATGGGATCTCCGCAAGGTTGGAGGCTACGCTACTCTCTTGAGTACATATTATCCAGTTCCCGATAAGTCTCTTAAGGATATCCAGCTTCTTAAAGAGCGCAAGTCTTATGTTTCAAAGCTCGAAAAGAAATATGGGTCATGGGAAGTGTTTTCAGAACAGCTTACGGAATCCTTGACAAAGCGATTAGAGACTATGCGGGTTGAGCCTGTCATTCTAAATGAAAAGGCTACAAAAGAGTATATTAAGACTGTTTCAAAACGTGAACTGCACGATAGTACCCCACGATCTATTTGTGTGGCCTTGACTGATGTTCACTTTGGAACACATATTGATAAAGAAGAGCTTGGTGGGAAGAATGAATTCAATTGGAATATTGCTGCCCGTCGTTTTGGGTTCATTATTGAACAGCTTGAGACGTATAAAATGGAACTGAGACATTTGCATGAAGAAGTCGTATTCCTGCTTGGTGGTGATCTGATCGGCGGGATTATCCATAATCAGGAAGGCCCAGACTATGACTTGATCACCTTTCAGGTCAATGGGGCTTTGAGTTATTTCATTCAAGCATTTGAGCATATCAAGGCATTCTACCCTAAGATTCGGGTGGTTTGCCAGCCTGGGAACCATGGGCGTATGATGCACAAAGAAGATAAAGGCCGAGCGTTATCACAAAAGTATGACTCGTATGAGAATATTATATTCTTTGCCTTGGCTAAGTATTTTGAGAAAGATCCAAAAGTCTCTATCACTGTACCAAAGTCACCTTATGCCGAAGTGACTGTGCAGGGCCATAGAATCTATATGACTCATGGAGATGGGGTATTCATTACAGGTAATCCTGGCAAGAGTATCAATACAGAGAAAATTGAAACACAGGTCCATCGTATCAATGAAGAAGAACGTTCAAAGAATCGCCAGCCATTCGAATTGTTCGTCTTTGGTCATGTGCATCAAGCAGCTCACTTCCAGACAAACAGTGGTATTCAGATTCTGATTAATGGTAGTATGATCGGGACAGATAGTTATGCTCAAGGTGTCGGCATCATGAGCAATAACCCAGTCCAGGTCATGTGGGAAATGAATTCCAAGTTTTCTGTTGGAGATTCCCGCTGGTTATTCGTTGCAGCAGCAGATGAAGATAAGCGTCTTGAGAACATTATTAAACCATACAATTACGAGCTTCAATAAAGGAGATTTATGGCACGAAATCCACGTAAGCATCATAAAGATACATTTTTCACATCTCAATTCGACAATATACCTCCTCAGTTGATGCCAAATCTTTCTGCGAAGGATTATATCGAGGTCTTGAAAGAGGCTCGTTGGAATAACGACTACAAGAATGCCGTGACGATAGAATACCTTGGGGCAAAATCCATCGATGAAGTGGTTTATGCAGATTACAAGTGTTCTCTGGCTACTTCATTGGTCCTACGTAATATTCTTCCTGAATTCATTGAGAGCAAGGGCCTGAAGGTTGATAAAGTTGCAGCTGTTGAATCTGATGGCGATTATGCGCCTTCCTATAGCTCTATCGAGGTTGCTCCTGGGAAGATGGAAAACCGATTAGTCTATGGAGATTACTTTGTGTCCAGCGATACACAGAAGTATCTTATTCATCTGGAAGATTCATATCCTGATTCTTTTAGATTTAAGATTGCCAGCAAGAAAACCACTACCCCAGATGCTAATATTTTATCGGAAGAGATGATAAAGTATGGAGAAACTCACAATTTCCTTAAGGGTCAGAAGATTGATCCTAATTGTAACTTTGTGAAATTTAATCGTAAATTCACTTGGGATGATCTTATTCTGTCCGATAAGATTAAGACTGAGATTCAGATGAATCTAAAGAATCTCATCGAGTATCGTGAGATCTATAAGAAAAATGGTTTACAGGTTAAACGTGGTTTGATTCTTGCAGGTGAGCCAGGGACAGGTAAAACTGTACTAGCTAAGATTCTTTGTAACCAGATTGATTGGACATTCGTTTGGGTTACATCAAAGAATCTGGAAAATGCTAAACGTGTTGCTCAGATTGTTGAGCTGTGCCGAGATCTTTCTCCAGCTATTCTATTCTTGGAGGATATTGATCTATTCGGAGGGTCACGAGAATCAAACAACAATCCTATGCTGCTTGGAGAGTTGCTGAATCAGTTGGATGGTATTGAAGAGAACACGGACATCATTGTTATTGGCAGCACAAATAATAAAGAGGTTCTGGAAAAAGCCTTAGTAGCTCGTCCAGGTCGTTTCGATAAGGTCATCGATTTCCCTCTGCCAGATTATGAGGAGAGATTGAAGATGCTTAAGGTGTTCAGCAATGGCTTACTAGATGAGAATCTTCCCTTCCTTGATAAGATTGCCAAAGAATACACAAAGAAGACAGGGGCTCAGATTCGTGAGTTAGTTAATATGGCTATTATTTTTGCCGTGGATTCAAAATCCTACGCTGAAGATAAGAAGCTCATTATTACCGAAGCACATTTCAATAAAGCAATGAAAGCTGTAGCAGGTAAAGACTTTAAGGCAGTCACTGGATTCAGCACAGGTGGACGCAACAACATTGGCAGCAGTTTTGATGCATTCGATGATTAATCTTAAGGAGATATAATAAAATGGCAAAGACAAAATATGTAGAAGCAGATATGACAGTCCATGCATTGGTAGATAGCATTATGAATACTTGGCCTGATAGATTCATGCATGTTCAAAGAAATGATCTTTTGATTATCATGAAAGATGCTCCAAAGAGTTCTTATAAAGCAAAGACGAAAGTTATGAATGGCTTCTATCGAATGCTTACCAAAAAGAAAATTGTCATTGAAATTCACAAGCAGGAATGGGATCTAAGTAAGCCAGCAGACCGAGTATTGATGCTTTATAGAGAACTATGGCGCATTGATCTCAATGCTAAGACAGGGGATTATAAGTTGATAAGGCCAGATCTCACAGACTTTACAGCAATCCTTGACAAAGTTGGCTTGCATAAAGAGACAGTCGATACATATTTTATCAAAATCATTAAGCCAGAAGAAAAGTAAGTCATGATTAAGCAAGTCCTCATATTGCGGCATGATCTCAAGGTGCGAAAGGGTAAACTAATCGCTCAGGGGGCTCATGCTGCAATAGGGGCTTTAGCCAAAGCCAAAGCAGAAGATATCAAGAAATGGGAAGAGAATGGATGTACGAAGATCTGTGTATCAGTGCCTGATGAGAATTCTTTGCTGCAGCTCAGGTTGGATGCATGGGTCGCTCAACTTCCCTATTATCTGGTGCAAGATGCAGGTCGTACAGAGTTTCACGGTGAGGCTACATATACTGCCTTGGGTATTGGCCCAGCTTCAGCAGAAGAGATTGATAAGCTAACTGGAAAATTACCACTTCTATAATGTACATCAGTAAAATTATCTTAGAGAATTTTCAGGCATTTGACAAGGGAGAATTTGTTCTTTCTCCGAACCTGAATATTCTAGTTGGAGTCACAAATGTGGGAAAGAGTTCTGTAGCAAGGGCTCTTTCTCTTGTGCTGTTTAACCAGTGGGATAAGAGTTGGTGCAGATTTGGGGCTAAGTATTGCAGAGTGTCCATCCTGACTGATACTGGTATTGAAGTGATCCGTGAGAAGGGTGAGAAAGTCAATCGCTATATACTACGGTTGCCCAGCCAGCCAGAGCAGCTATTTGAATCCTTTGGTACAACGGTGCCAGAGCAGGTCCAGCAAGCTCTAAGGATTCATGAGGTCCAGGTTGATACAACAGATAAGCTCAACTTGAATTTGGCAGGACAGATGGATGCTCTTTTCCTGCTATCTCAGACTGGCAGCTATCGTGCTAAAGTTTTGGGTAAGCTTTCAGGTGCTACGTATTTGGATCATGCCATTCGGGAACTTAACAAAGACAAGAGGCAAGTTACAGCAGAGAAGAATTCCAAGGATCTTGAAATCGTTGAGTTACAGGCCCAGGTATCTAAATTAGAATCAATTGAGTCATATTCTGATGTTATAAAGGCACTTGAGGGCAGATTAGAGTCCTTAAGATGCTCTCAAGAGCGTGTAGAGCGCATAAGGAGCCTATTTGAGCGTGTAAAAGTGCTAAAAGCTGCTTGGCTAAGGGAAACAGAGATTGAGGCTCTTTTAGGGCAAGTTGAAGTAGGTAAGATTGATCAATTAGTTCAGAAATCTGTTAAATTGTCTACCTTAAGTTTACTTTTTAGCAAATTTACTGAATTTCATACAGTATTTGAGCACCAGACTAAACTACAAACCCTTTTAAGTCAAATAGACCTTGATTCAATTAGCCAGTTAGAACCAAAAGTGAATAGAGTAAAAAAGCTAGTTATATTATCTGCTAAGTACAATGCTTGGCAGGGAATGTACTCTAAACAGAATCTAATTAATAACCTATTGACCCCTGTTGATATTTCTGTTATATCTGTATTGGCTGAGAAAGCATCTAATTTAAAACGAGTTAATGATTTATCGGTTAGGATTAGTAGAAATCAAAAGGAACTTGTAAGTAAAGCTGATGAGTTGGGGCAAGTAGAGCAGCAATATCAAGAGGCTAAGGAACAGTATAGTGAGATGCTTAAAGCTAATGGGACCTGCCCTATTTGTGGAGTGAGTACGATATGAAGAAGTGTCCTCCTGAGCCAACAGATGAATGTCGTAATTGTTTTCATTTTGATTATCAACATATTGGAGCTGATGAATTTATAATTCCTTGTGCCGAGATATTGCAGACCGTATATGATACGACAGAAAAGATAATTCTTGTTATAAAAAGATGTGAATGCAGTAATTATGAACCATTGGATAATTTAAAATATTTGGAAAAAGAATATGAATACAGGGCCTTACACGCTTAAATTAATTCATGATAAATGTCCTTGTGGTCATGCTAGGTATGATCATTATAGTGAGAAATTTGATTATGGATGTATTCATAGAATGGGTAGATATACTGGAAAGAAATGTATCTGCCCTGGATTTTCTGAAGATAATTTGATTTATTTGGAGAAGCTCTGTGTCAATAGAGATAGTTGATTTTAGCCCTTTATGTCATTGCAATCATAGGAAGTATGAACACATTTATGATATGACTTGTAGTGGAAGAACTTTAATTGAAGAAAGGAAAGGTGTATTATACTATTTGTCATGCAATTGCAAAAAATATAAATTAAATAATCTTGCTTATTTAGAACAAAAGTATGAGGAGAGTTTAGTATGAATTTAGGATTTGGATATGTTTGTTTTTATTGTGAAGGGGATACAAGTAATGCAAGTGGAATTTGTGAAAGATGCAGAAAAGATAGAGGCAGTAAATGAAATGTATTATTGCAGGTAGTAGAACAATTACAGATCCATTAGAGCTTGAGAAGGCTATTAAGCTTAGTGGCTTTTCACCCATAGATGAGGTTGTATGTGGAGGGGCAGTTGGGGCTGATGAATTAGGAAGACTTTGGGCTATTAAGAATAGCATTCTCCTTAAATTCTTTTTTCCTGATTGGGAAACTTATGGCAAGTCAGCAGGTCCTCTAAGAAATACTCAAATGGCTACTTATGTGGGTCCTGAAGGTGGATTGATAGCTTTGCATGATGGGATCTCTAAGGGAACGGCTGATATGATTCGAAAGGCAGAAAGATTTAATTTGAAAGTATATGTGCATTTGGTGAAGAAGGAAGAGAAAGAATCATGATGAAAAAATGCAGCAAGTGTAGACATTTTTTAGAACAGCATATTAATATAGATTCTAGACTGCTTAGATCTAGATATGTATCTTTTCTTATTCCCAGTTCCTATGGAGAGCACCCTTTTTATAAAGGATGTTCCATAAGGGATTGTAAATGTCACGAGTTTGCTTTATGAAAATTCTTTACTTTACCGATGCTCATTTAAGATCACAGTCTGATAGACCTAAATGGAGAGTAGATGATCATTATGTTTCTCAATTTGAAGAGCTTCAGGAAATTCGGGATTTAGCTGTAATCCATAATGTAGATCTTATAATCTCTGGTGGGGATACAATACATCATCCTGATGTAAGTCATGCATTGGTTGGGGATATTATAAATTGGTGTAAAACTCTTCCTTGTGCTTTCTACTCAGTGGTGGGTAATCATTGTTGTTTTGCTTATCGAACAGCTGATTTGAGAAGCAGCGGATTGGGAGTCCTGTTTGAGTCGGGTATGGTGGGACGATTGGATGAGTTGGTATTTGAAAAAGAGAAAGTGGTTATTCATGGTATACATGCATTTCTTGATCCCCATCAAGGAAACTATTTGTTTGAATCTAAGTATGATGGCTATAAGAAATATATTGTAAGTCATAATTTTGTAATCAAAGAAGATGTGATCTTTGATGCTGTGAAACCGAAAGATATTAAAACAAACGCAGATATCATTTTTTTGGGTCATTATCATAAGGGATCGGATTTAGTAGAAGGAATGACAAGATTTATTAATCCTAGTTCTCTTAGTCGTTGGGCAATAAATGAGCAGCATAAACCAACTATTCTAATTTTAGATACTACAACTAATGAAATTATTCCTATTGAATTGAAAAGCTCTAGGCCAGCCAATGAAATCTTCGACTTGGCAGGGGCTGCAGAGATGAAATCTACTGAGATGAATTTACAGACATTCGTGGATAGTTTGAATAACTCAACTTTTGAAAATGTGGATGTTAGCCAAGTGGTCTTGACAAAGGGAAAAGAACAAGGTATACTTAAAGAGATACTGGATTTGTGTCTAAAGAAAGTGGAAGAAGCTAAGGAACAGTTAAAGTGAAAATTTGCATATGTGGCCATGGTGAAAAAGAGCATGAATCAGATTCTCAATGGGATAGGGAATCGGGGGATGAATGGTATATGACATGGTGTTTAATAGAAGGATGTAAATGTGGAGAATATACAAATGGATAATTATCAAAGAACAGAAGGATGGGCAGCTTGTGATAGGATAAAAGAATTAGTTTCTAAAGGATTACCTGTTCCATTTTCAGAATTATATCTTGTAACCACTTTTAAAAATTCAGATGGAGAATTAGCTAGAGCAGAATGGAAGAAATATTTAGAAGATAACGATTATGAAATGAGTATTCTTCATTTACAATATGCTAAGAAGGAGTCTAAAATATGAGTATTGAACAAGATCTATTAAGTTTAAAATCTAAAGGTGAACAGCTTAATACTGCCAAAATTCAAAATGCTACTAAGCTTGCAGCTCTTGAACAAGAAAAAGAGAAGCTGCTATTAGAAGCTAAGGAATTAGGTATCGCACCAGAGGCTATTGAGGCTACATTGAAGAGCGAAGAGGCAGCTATTCAGGCAGAAGTTACAAAGATTGGCACTGAACTAGCAAGGGTCTTAGATGAAATCAGTCGAATATAAGAGTATTTGCCGAGCTTGTGATCATCTCCATCAAGGATATGTTTGCAATTGGCAAGTCAATAAAGTTGGCACTATCAAACTAAGGCCAACCTATTCCAGTCTATGGGGTTTACTTCCAGGACATACACATAGTGAAGAAGATGTCTCACGTATAGAAGATCATGCAACTAATTTGTATAAAGAAGAGACATTTGAATATAGGCAAGAAGTCGATTGTGGCTGCAGATGCTACATACCCAGTGAGAATTTAGAATTTTTAGAATGGAAATATGATGAGACTGGGAAGATATAGTTACTGTATTTGTGGCCATACTTTGTATCAGCATACATTCTTTTTATGTGAAAAGTGTTTGAGTAGCAAAATTTGTTGGCACCAATTTAAACTAGATAATTTAAAATACTTAGAAAAACAATATGCAAAGAAATTATAAATGTCAAAATTGTGAATGCTATCATCAAGCATCTTATAATGCTCTCATAGGGTTTCAAGAGGATAAGCCAGTATATGAATTGGGGAATCCTGAAAGTGTTTGTGAAGATTGTATTCGATTACCTAAATTTGAAAATAATGTATTAGGGTGTTGTAAATATCAGCCACGATATATAACTAATTTAGAATTCTTAGAGTGGAAATATAATGAATCTGATAAATCAATTTGATCAACTAAAGAACAACTATCATAGAAAAGCAGGGCAGCTACAAGCCTTGAAAGATCGAGTTGCAGTATGTCAAGAGAAGGTTATCCAGTTGACAGATAAAGAAGATACTACGCTGAAAGCCAGTCTCTTCCTTCAGTCCCTGTCAGATCAGACTCGCTTGCAAGTCCTTGATAAAATCTCTGGCATTGTGACTGATGCCTTGCAGACAGTAAAGGATAAGAATCTTGTATTTTCTATGCAGCTGGTAGTTAAGGCTAATCAGCCTACCCTGGAAATGGGGATCTTGGATAAGTTGTCAGGTCAGACCTACGATGTGCTTACCTCTTTTGGTGGTGGGATCTGCGATATCGTTTCCTTGGCCTTGCGGGTAGCTTTATTAGTGAAGTGGCAACCATCCTTGTCTCGTGTGTTGATCCTGGATGAATCTTGCAAGCATGTGGCTCAGAAAGATCAGGAGCTATTAGCCGAGTTTGTTAAGAAGCTTTCAGAAGCACTTAATTGTCAGTTCATTTGGATTAGTCATAGCGAAGTTTTACAGCAAGCCGCGCATAAGATTTTTGAGGTAACTAAACATGACGGAATATCAACAGTCACAGAAAAAAGCTCCAGTCTTTAACGAAGATGCTACACTTAGAGGTGCTTGGAGACGAGTTTTTGCGAGAGCCCCTATTGTTAGGGAAATAAGAGAAGAGGGCCGTAGAACAGTTCCTCGTTATACTAAAGATGGGTCCAGACATAAAGTAGATTCTGTACAGTACTTGTGTCAAGTTTGTAATCAATGGGCACCTGCTAAGATGATTGAAGTAGATCATATAATTCCAGTGATCGATGTAGATAACATTTCTGGAAAGGTGCAGGATTGGAATGAGTACAAGCGAAGACTCTTCTGTGAGAAGAAGAATTTGCAGCGAATCTGCGATACTTGTCATGATAAGAAAACTTATGAAGAGCGTATGATTCGACAGTCACATAAAGATAGAGTGATTTTAGATCAATTAGAAGAACGTCTTAAGAGTGCTTGGACGATTCATGAAGAAGTAGACCTTAAGAAGCAGGTTACAAAATTTCTTAGCAAGAAGAAAGCTCAAGAAACTCGTGATAGGGCTCTCAAATTAAAGCAGATCATTGTTAGTAAATTAAAGGAAGATTGATGAATACTCCCGCCATTTGTGGATGGGTTGCTACATTACTATTCGCTCTTTCATATCTTCCACAAATTTTTCATACCTATAAAATAAAAAAGGTAGGAGATATTAGTGTTAGTTTATGGTGGATATTGCTTGTAGCTTATACATGTGGGATCTGGTACGGGATTGATTTAAAGCAATGGCAGCTTATCTGTGGATATTTTTGGGGTTTCGCTTGTAGTTTTATCTATTTGGTGTTATACTACAAATACAGGGGTAACAAGTAAATGTATAGACTAACAGATGAACTAGCAAAGTTGGTTATGTCGAAAATTAAGTCTCCTGAATTAGAGTCTGCAGGGAATACGGCTTTCTTACCCAGGAATCTAAACAGCGTTGGTATTATTGATCCTATTTGTTGTGTTGGATCAGCCTTTCATTATATTTTGGAGAGTCCTAAACCTGTGATTTACCAGGATATTCCATTTGTGCCCGTTGGGGTACAGGGATATTTCTTGTACCGTAAAGAAGAGCTGTCCTCTCCTGAAGAGCCCTTTGAGGTCAATAGAGTATTCATTGATCCGACAGCTCAGGACCCAGAGGAAAGAATTGATGTACGAGATGCCTCAATTGTGCTACCTAGCGACATAGAGAAATTAACAGCCCAGACTATTAGTACTATGGATCAATTGATTAAAAAAGAACCTCTATTGATCGATTGTCTTGACTGGAAAGATAACAGATAACGTTATATGAAAAAAGGTGAGAGAAAACAATTTTGTATAAGAGGCCATGATACCTTTATTTGTGGTAGAGGTAAAAATCATACCTGTAATAAATGTGTAAATATTTTATGCCAAAGATCATATAAAATTAATTGGAAAAAACGAAATGAAGCGCATAGGAAATATGCAGAAAAACATCAGAGTAAACTTAAAAAATACAGAACAACGTATATAATTACAAGAAGAAATGTTGATATCTATTTTAAATTGAAGACAAACTTGAGATCTAGACTTTATAGTGCTATTAAACGTAATTATAAATCTGGATCAGCCATTAAAGATCTTGGCTGTTCCATTGAGTTTTTAAAACAATATATTGAATCGAAATTTTATGGTGGTATGGCATGGAAGAATTGGGGCTTAGTTTGGCAGCTAGATCATATTAAAGAACTTCATACATTTGATCTTACTAATAGAGAACAATTACTTAGGGCTGTTCATTATACCAATCTTCAACCTCTAACAATTGAAGACCATAAAAAGAAATCAAATAAAGGATAAAATAATGGAAAACAAAAAGCCAAATAATTTTAGAGAAGCAGCTTTGTCACATATTCCTGCAGATCTTGTAGCGTCTATGACAAAGGCAGCAGCGGTAACAACGGATGGTCTATCCCCTCTTGAAGCCATAGCTAAGAATACTGGTACTCAATTGCTGCCCCAGAGAGTGGATGCACCAGTAGCTCCTAAGCATATTTCATTGGCAGTGGATGGACACGTTATTAAAGTGGCCCTAGATCCTACGCAAGGAGCAGTCACTATGCTCCTATATCTATTGGCTACGGTGTGGTCAAAGGATAAGAAAGTTGCAAAGGTATTGAAGCAGTTTAATTTTCACTTCTTTGATGAGAATAACATTCAACTCTACCCAAAAGTGAAACGTAATGGTCGCAATTAATTATCCTTGTATTTGTGGTCATTCTAAAATTAACCACAACAATATAAATACACAGACTTGGTGTTTAGTTGCAAGGTGTGATTGTAGTTTTTTTAACCCTGATAACCTTAGATATTTGGAGAAGAAAAGTGGATCTGCAGAATAAAGCTTGTATAAAATGTCCTCTGAATGAACTTAGAACTTGTGTCCTTAATGGAACAGGTAATGAGCAATCAAAGCTCATGTTTGTGATGGATGCCCCCTCCAAAGAGGATGATATGTACAAGGAGCCCTTTCGTGGGCCAGCCAGTAGAAAGCTAGATGCACTTTTGGCTAGATTTGGTATTCATAGAAGTCAAGTATATTTTACATACGCAACAAGGTGCCGAGCTAATTTAAAGACGATGGAAGGTGTGCGTCCAGCTCATTTTGAAGAGATCCAGGCTTGCTCTGAGTATCTTGTTAAAGAGATTGAGTCTATTAAGCCGTATGTCATTGTGGCTATGGGAACAGAGTCTATTTCGGCTGTGCTAGATATTAAAAAGCCGAAGGTTGGGGAGTTGCGGGGAATTGAAACCTGGAGTGATAGATTTAATTGTAAGGTCTTTCCTACACTCAGCCCAGGAGCCATTTTAAGGAATCCGAACCAAGAAGAAGTATTGATTCAGGATCTTCGCAGGGCTATTGAATCTTCTAAATACCAGCCTATGACTGTTGTAGAGAAAGGCAATTATATTGTCATTGATAGCATTGAGAGATTGGATGCCTTCTATGATAGAATCATGGAGCAGGAAGAGGTAGCTGTAGACTTAGAAACGACAGGATTTGATTGGCAGACAGATAAGATCATTTGTTGCTCTTTCTCATGGGCTGCTAATACTGGAGTATTGTTACCTATTACTAAGTGGATCGGTGTACCCCATGAGAAAAAAGTTGTAAAAGATAAGAAGGTTACACGAAAGGGGGTCACGACTATAAAGCAGGTTGAGTCTTTGGAAAAAACTATTGAAGATACTTATCAACCATGGTGGGGTGATCAGCAGGAATATGTGATGGCTAAATTCCGCGCTATCATGGAAAGCAATATTAAGTTTATAGCCCAGAATGGCAAGTTCGATTGGAAATTCCTTTTACAGATGGGATGGGATCTTAAGCCACTAGCCTATGATACTCTTCTGTTACATTACTTGCTCCGTGAAACTTCTAAGGGTGAGCATAACCTGGAGGACATGTCCCTTCAATATCTTGGAAAAGGTCAGCACAAAAAAGAGTTGGATGATTGGTTTAAAGCCAATAAGATGAATGATGATGAAAAGAAGAACTATGCTAGAGTTCCTACCGATTTGCTATTCTCCTATGGTGCAGCCGATGCTGATGTAACCTTGCAGCTTAAGAACATCTTCCTTCCTCGTGTAGAGGCCGAAGGGATGAGCGAATTATTTTATCGCCTTGTGATGCCCTTAAATTATACACTAACCATTATGGAGTTTGGGGGATTTAAGGTTGACCGTAAGGCATTAGCTAAAGCTAGGGCTGATCTGGAACAACAATTAATTAACAAAGAAAAAGAAATTAAGACTATCGTTGGTGAGGTTGATTTGGATTCTCCTAAACAACTTTCTAAATTGCTATTTGAAACGTTGAAGCTTACACCTGTCAAACAGACGAAGACAGGATTTTCAACAGATGAAGAAGTCATGCTCATTCTAAAAGACAAGCACCCCGTACCAATGAAGATTGTCGAGTACAGAGGTATTGCTAAGCTGCTTAGGACTTATGTTATTGGAATTGAAGAACGCTTAGATGCAAATGATCGTCTTCATACAAAATTTCTTCAGGAAGGTACAGAATCAGGACGACTTTCCAGCCGAGATCCAAACTTTCAGAATTTCCCTCGTGATGCTAAGGCTATTAAGAATTCTTTTATCGTCGATCCAGGTAATGTATTAATTGAGGCTGATGAAGGGCAGAATGAGTTTAGATGGTGGGGAATTTATTCAAATGATTCTCAGTTGGTTCGAGATCTAAATGAAGGAGTAGACATCCATAAACTTGTGGCTTCTTTAGCCAACAAGATTCCAATTGAACAAGTAACCAAAGATCAACGTCAGAAAGCTAAGTCTATCGTTTTCGGTCTGATGTTTAATATGGGAGCTGAAGAACTTTCTAAGAAGCATGGTGTTACAGTCGAATACGCTGAGCAGGTTAAAGCTCTGTTCTTCGCTCGTTATCCAACAGCCAAACAGTGGAAGTACGAGATTGTTAAATTTGCGAAAAAGAACTTATACGTCCAGAATCGTTTTGGTCGAGTGCGTCACCTCTTAGCAATCAATAACCCAGATAATAAGGTTGCCTATGCTGATGAACAGGGTGCAGTAAACTCTCCTATTCAGGGGGCTGCATCCGATTACGTATCCAATTCAGCCAATAGAATTTTTATGCGCTTCAAAGAAGAAGGGCTGCATGGCAAGCTCCGTAACCTGATTCATGATGCTATTTACGTAGAGGCTCCCCAAGTTGAGTTGATCCAGACCTTGAAGATCATTAAAGAAGAGATGGAACGTAGAATTCTGGGTATCCAGGTTCCTTTGGTAGCTGAGTTTAAGGTTGGTAAGCGTTGGGGTCGAATGCACAAGCTGGAAGTAAATAACATTCTTAATAAACAGGTAGCAAAATCGATATAATTGTGGTATACTTTGAAGGAGATAGATATGAAGAAGTGTAAATGTGGGCATAAAGAAGATTCTCATTTTACTTGGATGGATTATGGAGTTTATGATTACACCTGTAGGAATGTAAGTTGTAAGTGCAAGAAATTTAGTCAGGGAAAAAAGTCATGAAAGCGAATGAGTATCAGGCTTGGTCTGAGAAGACGGCTATTTATCCCAAAGATGCATCTATGGCCTACGTGATTTTGGGGCTTACCAATGAGGCAGGAGAAGTAGCAGGTAAGTATAAGAAATGCATTCGTGATGACGGGGGAATACTAACGGCTGAACGTAGAGTTCAGCTTATTGATGAGGCTGGAGATGTATGTTGGTATTTGGCTAGACTTGCCGAAGAATTGGGCACAACTCTCGAAGACATTATGCAGAGAAATCATGATAAATTGGAAGATCGATTAGCTCGAAATGTGATTAAGGGATCAGGAGATAACCGATGATAAAAATTTATCTCGCTACCAAAATGACTGGAAAAGATAAGAAAGAACAGGTAGAACATGCTCAATATGTTACTGAGATTCTTAAAAAGTATGATGTTCAGGTAGTTAGTCCTGTTTTAGAGGAGAAAGTTCTTGCCCTTCCTGGCCCTCTGTTAAATACTGATGAAGTTAAACTAAGAAAATTTTGGAAAAGGGACAAAGAAATAATAACTAGAGAAGTACATGCTATAGTTATTGATGGAGCAGATCAGAAGTCTTTTGGTGTGGAACGGGAATATGGTCTATCCAGATATTGTATGTGGAAGCCTACCGTTTTGTATATGCCTAAGACCTTTTTGAATGTTTCTCAATTTGAGGATGATTGGGTATCAGATGATTTGGATGCAATTGGCAAATATCTTCAAGAGAATTTTGGCACGAGGCGTAAGCGTGTTTTGTGGCGTATTAAGATGTTGTCACGAAGTTTACCTAAATGGATTGTTGACCAGATGTACCAATTCAGATAAATTAGATGGGAGAATGAATTATGAGTGGTAATGCAAAGCACTTCGATGATGGTAAACCAGAGATGCAGTTCCTGCTAGAGATGGAAGGTCTAGAAGAAGTTGCAGCCTGTGGAACACATGGACAGAGGAAGTATGGTGATCGCTATAACTTCAAACATGGAATGCCGTGGATGAAGCTCTTAGGTTCTTGCAGTAGACATCTTCGTGCCTTCATTAAGGGACAGGAGATTGATCCTGAGAGTGGATTGCCTCACTTGGCCCATCTCATCTATGATGCGCTGATGTTACTGGATTACACAAAGCATACTGAGTACCGCGAGTTCGATAATAGGTATTCAACACTAAAGGATCGAAAGTGATTTCAACAGTACTTCCAGCATACAAATATCTGACTGAACAACGTAAGCTTACTGAAGATACAATTCGGATTTTTAGTTTAGGCTATGTTGCTCAGAATGGTGAAGTATATGTTGGTGCTGATTTCACTGGGACACTTCCTGCTATGGACAAGAGATTTTATCACTCTACCATGTTCCCTATTTTTGATCTGTATGGAACATGTATTGCAGTGTCTTCTCGCCCATTAGGTCCTACACAGACAAAGTATATCAATACCCATTATGAGAAGTCCGAGCACTTGTATGGATTGTCTGTAACCTGGAAAGAATGTCTTAAAGAACAGGCTGTCTATGTAGTTGAGGGGAATGTAAGTCTGCTGCAGATGTATCAAGCAGGACTTAAGAATTGTGTTGCTATGCTTGGCTCTAAGTTATCCCTTCGACAAGTATGTTTGCTCAGTCGTTTTGTGAAAAAGATTATCCTCGTTCCAGATGCAGATAAGGCAGGTAATGAGTTCCTTAAGAAGATGAAAGAGAATATCCCTACAAGACTTTATGAAGCTGATGTTAAATTTACCTATGTAGCGTTGCCTGTATCTCAAGACCCAGACGACTATTTTAGGCAACATTCCAAACAAGATTTTCTAGATCTCTCTCAACAGGAGTTAATATGAGTAATGAAAAAGCATGGTATATTGTAAGTACACAAGGCATTGGTGCAAGGGGTGCCCTTCAGATTCAATCATTGCTAGATAGGATGGGATATGATGGCTTGCTATGGAGTCCAACACTTAAGGTTCCTATCCTGAAGTATGGAAAGACTCAGAATAATGATAAGACTCTATTCCCTAGTTATGTATTTATCAACACTGTCATTACCGATAGTAAGCTGGAGCAAGCTCTGATTGAAGCAAAGATTGGACGTTTTCTGAAACTGCCTGGGGAGACTCTTCCTACGAAAATCTCTGAAGCAGATATTGATCACATAAAAAAATTGGAGGAGTCAGATGTCGAACCTGTACCTGAAGAGATTATCTCTATTGATATAGGTAATTTAGTTGAGATTTGCGTTGGACCTTTTATTGGATTCAAAGGTATTGTCACTAAGATATCAGGGCATAGTGCTTCTATTGATACCCTTGTTTTTGGTCGATCAACACCTGTAAGTGTTAATATTGCTCATTTATCCAAGTTGACGGAGAATAATCCAGATGAAAAAGAAATCAAAGGGTCATAAGCTGGTAGAAGTTGTTAAAGATAATTTAGGAACACCCAGGCAGATAATTCATGATGTGACAGAGATTAGTATGGCTCATGAGGATCTTGAGATCCTGGCTCAAAAGCATTCTCAATTGATTGATCAACGAAATGATCCTGTGTTGCGAAAGCATACAGTACGCCGACAAGAAAAGTTGCTGAGAAAAATATTTAAGGCTGCATCCCAGGTATTGACCGATTCTCAGTTTCAAATTTTTACCATGCGTTATGTTTATAATATGCCAGAATCCGAGATAACTCAACAGGTTGGGTGTGTACAGAATTATATTTCCAGGATTTTGAAAGCATCCATTAAGAAGATTCAGAAGAGTTTGCGACTTCCTATCAATTTAACAGGATTCACAAAAGATCGTAAGGTCAAGGAAATTGAATGAAAAGTCCAAAACGACGAGGACCCTATAAAAGTAGGTACAACCGTATTTATCTTAGGGATAAACTATCTGAACGAGAATTGGAATTGATGGAAAAGGATCTCGTAGATCATTCCGTTCAGGTCGCTCTTAGGATAAAGAATATAGGATTCCCCAAGGAGCAGATTGAGATAGTAGTTAAGAATGCTGTTGAAAGGGCTCTGCAGACTTATCAATTTGGAAGTGGCGGGAGCCTTGGAGATCTAGTTAAGATGCATGTAATGGGGGATTTAAGGGCCGAATATAACAAAGCCTACCCAGATAAGGTTTCCAGTATAATATGGCCTGATTTAGTTGAAAAGAAGCCCTTTGACAGACTTCTAGAGATCCTTGAAGGGATTAAATTACTTCCCCATGAAATAGTATGTGAGATTTTTGAAGAAGCTAATCAGATGCTTAATGGACGGCAGCAGAAATTGTTATCTACTGTCTATAAAACTCCAGGTATTACTTATGTTGAGGTTTGTAAGCAGTTTGGGGCTCGTGGTGTAATGACTTATCGAGAGATTAAGATAATTTATGCTCAGCTACTGGAGACATTGAAATTTTTAGAGATTGTGTTATAAGGAGAATTTAAATGAGTGAAGAAACTACACCACAACCAGAATCAATACCATCTCAGATTCCAATTCCTCCAAAAACTGGTGTAAAGCGTCATAAAGGAGTATTAGAAAATCTTCCTGTTGAGGTGAGGGAAGACATGGAAAATGTCATGCGTACTACCAATCCATCAGCAGCTTATGAGTATATGAAAACCAAGTATGGGGCTCAGTTTCCGATTTTGAATGAACTTCCTAGGACTTCATTTCACCATTATTTTAAAAAGCATAAAGTGAAGATGGCGAAGGAGCTATCTCTACAGATTGCAAGTGCTGCTCCTCCAAAAGAACTTCTTACTGTGATCGAAAACCTTGGAAATCCTCAGATAAATATATTAGATAAACGTGCTGCTTTAACAGCTCTTTTTAATGCTGTTGAGGCTCGTAATAAGCTGTTGTTGGAACGACAAGCTAATTTCCTTGACCCTTATATTGAAAAACTCCTCCAGGAAGGCCGCAAAGAACAACGTGTAATCATTGAAAAGGTAACACTTATGCAGGATCAGCTATCTAAAGAATCTGATAAAGATTGGTTAGCTGAAGCTGTTTATATCGAGAATATTTTTACTGTAGCAGCTATTACTGCCTATAAATTGGTCCATCAGGACCAGTCTAAGTATTCCCTTTTTATGACTACTTTAACGTCAACACTTACCGATTGTATGAAAGCCTATCGTTTAGTACGAGAGGCCCTAACCGAGAATGAAAATAACAAATCTTAACATCAAAAATAGCCATTGACATTTATCCATATTCCTGTTAGACTTAAGTAGATCAAAAATATTCTTAGGGAGGATATAAATGGATCTTCGAAAAGCTCAGACGATGGTGACAGACATGATGAAGCACCATAGCTTGATCGGTTGGAGCTTTAAATTTGATCGAGCTGTTAATCGCCTTGGGATGTGCAGCCATAGTCGTAGAGTGATCTTTTTAAGCACTCATGCTACTTCAGTCAACAGTGAAGCAGTTGTTTTAAACACGATTTTGCATGAAATCGCCCATGCCTAGGTTAGCGTTGATCACGGTCATGATGATGTTTGGCGCAACAAAGCTATTTCAATTGGGTGTGATGGGCAACGTTGCAGCAATATCGCAGTAAAAGCTCCTCCTAAATACACCATTGCCTGTAAGAGCTGCAATCAGATTCGAGGTCGTTTGTATCGCCTAACGCAGAGATATGCTACTCGTTTAGAATTTATGTGGTGCTCTTCCTGTGGGAAAGAACAGTCTAAGGGCAAATTAGTTTTGACGGCTGTATAAAAGGTCTTGACAAGATAACCTTTGGGGGCTATACTTTAGTATGATGCCGAGTGATCACATGTTGCAGAGTTACTACCAGACTGGAACTGAACCTATAGAAGAGGTTGAGGAAGAAATTTTGGTTGATGAGGATGAGGATTAGATTATGAGTATGCTTACAGTGATGGAAAAAGTAACAATCCGCTTGATCCAGTCAAGTCCCTTTTATGCCAGTCTCCTATCACAGATGCGTAAGATCGAGTGTGTAGGAGATCTTGCAAAGCAGATTCCTACTGAGGCAGTTGCCGTTGAGAATGGCAGAATCAATTTCTATTTCAATCCGAAGTTCCTTGAGACTCTTACCGTCGAGGAAGCGGTTGCAGTTCTTACTCATGAGTGTAACCATGTGGTTCTAGGACATCTGACTCGTATGCGTGATGAGTATAAAGAGAATGGTTCCCTTGCCAACATAGCTCAAGACATGAATGCCAATCAAAATATTCAGCACCTTCCCCATGGGGCTTGCACCGTTCAATCAATCACAGCAGAGTTTGCTAAGAAGGGAATCAAATTGAATCTGAAGGATGACGATACCTCTGAGAATCATTATAAGGAATTGAATAAACATTCCAATAAAATGTCAGTAGAGCAGAACGCTGATGGCACCTATGATCTTGTTATTAAAGATGCAAACGGTAAAGAGGTCGGGCGAATCAAAGTATCACCCTGCAGCAATAAGGATAAGCAATCTGAAGGTAACATGAAGGGAGATATCCCTGAGTTGGCTAAAGAAGTGATCCGACAGGCGGTTAAAGAAGCGGCTGAGGCAACACAGAAGGCTCGTGGGCACCTTCCTTCTGGCCTGGAAGAGGCTATCGGGGAATGGCTTAAGCCTCCAGTGATTTCCTGGAGAACCTTGCTAAAACGATTTCTGGCTGCATCCATTAAGTCGGGGAGTAAGAGAAGCTGGAAGCGTCCTAATCGTCGCTTTGGTGACTTGCAGAAGGGTAAGCTGAGTGATCGAATGGTCAGTGTCACGATTGCCATTGATACCAGTGGCAGTATATCCACTGAGGATTTTAAATCCTTTATTTCTGAAATGAGAGCTATACAGTCCTGTTATAAGGGAACGATGACAGTCATGGAATGTGATGCTGAGATTCAGAAGACCTATAAACTGAACAAGTATAAAAAGATCCAAACTAATTTTAAAGGAAGAGGTGGGACAAGCTTTAGACCTGTGTTTGAGTATATTAAAGAGAAAAGATTGAAAACAGATTTGCTTGTGTTTTTTACAGATCTTTGGGGTGATCAGGAAAACTGCCAAAAACCCCCTTACCCTGTTCTGTGGGTTTCTACGACAAGTGATCAAAAGGTCCCATTTGGACATGTAATATCTTTAGTAGATAATCCTGATAAAAGGGATAAAAAATAACCCTTGACGGATTGTTATTTACATGCTATACTAAGGCGTACTAGAAAACTAAGGGAGATTAAAAATGAGAATCGATGACGCAAAACGGTATATCAAAAATATCATAGAGAAGCAGACTCCAGTTACAGTAGCTATGGTAGGACCGTCAGGTGTCGGTAAGTCTGCTATTGAAAAACAGCTTGCTCAGGAATTAGGCATTGAGTTCCTTGATCTACGTCTTGCTACTCAAGAGCCTTCTGACTTGATTGGTATTCCTTATCAAAAATGTACCGAAGATTGCAAAGTTGTTACAGATAAAGATGGCAATCGACAGGTCATTCACGGAACGCATGAGACTCATTGGGCTAGACCAGCATGGTTCCCTAAGCCTGGGACTCATGGTGTGATCTGCTTGGAAGAGTTGAATCGTGCTCCTAATGATGTTCGTCAATGCATCTTTCAGTTCATTTGGGATCGGGTGCTTCATACTCAGGTACTGCCTGAAGGTTGGACTATTGTTTTGTCTATGAATCCAGAGACCGATGATGGCTCCTATCAGGTTGAGACTCTGGATAAGGCTCTTATTCGTCGTTGCTCTGTAGTTGTTGTTGAACCTAATGTGGCTGCATGGGAAAAATGGGCTAACATTCCTGGCAACGTACCCCCAGAGATCACAGGATTTATCGGAACGCATAAAGATATGTTGTTTGTTCCTGAAAAATTCGAATTCCCTGTCACTCGTACACCTGCCAGCTGGGGTGATACTCTTTCCCTCCTTTGGAAAGATAAGGTGATGCCCCAGGATTTGGAGTATGAAATCCTCTCAGGCATTGTCGGCAAAGAAGCGGCTGCTCTTTTCATCAAGTATATGGACAAGAATTATGAGCGTCCCGTTAATGGTGAAGAGGTCCTTAAAGACTTCTCTGAGGTAAAAGATAAAGTTATGAAGCAGCTCAAGAAGGCTGATGAGATGTACGTTACCATTAAACAGATTATTGGTATCGCTGAAGCCTCTAATAAGAAACTCACGAAAAAGCAGATGGAGAATCTTATTGAGTTCATCGATGTCCTATCAGCAGATACAGCAGCAATGATTGTACATGAACTTCCGTCAGAGATTGTTAGTGCCTTGGTCGAGTTGGATGAAAGAATCCTGAAGGTTGGGAAAGCATCCCGCACAGCACGAGAGGATAAGTAAATGGATGCTAAAGATATAGCGGCTGCTGAACTTCAGCTGAAGCAGTTGACAGCAAAATGCTTGGACAATGGTGTAGCCTTGATCCTTCTGGATATGGAAATTGATGCCCGAAAAGCCTATCCAGGCACCGTTGATGTAGATCCGTATGCCAGAAAGATTGTTGCTTATTTGCGTGAACATATGGTGAAGCCATGAGCTGGATATTCCACGATTGTTATAAGACACTGAAGGAAGCACAAGGAGCTGGAGAAGATATTGTAAAATTGGGATTTGCAAAGGGTGTGAAAGTGTCAAAGACAGGAAAGAAAAGTAAGCCATTTATGATGTACATTTTACCAATCAAAGAGAGGGAGGAAAAGTAACATGCCTAGTTATACTGCTTATCCAAAGGAAGCTGATACAAAGTCTAGGAAGGCTCGTAAAGGGGATCGCGCTAAGACATTTCTTGCCAACAAAGCTGCTGGTAGGAAACTTCGTAATGCTCGTAGAGCTGAACGGGATGCCCGATTAGAAGCTCAGCAAGCTCTTGAAGAGGGAACCGAGGAATAACATGAGCAAGTGGGAAGAGCTGAATGATTTCTCAATGTATGATGGAAAGACTCCCTGTGTATTATGTAAGGGGGAATCTCAGCAGACTATCGTTGGGGATCATTGGAAATGCTCTGCTTGTGCCCATATCTTTAATAAAGATGGCTCACCTATAGGGATCGATTGCTACTGTGATGCCTGTAGGAAGCAGCAGGAAGAGGCAGAAAGCTTGGAAGAGGAGTTAAACAAGGCAACCAAGGAACCAGAGCAGGAATAATTTAGCCAGAGGGTGTGCCCTCCCTCATGCCCTCTGGCCTTTTTAAAAGGAGATTAAAATGCAGCTTAATTTAGTTGAACGGGATATTAAAATTAAAGAAGAAGCCCTTCAGCGTTGTAAGTACAACCTGGAATGTCTCCGTCGATCTCCAGGAGTTGCAGAGTATCAGGAAGGTATAAAATTAATTGGTCAGGAAGCATTCTATCTTCAAGATCAATTGGATCAATACTATGTTGTGCAATCTATATTGAGAGAGGAACAAGGTTCTTGTGATGAAATGCTTCCAAAGGCTTAGAGGGTTATTAAATCTTATTATACCAAAACACAAATACTATTTAATAACTAATGTGTTTTGCACATTGGATGATCCGAATCAATTTGATGTTATAAAAATATGTATGGAATGTGGGGGTAAGGAAACCTTATCTATGGATAAAGAAACCTTATTAGAAGTTGTAAAGAAATTTCCAAATGCATTTGATGAACGATTGAGAGGTTATCTTCAAACATGGATGAGATGAGTTTGATTTGTATCAACTGTGGTCATACATTTAAATTTCATCAACAAAGCACATTTGAGCTTTGGTACTGTGATTATGATGATAGTTGCCAATGTAATGATTTTAAGCAGAAACGAGCTGCTGGAACCGATGGTGACGAGATCGAGGTTCAGTATGATAGTGAAAGCTACCGATGGAACTAACCTGTAGTTGTGGTCATTGTCGAGAGATTCATCATGAGGTCCAGGTTTGGATGGGTCGAAAAATTTGTTTGGTATATGGCTGTGAGTGTAGAAATCTAGTTGTAAAGGAGAGTTAAAATGGCACTTAGAAAAAAAGGTACACCAGCAAAGATTAGTCTATTAACAGAAAGCGAATTGACAACACTTAGAAGTTTAGTTAGCAAAGCTCTTAAAGCAGGATATGAGCCTTCTGATGTTTTCCCAGAAAGTAAGCCAAATAAGGGTAAAAAATAAGTCTTGACATTGTTATCTTTTGGGGGTATACTTTAGCATGGATGAGAAAATTGAAAATGAAGTATCTGCAGCTGGATGTCAGTGTGATGAATGTTTAAATGTTTTTGTTAGCTATAAGAGTTGGCAGAATTAAGGAGATTGGGATGCCATATATTGAATGTGGTGAATGCGATTTTGGAACTGAGGATGGTCTTCAGGCTATGGTGCAGCATGTTTTGGATACTCATACAGGCTACACTCCTGAACAGGCCCAGCAATACGCTGAGAGCTGGCTGGAAGATGCCTATGAACGAGAGGAAGCAGCGAGTATTGAACGTGCAGAATACTTTCGGATTCATGGCATTGACCCAGATGATATTGATAGGGACCCATTAGAATGAATGATCGGCATAATCGGTTTCTTAAAGCAGCTCATGAGATGGCTCTCAAGAGTACTGAGATGAAACGTCAGTTTGGTGTCGTCATTGTAGATGGGAACAAGATCCTGGCAACAGGTCGTAATAGAAAGTCTCACCCGAAAATTCCTACAATTACCAGTCAGAATGGTGAGCGTAGGTATTTTGGATTACATGCAGAGTGTGATGCTCTCTTGAAATGTGACTTCTCCGTTAAACGGGCGGCAGTTTATATCTGGGGGCAGAATGTTTCAACAGGGAATCTGTGTCATAGTGGACCTTGTGATCTTTGCCAAAGACTTTTGATAGCTCGTGGGATCAAGCAAGCAATTTTTCCGACGCAAGATGGATATGAGATCCTTTCACTTACTGATAGAAAATTAAATGGAGGTAATTAACATGGCCTTGATTAATAATAAAAATACTGGGAAAGTTATTGCTGCAATTGAAAAGAAATTACAAAGACCTTTGACTGTTAAGGAGTTGTATAGCATTCTTCATGGGGATAACTCAGTTCTTTCTACAAAGAAAGAAGGTAAGAAGTAATGAAATATTTTTGGTTTGTTATTCCTTTGATGTTAATTGGTTGCTCCAGTGTTCGTTTCGTTACTGTTAGTCATGGGCAGCTAGTTACACAGGATAACAGATCTGTTAACATCCTTGGCAATCCACCGATGGTTTGCCACTATGAGAATTCTCCTCAGACATTCTCAGGTTATTTCATGTATCAAAGAGAAGATGGAGCAATCTTGTTGGATGACTTTGGGCGTGGAACTGTTGAGTTATATGATAGTCCAGTATGCACATTGGGGTTAGAATGAGCGAGACTGTAGAAGACATCTTTAATCATACCTGGAAAGAGGGATGGCAGCTTGATTTGGAATACATCCTGCCTCGTGTGGTATTTCATAAGGGTAGTGGGACTTGCTACATGTATAGTTTAAAGGATTTTGACGATCATCTACGGACTTGCGAATTGACAAATTTAGAATACTTAGAAGGTAGGTTATTTTACCGTGAGCATTGTATGCAGTTGCTTCAGAAACGGATGACAGATAGACTAGTAGAAGGTCGTAAGATAGTTTCATTTAAAACTTATGGATACGATGGAATAAATCTTGAGGTTACTACAATTATTAAAGGAGATAAATAATCATGCGTAAAGGAACAAGTCATTCAGAAGAGACTAAAGCTAAGATTGCAGCGGCTAAGGTTGGTAAGACATTCACACCAGAACACTCAGCAAAGATTGCTGATGCTCTTAAGGGTCGCAAGAAAACACCAGCTCATAAGTTGGCTATCAGTGAAGGTATCAAAGCTTCTAAAGCTGCAAAGGCTGCTGCACTTGTTGCTGCTACACCAGTAGTTGAAGCTCCAGAAGTATTGGGTCAATAATGGACTTGTCACTCTGCGAATTCATTGCTGCCATTAAGAAAGATCCTACAGCTAAAATAGAGAATCTTTCCATAAGGGAATTCTATGCTCTGAAGGCCCATATATTGGTGTGCCAGATTTGTAGTGAGACAGTAGATGAGATAGTGGCAAAGGCTGATGAGATGCCTCATGTAACAGATGGCTGGGATATTACAAGGTATAATTAGCTATGTCTAATAATTCAAGAGATACCTATATTCAGATGTTCGATGCTTTGCTGTCCCAGGAGCTATGCTATAGTTCTTCTTCAGCAACAGAGGCGAATATCCGTAATGCCATGAAGAGGATACTTGGAAAGGCTATTAGGAGCAATGTTATTAAGTTGTATTCCAATCTTGTGCTAGATGAGAATTTAAACGTTCATTTCACAATCGTTGATGCTGATAATACTCCATTTGACTTGGTGCTTTACTATGGTAAGTAATCCTGATGAATTTGATGAGGAGCAGCTGAAGAGATTTGAACGTGCTATGTCTCCTTGTAGAACCTGTAGACATATTCGTATGGCTCATTCATCTCTTTCTATAAATAAAGGAAAGTGTTTAGATTCACGATTAACAAATAAAGAAGTGCATGAGCCTTGTGCTTGTCGGCTATTCATTCCTGCAGAGAATTTAGAGTATTTAGAATGGGTTGCTGAGAATAAGGGAAAATGAATATGTATAAAAAACTAGATTGTACATGTGGTCATGAATATATGCAGCATGAATACAATAAAGGGTATAGCCTTGATTCTTGCTGGTGTGCTTGCATCCATTATGATCCAGCAGGGCATAATCCAGAGCTGGAGAATGTCCTGTGTCCTCGTTGTAGATTGGTTCGATTGGAACGAGTAGATAGGCATTATATATGCATTGCTTGCCAGTATGTGATGCTGGAATCTCAGGTCCTGGAGCTAGTCGGATGAGTAATTTTAGGGTGATTTGGGTAGTGAGGGGGCTCATTCTTCTTAATGCATCTGCAGCTATTGGAATAGTAAAAATCTTATGGAGGTATATTTATGAAAAAAGAGAAAGTAAAGCAAACTCGTGAAGTGACAAAAGAGGACTACCCTAAGACATTTAATCTGTTGAGAGAATTAGAAGAACTATTGAAAGATCGAGAGGATTACCGATGGTAAATCCACAAGCAGCTGTCCAGGAACTTATAGTTTACGTTGCAGGTCTCAATTATTTTGAAAAAAAGCAGGAGATCATGTATGCCCTTCTGGATCTTGCGTGGTCCCTACGGGATGCTGAGACTACAGAAGAGTTGCCTGAAGAGTTTCAAGGTGGGCGGGAAGCTCCCTGGTGCGATTAATGAAATATATTGCATTCGACGTTGAGGCAGGAGGCACCGAAGTTGATCATTCGATGCTCTCTGCCTACTTTGTGGTCATTGATGAGGATCTTAAGACAGTATATGGTGAGCTTGATCTACTGATTAAACCAGACAACGGTAACTATGTGGTGACAGCCGAGGCCCTAGGAGTCAATAGGATTAATCTCATTGAGCATGATAAGGTTGCTATCACCGAAAGCAAGGCTGGTACGTTGCTCTACAATTTCTTAAAAACTCATGCCCCAAATGGCACCGTGAAGCTGACACCTCTAGGGCATGGGATTGCTTTTGATGTACAGTTCGTTAAAAGGCATCTGCTTAATAAAAGCTTTAATCAATTTGTATCCTATCGTATGCTAGATACCTCTAGTATAATTCAGTTCATGAAGCTTGTAGGTCAGGTTCCACGAGATTTAGCAGGATCATTATCTGAGATAGCTACATATTTTGGGGTTTCAACTGTGACCAATATTGCTCATACAGCGAAGGGTGATACTTGGATGGTCATAGAGATATTACGAAAGCTAAGAGATTCAGAAATGGGGCTTATATGAAAGTTAGATTCTTTGAATTAGAGATAAATGGTAAGACATTACTGCAGCTTGGGGATAAGCAGCTTCCAAGTAAAGGTAATGGCTGGCTGATGGTTGGCCTTCGAATTCCTAGCATTATATTGCCTTTTCAAAAACGGAATGATCTTGGAGAATGGGAACGGACCTTTGCTCTCTCCCTTCCTACACTATTCCAGGTTACAAATGTAGCTGATATTTCGTGGGAAATGCATAAACGAGTGCTTGGATTTGGATTTGCTATTTGCTATCAATATGGTTATTGAAATAGCTCTATTTATAGACTAAAATAACCCATTGACATTCATCTCTTTTCATGCTATACTTAAGTATGGAAAAATCTAAGTGGCAATTAGAACCTGCACTTACAAGTAAAGGTGAGCCGTGGTGGATCTTATGTTATTATTGTGAAAAGCAGATCGATTACATTAAAGATTCTAAAGGTAGTTGGAAAAGAGTTGGGGGAGTAGGTAGTAAATTAGCAAGACATACAAGATGTTATGGAGAATTCACAAAGTAAAAGGAGAAATTATGAGAATGCCCCATAAAATATCCTTGATTGGCCTTATGATATGCCTTATGATATGCCTGTTCTCCATTCCTTTAGATGGAGTGACATCTCATGCAAGTCGGGCAACTGAAGTAGCCAGTATTAAAACGGAACTAGCTTATTATAGACAAGCTGCAATTTTGAATGATATTTTATTCAAGGAAGGTACGCCAGTTCATATGACTATTGTTGTAACTATGCTGAAGGAAATAGATAAGAATTTGATTAAGTATTATCCAGAAGGTCCATTTACTAGAAATGATTTTATTGCCTTGGCCTGGGTTGAATCTGAGTTTAAACAGTTTGAAGGTGGGGCTCATGGAGAGCGAGGAATTTTTCAAATCATGCCAGATGAGTTCCGAGACTTCGATATTCACAAGAATTATTATAATGTTGATGTAAATACTCATATGGCTTTTCGAGTTCTTGGATCAAAGTACAAACGGTATCATGATTATAAAAAGGCAATCATGGCTTACAATGGATTGGTTAAATACAAGAATGGAAAGTACTCCCAAAAGTATTGGAAGGCATTCGAGAAACGCAGACTTACAATTGATATGGCCTTATCAGCCAACTAAAGCGGGGAAGTATCATGAATCTATTATGGCTATCACTTGGATTGTTTAGTGTAGGACTCGTTGAATATGTGGTGGATCAGTATCAGAAGCTTCTCCTAAGCCGTCTACACTTCTGGAGTACGGTCGGATTTCAGTTGATAAATAAAACGTTCGAGTGTGCAATTAATTTGTACATATTTGGAACTATAGTTGTATTTTGGGAAAAGTTTCAGCATGGGAATCATGACTTTCTATTGCTGTCTCCCTATGTAGCTTATACGTTGGGAACTGTGGCTGGGACTGGATTAGCTCTTCATATTTATACATGGTTTAAGAAAAGGAAAGATCACGAGCGTACTTTAAAATTGATTTCGAAGACGGATAAGAAGGGTAAGAAACGTTCAAAGAAGAAATATAATAAAATGGTGAACGATGCTGTCACCAAGATGTCTACTGAAACACTTCTTGATCCTGTGGAAACAGAGGATTTAAAAGCGCAGATAAAAGAGCGAGTAATTGAAGCAGCAACTCAAAAAATATCAGATCGAGTAGATGAAGCACTTGACCAGGAGAAGAATTCATGAGCCTTACTAGAATCCAAAAGACTTTCGTTAAGCTGGCTTCTAACTACGGGTTGCCTATGGGCCGATATAAGACTAAGAGACATAAGTATGTGAAGTGGCAACCAATTAAAGTGAGGATTGAAGTGATTGATGCTGTGACTGGTGAGAAGACATCTGGTAAAGGTTGTGAAGAATCTGCGGCAAAGCTTAGGAAGTGGTTGAAGCTGCGTAATGTCAGAGCTGAATTTACTGATGTAGTATTGAAGAAGAATACTACATGGTTTAAACTGAATGCTGAAGAGTTCATTGACTATCCCATAATAGTTAAAGTGGGCAATTATAAAAGTCCTTATTTAATAAAAAGAATTCAAGATCGGGTAGCGATCAAAGGTAAAGTAACCATTTCAATTCAGCTTGAGACGACGGATAATATCGATTACTTAAGCATTCTTAGTAAGAAAAAAGAACAACTGGCAAGGAAAAAGAAATGACTCCAGAGCAATATTTTAAAATTAATTCTTTGTGGGATCTTGAGACATTGAAGAAATGGGCTCAACATAACTCTGTCTATGTCATTCAATCAGATAGAATCCCAGGCGTTGTTATGCTGCATTACCAGGACTCTTGCACCTGGGACAATAATTGGAATACTTTTGCTCGTATGTCTCGTGGACTCATTCTTGATATGAAGAATAGGAAGGTCCTTGCTTATCCTTTTGATAAGTTCTTTAATCTAGGGCAGATGCCAGAGACAAGTTATGACAGCCTCTCTGAGCTTGGGGGCTTTGAAACCAGTGAGAAGCTTGATGGCAGTATGATTATTGGCTTTATTGATCCTAATACTGATAAACTTACTTTTACTACGAAGGGTTCATTTGACTCTGAGCATGGGGCATATGCTAATTCATTGTTATTTACTCCTGAACAATTACATGCTTTACGTGCTTATGCAAATCAAGGTACGCTGATGTTTGAGTTGATTGCTAAACAATTCCAGATCGTGGTAGATTATAAAAAGAAGGGCTATGCTGAAGGTCTTTACCTGATTGGCTATAGGTATGATATCTCAGATAAACTTGCCTCTTTCAATGCTTTGGCTGGCATAGCCGAGGAGTTAAACTTACCTACTTTTAAGACCTATTCCTTCAATGGCCTGGATCAACTGATTGCTCTTGCAAGGGATCTCCCAGTGCTTGATGAAGGCTTTGTCCTGCGGTTTCCAGGGGATTTAATGGTCAAAGTCAAGGGTAGTGCTTATCTGGCAGCGCATCGGTTTATAAGCCATTTGAGTGATAGGAACATCTTAGAAGCTGTGGCTGATGGGACAGCTTCAAACTTAGCTACTCTAGCTCCAGAGGAGTACAGACAGGATGTATTAGATAAGATTGATCATTTTCAAAAACGAGTTGCAGATCTGGAGAAAGAATGTTATACTTGGTTTAGTAGGGCTCCAAAGGATGGTCCTAGAAAGGATTTTGCTTTCTGGGTCCAGGCTAATGTCCCTTCTCATTTTAAAGGATTTATGTTTCAGTTGTTGGATGGAAAAATAGTTGATCGAAAACAGCTGTTTAGAGTTCTTGAAGAGATTGATAAGATTGATGGGCGAACTAAAATATGAGAGCATTGATGTCTGCTATTATTTTATTAGTTACTTTTGTTGTTGCATTCTTTGTTACTACTGCATTTTTTGATACAATTGAAAGGCATACAGGATATTATAAACAAGGTCTTGAGGACTCAAGGAGCATTTATGAAACCTATTTTAAGTTCTAAGTGGAACTATGTGATGTGTGGTATAAATATTATGGTAGCGGCGTTGGGGGCTACATTTCATATTTTATGGGTGCTAGGGATAGGAGCATTCTTTGTAGTATTCAATTATTATGTAGCTGAAATGAATAAGGAGATTGAAGATGAATCAATCCGAAAATCAGTCACCGAAACAAAAGAGTAGACTTTATATTTTTACACTACAAAGTGATGATGGAACTATCCAGAGAATTTTTACTGGTGATAACTATGATCAATTGTGGTTGACTGCAGTAACTGAATCAAAAGCAATAAGTGGCTATTGGTCTGCCCACGATATTCAGGGCAGATTTATTAATGGCAACTTTCGTGCAAAAGTGACAAGATAAATAATTAAAGGAGACTTAATACCATGCCAGAAAATCCATTACTACCTCAGACACCAAAGCCATATGAAGCAGTTAAGCCTTGGGTCAGAGATCTAGTTACAGACAAACCAGTAGCAAAGCCAGTGGTTCCACCACTAGTTGATAAACCAGTTGTTCCTCCAGTGGTAAAACCAGTTGTGCCTCCAGTCGTTGATAAGCCAGTCGATGCAGTTGTACCCGCACCAGCTCCAGCGGCTGCTCCAGCCCCTGCTGCAGCTCCAGTTGTGACACCAACACCTCCTCCAGTTTCAAAATAGGGTAGGAGGAAGACTGTAAATATAGGAGGTAAATATTATGTCTTTTCGCGCATATATCAGCGGAAAAATGTCAAATCGTTACGTTGAGGATGTAAAATCTGAGAGAGCAAAAACTGTTAAGGAATTGGCTCGTTATTCTATACATGGGATTGATCCTGCAGCGGCAGAGAGTCAACTCTGGCCTGTTTCTAAAGGTGCAAAAATTAGTAGTACTTTTAAAAGACGAGTGATGGAGGCTATGGTTAAAAATGATTTATGGCTTATCCGTCGTTCAGATCTAGTCATATATATCACAGCTGATGTGGCTTCTGAGGGTTCATTACTTGAGGTAGCCTATGCTAAAATGATTGGTCTACCTGTGGTGATTGTTGCTCCTGAAAGAGTGAAGGGTAACTTTATGGGGTGGCTTGGAATTTATGTGCCTCAAGATCACACTTTTTCTACTATTGAAGAAGCATGTAGTTTTATTAATCGACGATATAAGAAAGAGTATGAGAGGAATCATAAATATTTCGAATTAGCTATTAAAAAGGCAGCTATACAAGTAAATAAAGGTAATAAAAAGAATAAGAAATAAATTATGCCAGTAAAAGGGTTTAGGAAAAAATATTGTCCTAAAGGACATGATACCTTTGTGACAGGTAGAGAAAGTTGGGGTAGGTGTTCAATATGTGAAAAAGAACGCTATATATCCCATCCTAAAATTAAATTACAATTCTGTCATAAAGATCATGATCTAAATATTTTTGGTAGAGATCCTGATGGGCATTGTGCTGAATGCAGACGATTAAGATGTATAGAATATAGGCAGAAGAATGCTAGTAAGGAACTTAAGAGAGCAGAAAAATATAGAAGCACTCACGAAGCTGAAAGGCAACTCTACTATATTAATAACAAAGAAAAGATTGATGCTCATAATAAGCAGTATGCGAAGGATCATCCAGAAGTTTTAAAAGCAATATCTATTAAGAATAATGCAAAGCGTAAATTGAGGGTTGTCGCTTGGACGGATTGGGATAAAATTGCTGAATTTGAAAAAGGTCAACCAGAGGAAGGAATGACTGAAGATCATATAATTCCTTTATGTGGAAGAAAAGTAGCTGGTTTACATGTATCTTGGAATTTACAATGGTTAACACGATCTGTAAATAGTAGCAAGAATAATCGTATAGATCTACTATGGGCTTCAGAATGGTATGGAAAAATACTTGAAGAAGCAGGATTAAAAGAAGAAGGCTTGACAAAGTATTCTATTCCTGGTATACTTACTTAGGAGGTGCTAAACAATGTTTAATTCATTGAATGCAGCCACTGATATTACTGAATGGGTTCTTGGTTACGTTGTCCTCATCGTTGTTGCAGCATTTGTTGTTCATCTCGTAGAATCTTTACGAAAGTAGGTTAACATGGCCCTTGATCCTGATTTGGTAAGAATTGATTTACTTCGTGTGAAGCGTAAACTTTTTCTACAGTACCAAGAGGGTTCTAAGGAGCGTCAGGACTTTGTAGTTGCTTCTAAGCTTTCGGAGCTTGGCTATCTTTCTAAGCTGGCTGATCCTGCAACAGTCGAATTAGTGTTTGAAGAGTACAGTAGACAGCAGAGATCTGAAATTGTTACTATACTAATTGGTATCGGATTTGGAGTATGTTTATCTGTAATGTTGCTAGGCTTTCACCAATCGCATCTTACAAATTTATGGCTGTCATTTTATTATCTGCCTGGAGTTTGGGGTGTGGCTTGGAGTGCTATTCATGTATTTCATATGATTGATCAGTGGAGAAAGTTTCAGCCATTCCAAAAAGAATATGCAGTTCTTCGTCGGAAGATTGATAAATTGGAAAATGAATTGAAAGGATTAGTTCAGTGAGTAGTGTTCAAGACTTTCATGATCGAATCGTTACACTTCAACCAGTAGATCTCTTTCAGTATGAGAATGAGATCCCTGAGTTCAAGCTGCTTCATGCTTGTGAACAAAGTCCTGAACATCATGCTGAGGGGAATGTCCTGATTCACTGTAACATGGCAGGTCAGACTGTTCTGCAGCTTATGGAAGCTGAACATATCGAGGAAAAGTATAAAGTTCTTCTTTATATTGCCACTATTCTGCATGATATTGGTAAGCCTTGCACGAGTGTCTTTAATCAGAAGAAGAACAAGATCACTGCCTATGGTCATGATGATGCTGGTGTTCCCCTTGCTAATGAATTCCTGAAGAAGTATTTTCCTGAATTCAATTACAAGCAGCGTGAGATTGTCTGCAGACTTATTGAGCATCATATGGAACCTCGCCTGTGGATGAAGGATGGAACTGCTTCTGTCACAAAGATGAAGATGCTGTCTCTTGCCGTGAACACGAAGCTTCTGTATGTTCTGTCTCAGGCTGATACCCTGGGCCGAACTGCTAATGATATGAAGCTGAGTATGCATCTGCTTGAGCTGTTCAAACAAAATTGTGAGGATATTGGCGTATGGGATCGGTCCTATCGTGTGCCTCTTGCTACTCATTTGGATAACGCTTCTTATTCATTGGCCCGATGGAATATTCTGATGCATAAGGCTCCTGAAGATTCAGATACTTACAACGAAGCTCAAGAGATAATGATTCAACCTCCCAAGCCTAACTTTCAGTTGTTGCTATTGGTCGGGGCTCCAGGATCGGGTAAGTCTACCGTTCGTGAGCAATTGCTGGCCCAGAATCCAGGTCTCAAGGTGATCAGTATGGATGAGAGGCGCAAAGAGCTTACTGGTGATGTTAATGATCAGTCGCGTAACAATGAGGTCTTTGGCTGGCAACAGCGAGAGCTACGTAAAGCCATGGAAGCAAGGCAGAATACCGTTATTGATGCTACTAATACCAGTAGAAAACTTCGTAGAGTATTATGGGACATTGCTCGTGAGAATGGGGCTCTATGTTCCGCTATCTATTTTGATTTAACTCTTGAGACTTTGCTAGAAAGAAATTCTAAAAGAGAGAAAAGAGTACCTGATGAGGTAGTTAAACGTTTTTATAATACTATGCAATCAATAACGCCTTGGGAGGCAGATTTAGTTCAAATCCTTGATAAATAACATGCGAAATGCATTGATTTTGCTATGTCTTTTAGCTGTATCCTTCCTAATAACCTCCTGTGCTTTCATCGAACCTGATTGTCATGACACTTGGCACCCTCGAATTACCTGGCACGATTACCAACCTCCTAAAACGTCTCCTGACTTCGATATGCATATTTCTGGGGATACTGTAAAAAATAACCCTTGACATTGTTATCTTCTCCTGTTATACTGTAATAGGTTCAGATAAAAATAACTGGGAGGTTATCATGAATACCATGAACGAATACGCTGTGAAGGTAGATACTGAGTTGTTTGATCTGATTGCGTTGTCCCATAAGTATCGAGGGCGAAGCTATCGTAAAGACTTTACTACACGAGTGGCAAAGTTTATTGTCAATACAGATCATATTTCTGCATGTCTTTTAGTCGTTGCTGCCCCCTGTCAACTGATTAGTAAGCTTGTTGAAACTAATTGGGAGATTGTTCCTTATATCGTTAAATTCACTAAGACGCATAGTATTCCGAAGGTTTATGATATGTTGGCTGCACGATATCGGGATGATCTTCGTCGTTTAGAGCTTCGTATGGACTCACAAGATTATGCTTGGGTTGTGGAAAAGTTTACAAAAGAATCCTAAAAATTAGCTATTGACAAGACTGACTTTCGGGGTTATACTAAAGGGTAAGAAAGGGAGATTACAATGGCACGAAAAAAGAAAAAAGAAGTTTGGCTGAATGAATGTCCACACTGCGATAACTTTGATGCTGAGACTTGGGATTTAGTTCAAGCCCATATCACGGATGTTCATGCAACAGTCTATGAGAAAGCCAGTCGTGGAGATTACACCACGAAGATGCCTTATGTTACCAATAAAAAAGATCCTGAAGCATGTGATGCTTACCATCTTGATCAGATGAGACTCAATGGATTATTCCGACATGACTTAGAAGTTGAGCATAATGTTGTTGACAATCCTAAAAAAGAAAAGTTGTTTGAAATTGCTTGGGAACAAGGTCGTTCATATGGATTCAGTGAGGTAGCTATTCACTATGAGGCGCTTGTTGAGTTGGTGAAATAATATGAACGAATTACTCATTGTCTTAATCGTAATCTTAGTCATTCTCGTAATAGGGAGAAAAAGTGTCTAATCCGTTCATTGGCCTGGAGGATGAGATTGACTTACGCCGAGCAGTTCGTGCTATCCATAAGCATGAAGGTTGGGCAGGAATCTGGAGAGCTATTGGGGAGCTTGCCCGTTCATTGGAGATTGTTGGAGATATTGTCATTGAGATCCATGAAGAGGAAAAGAAAAAGGGAGGTAATTCCGATGTCTGAGCCTAATAAATTAGAAGCAACATTGATGGCAGCACTTAAAGACCTGGGGTATCAGGTGTGGTGGAATGGCTATGATATTGTCACGAATACTGACAATTATACGAAGTCTACTATTGAGATCTTAATTAATAAGGGCTGGGTAAAGGGAGAATAAATAGCAATGTTAATAAGATTTACCCAAGATCAAGTAACAGTGTTTCTTTGGAGTTTGATTATAGGTATAGTGATATCAATTTTAATTGATATAATTAAGGGAGAATAATATTATGATACGAGATGATAAGGACTGGGAGAACTTGGTTCGTAACATAGCGAATGGCTCAGCTGATACTCGTGAATGCATCCATGAGGCAGCTGGCTATCTGTGGGATTCTTATAATTGGGAACGATTGAAGAACACATGCTTTGGGCGATTCATACGTGAGTCTGTTAGTCCGTGTCCAGATTTACTTCTTCGTTCTCTTTATCGGCGGGAGGTCCTAGCATATGGCGTGTAAGAAGTGTGGAGATCCTGGAATTAGCAAAGAGTTTAAATGTAATCGCTGCCATGTGAAGGATGGAAGATTCAAATGGTGTGTCATTACTCGTGCCTCTGATACTGAGGATGGTAATCTCTATGATGAGGTGTCAGATTTGATGATAACGGATGCAGAGATTGTAGATAAGAATGGTATTAAGAAGCTGGGTGGAACAGCTGGGATGCTTGTCTTTAAGAGGCCCCTCTTCAGGCAGGGTGAGATCTTCCCGATGGAACCAGACTTTGAACGTGAGTTGGGCTGGGGTCGTAAGGCATCCAAGTGGGATGTTTCCTATGAGATATTCAGCTCCAGGGATTATAAGAAAGCAATCTTACGGGCACTCCAGGCTTCCGAAGAAGTTGATAAAAAGCAAACTAATTTAGAGATGCTGGAGCAGAAATCTATTGAAAAGGAACAGCTGACAGATAGACAACAGAAGCTGAAGGCTGCACAAGATCCTATTAAGCTCATCTATGATTGGATCAAGCAAAGTCATATATCGCTGAAGGAAGCTAAAGCACTGATTATGGAGGTAACTAGTAATGGGTAAGTCAAAGGCAGTTAAACAAGATAATATTGAGCAGCTGAGGAATGAGCTGGAATGCCTTAAGGATGAACTAGATAGCAATGAATCAGAACAAATAGAGCTTCGCAGCATAGCAAGGTATCTTGAAGGAGAGATCCAAAAGGTAGAAGCAAAACTAGATGAATTGGATGCTACCTATGAGTAGGGAATATCAGCTATCAGTCAGGCAAGCTCTCAAATTGGTTTCTGTAATGGATGACAATCTGAAGAGGGCTGACTTCAAAGACTTCCGTAGGCTTGGGGTAGACTTTGGTGGCTACACTGACCGTAGTGGTCAGGGTCATTCGGGCTGCAGCAAAGTGGATTGCATGACATCCATTGTTAAGTATTTGATGGGTGAGAGCCTGGGTCCATGCCATACAGATGTAGCTATATGGCTGGAGGAGAAGGTCCCAGGTTGGATGAATGAGATCGGTTATAAAGAACCTACTGTGAGTGAACTAGAAAACAATGCTAGAGGAGAGGATTCCAATGATTAAAGTAATCAAAGCAAAGAATGAATCCAGACCAAGGGATAAGAAACGTGATAGAATACTACTGCAGATAGGCAATAAGAAATGGCATCTGTCATCCTTAGAGGCTTACTTTCTGTACTCGCAGCTATCCAGGTGCCACTTCTAATGCGACGATCAGATATGAAGGTAGGGTTGCGGATTGGTAGGCTGGTATTTATAGAGTTCCGAGAATCTGATTGGGTATTCCGATGTGACTGTGGTAAGATATATTTTACCAAAGGACTTAATTGGCTATCACGTTCTTGTGGATGCTATAAAAGAGAGCTGAGTGCTGAGAAGTGTCGAACCATGTATCCTACTGGCAATCAAAGACGAGGTTGGAATGGTCAGTTCATTAAATCAAGGGAGGATGATGATAATGGATAATAGATTCTATTCCGCATTGGATATAGATATTATGATAGGGTTGGATGACTTAGCTCACAACCGAATGTACCAAAGTGTCAATGGTAAGATGCAGCAAGTAAATAACTATGGCAGACGCAATAAGAATGAGGTATGCTACTGCAAAGAGCTTAAGAGGTTGAGGATTAAGAGATGAATAAAGATTATCCTTGTAAATGTGGTCATCTATATTCTGATCATAGGAATAGTAAATATCCAAATTTACTTCCTTATGCATACAATGATTGCCGATATGAACTAGGGAGTACAAGGCTTTGTTTATGTTCTGATTTTAAACAAGATAACCTTCGCTACTTAGAAGAAAAGTACCGTGAGCTATCCCAGAAAGCCTACGATCTACACAAGAAATCTTATGAGCGATCTAGACTATCCTAAGCCTGAAGAGTATTGCCAGAACTGCGGTGGGGCTAAGTTCACCCATGTAGATTTCGATAAGTTCATAGGTAGGACAATAGATGACAATACTTATAAAGAGTTGGTCGATGAAGCTATCACGAAGAAAGAATTGTATGGTAACATGTGTTTGGAATGGAAGAGAGACAATCTTAAGTACTTGGAAACCATGTCAATAAAGAGATTGACAGAGGGCCAAAAATGATTGACAAAGGCTCTCTTATTATTGACAGAGGCATAGATATTGACACTAACCAGGCACTATTGTTACTAAGTATGGCTGAATAGTTAAGTATATTGAGGTTATTTACTGACAGGTAGGAAAATGCACCGACGTTTGAAGGTAGGAGCAGAGAATGTTATACCTTAAGCGATTGTTAGTAGGTGTCGCAGCGTTGCCGATAGCTCTTTTGATTGTAACCCTGCTGGTATTAGCTGAGATATTGCTGCTGCCTATACTGTGGTTCCTAATAGTTGTTTGGTGGGTTCATGCATTCGGTCAGAAGATAATAGCATGAAGGTATTTAATTGCTGGTGCCGTAAGTGTAGCCCAGTAAGATTGTTGCAGGAAGGTAATGGATCTATTATATTTGAATGCCTTCAATGTCACGGATCTGTTACAGTTATATTAGATCCTGGGGAAGTGTGGGAGGAGAGAAGATCGTATGGTGGATAGTAATTTTACTTGCGCTTGTGGTCATACGAAAGCTTATCATTATCTTGATGAACGTCACGATATACCTAGATGTACCTAGATGTACCATGTGTCAGCATGAGCAATATAGTAGTATTGAATCTGGAATTAGTGCTTATTATCCTTGGCATCTATTTAAACCAGATAACCTTAAACACTTGGAGAGATTAAGTGAAGGCTAATTTAATTTGTAAGTGTGGACATAAGAAGTTTAGGCATGAGGAAGAGACTTATTCTTTAGTAGCGGCTTGCTTAGACTGTAAGCCTGGATATTTGTATTCCGATATATGGATGCATGAATTTAAACCAGATAACCTTAGATTCTTGGAGAGCTTGAGTGAATAAGTTCCCTTGTGTTTATTGTGGGCAGCGCGAGAATGAATACTTTCATACCCTGGAAGCAATCATTGCTTCCAGGGTTAAAGAGCGCATCGAGGCTATGAAATGTAATGAGATGGATAAAGCTCATCTTATTCATTATTCTATAAATGATTTGATAGATCAAGGATTCAAGCAGGGTTGGGATGGGCACAATTATACACCACTAGATAACCTTCGTTATCTGGAAATGAAATCCCTTGAAAAGGAGAAGCAAAATGAGACGAGATCAACCGAAGCTAGAGAAGGCATTTAAAGAATTAAGAGATCGTATTGCATTACGTGATAAGCAGATCAAGCATCGAGAAAATATAGTAGACTTCCTTGTGCAGAAGAATAGGGATCTAGAATTGGATGTATTGGTTGCCAGGATCGAGTATGATAGGCTTCTGGCTGGTAAACGACCCTTGACAATCAAGTATCATATTGCTAATAAAGTTGCAGATGAATTGTTTGGGGAATAAATTAGGTCTTGACAAGATAACCTTCTCATGTTAGACTGGCTTACAAAAGGAGATTTAAATGACTAGTGAACAGTCACATCAGGCAGGTAGATTTGTTTCAATCATCGTTTGCATGGTGATTAATGCAGTGTTGGCCTTTTACATTGGGAAGCAGTTCCATTCACTTCCTATTGGATTAATAATCTATTTTATGCTAGGGAGGTTGGATCACATTGCGGATACCTTAAATGAACTAAAGCGTGATCGAGGGCTAAAATGAACCTATTAGCATTGACATTGGTTAGCCATTTGACAGTTGCAGCGTTTAAGCCTATGAATCTATGGAAGGTTGTCACGAGGACCCAGACAGCAGAAGAGGTCGTGAAACCGTTACCTGCGGCTATTGCTGAGGCATTTGGAAGGGCTGCTTAAGATCGAGGTGCCATATGAAGTACAAAGTGTTTGTACCTGATTCCCCTACAATCGTTGGGGGCTGGAACAGAGTTGATATCATTGAGGCAGAGAATGAGCAGCAAGCCTTAGCCATGGCTAAAAAGAAGCATGGAGATAAGGTTATGGTACGCAAAGTAAAATAGGGTCCAATGGCCCCTTGACAAAAGAAGATAAGTATGATAGACTTAAGTATGAAAAGGGAGGCGAAATAACATGAAATGCTCTAAGTCTTTCAAACAAGATTTAATTAAGTATTGGGGCATGACTGAACTTGGAAAGGGTCAATCATATGACGAAGTAATCCTTGGGATGAAGAAGCTTAATCGCTTGACACTTCCTGAGATTAAAGAGATTCGAGCTGCCCAAAGGGAGGGCAAGTAATATGGTTCAGGTAAATCCTGTACATGTAGTCTTAGCATTAGGGATATTATTTGGCGTTGGTTATGCACTTGGTTGGTGCAATGGGACTTTAGGTGCTTTCAGGAGTTTAAGAAATAGGGGTGGAAACTAATATGAAAGATTATAATGAATTGCCTGATGATGAGCTGGCTACCAGATTGGAAGGAATGAGAAAACGGGCTCAGGAAAGATTGATGATTCCTGATATCAAGGCTACTAAGACAGTTGAGAAGCTAACCATTGTAGAACGTGTAGACTATCAGGGATTTAAAACCTATGAGATTACCCATAAGGGCGGCTGGATTCTAATATGAAAAGTAATCAATTTGCATATTAAGGGAGAATAAAATGGCTAAGAAAACTAAGAAAGCATTTCCAAGAGTGCCAGAGCCTCATACCACTAAGTTTCGGGCTCCAGGCACGAAGCGCATATCAGCCTTTGAACGTGGGCTGGTGAACTGGATTGAAGATAGCTATGATCCAGATAAGCATTTGGAGGGTCGCTGGCTGGATGACAATCAGCTTGACTTCCACGATGGCAACTTCTAAAGAAGCAAAGGTAAGCAGGAAGGGTATAACCTGCAGCTGTGGTAAGTTCACAGCATTTAGTATGTGGGTATTTGCTCATTGGAATATTGAGATCTCATTTACCTGTGAATGCAAAAAGAAATTTAATTTAGTGAGTGGGACAATACTGTGAAGAAGAATAAGATAGTCAAGTGTACTTGCAAGCTGCTTAAGACCCGTCACGGCTGGGGCTGTCAATGTGATGAGG